TCTTCTCTTCAATCAACTTATTGACAATCTGTAACTTGGAAACACCAAGGTCCTTGAATTCAACAGTGCTAATATAAGTAGGATCAATATCACACGCAAACTTTTCTTTGTAGTCCTTGGCCAATGCGCTATGCCAGAACAGTTTGGACAACAGGTCACTAGCCCAATTATTGGTTAGCTCTTGTTTCCATAGATTCAAAACGTGTTGAGCTCGGTTATGCACCTTCTCAATACGTTTCTTCTTGTCCCAATGCATCTTACTCAGTTCTTCCTCCCCATACACAGATAGACCAAATAATGCACGCTTGTACAGAAAATTCTGATAAGGTGTAAACGGGTCTTTCTCAAATTGAACTTTAGACTTTTGGAACTGCTTACCATAACGCTGGTAGCTACTTAACTTACCTTCATAGGTAACTTTTTGATAGGAACTCATGATTGAATTGTGGGGTTAGATTATACAATAAGACAATACAGAACAGAACAGAGGTGATAGTAAATCAATACTACCACCCCCGCAATGAACATTTAACAACTTACAAACTGATTTCTTCAGACTCTACTTCCACAGAGTTGAAGGCTTCACGGATAGCCTCAGTATTGGTATGAGCAATTAACTCATCCATATCTGTACCCGATACATTATAGAAACAGTTACGGTAGATTGGTTGACCATCAACACAACATACAATACCTGTATCACCTGCCATCTTATAATCCTTCTCTGGATTCTTAGTATTGAATGGCTCTAAAGACTCTTTAACTACAATCTTACCAGGTAGTTCCTGATCAGCCTTGTAACCAAACATTTCTAAGTGCTCAACCTTACCTTTGATAAGTGCACTTAATACCACTGGTTTAGCAAACCCTGTCTTCTCATCAATACTCATACGAGTTTGAGATACACGGATGAAACCATAACCTTTACCGTTAGAGGTAACAACAAGACCTGCTTTATTAGCAGTAACGCGAACTGATGTGTTCATTTTAATAAAAGATTTAATTAGTTGATTGTTAGTAGAATAGGGCAACAATCTCACCCGTAAGATCACTCTGGATCAATGTCCAGATCTGTAGCATCAAACCCGTCTTCATCAATGATGTCATGACCGAAGTATTCATTGTGATATCTCTCATGGTATTCAACATCATCAATAGGCTCATCATCCTCATCAGGATCAATGATAGGTGCCTTCTTAATAACTGAACCGTGAAAGGGATTTGTTACATGCTCTCCAGCATTAATAGATATAAGGTATTGTATATCAGCATCACTCAGATCAAGTATGTCCGAGATGTCTAAGTTTACAACCTTTCCATTGGGTAGCTGGTAATACATTTACATAGTGTTACACAAATATAGATTGCATAAGAAGAAAACCGTTGATTTACAATAAGATAAGAAAGATATGTTACATTATATAACAAAAGCCACTAAGGCAATTACTAATGCAACACCGGCCAAGATGGTATTATACTTTATTAACAACTTCATAGCTGCTAACTGAGTAATTATATCATCGTGCTTAACCTGTAATTCTTTCTTATATCTCTCGTATGTGCCCATATATAATGGACGCTTATCTTGCTCACTCATATTAAAAAATTGTTTAAAGCTTGGATAATCAATGAATTATCCCTAATCTTGTATAAGATATCCACACTCTATGAATAAGATCACCATTAATGGTAAGCTTGCAAAGCAGTATCTTAAGAAGTATCCTAAACTTCCCATCATGACCATCGCTAAACTTATGTACTCTGAGAATGATATGCACTTCAATAGTGTGGATCACGCTCGGTCACTACTTAAGAATCATGCAGGACTAGCGGGTAAAGAAAAAAGAAAGACCGTAGATCCAGAATTACAAAGACCTATTACCTACAACTATGCACCATTTAATGATATACCAAAATCATATAAGTCTGGACCTAATGACTTTGTACTACCAAATGATGCTAATCATATCCTTGTTCTTTCTGATGTACACTTCCCTTATCATGATGAAGAAGCTCTTGGTACTGCTATTCAATATGGTATTCAACAACAAGTAAACACAATACTTCTTAACGGTGATATCTTAGATTTCTACCAGTTGTCACGCTTTGATAAGGACCCAAGCAAACCTAAGATGCAAGTAGAACTTGAGCAAGGTAGATGGTTTATGAAAGCACTACGCACAGCATTTCCTAAGGCTAGGATTTACTACAAGATTGGTAATCATGAAGAACGCCTAGAGAAATGGCTAAGACTTAAGGCACCCGAGTGGATTGGTATGGATGAGTTTGAGTTAAAGATGTTACTCCGTTTTGGGGAGAATCAAATACAACTCATAGACTCAACATCAACAATCAAAGTAGGTAACCTTAATATCATCCACGGTCATGAATACCTTGGTGGTGGTACAGTGAACCCTGCAAGGAACCTATACCTAAAAGCAAAAGCAAGTACTATCTGCGGTCACTTCCATAGAAAATCAGAATTTACAACTCGTGATATAAACAACAAAATCCAAGGGGCTTGGACTACAGGTTGCTTATGCGAGTTATATCCTGAGTATATGAAAGGGCATTCAGATTGGGTACATGGATTTGCAGTAGTTAAAGTAGAAAAGGACGGTACCTTTTCAGTAGACAACAAGTTGATCATTGACGGAGTAGTAATGTAAGATAACTATGGCAACGTATATAAAGGCAGGAACATACCAAGTGCCACACTCTGATGAGCAGATTGAGGCTAACATTTATATAGATGCACGAGTAATACAAGTACTAGACAGTGAAGAGGATCTTGTTATAGAACTTACATATGAGGAACTCCGTGGTATTATGGCCATTATGGCAGCAGAGCAGGAGAAGACTCACTTAAGAATACAAGCCTTGGGTAGAAATAATTAGCCAAAGATACTATTCCATATCCTTCTAAACACACCCGCCTTTGGGTTCTTGCGAGCCTTTCTAGTAGATCTCTTAGCTTTTGGTTCTGTAGTATTCTCACGAAGAGGATATCTTTTTCTATAAAGATCTTTCTGATAGTCATAATAGAGTTTTATAAAGTTATTATAACGCTCATCGTGTATGCGTATTCTTCCTTGCCACTTTCCCGTAATAGAATCTTTGTAAAGAATACCCGATTCAATAAGATGTTTAGCCAGAGGCATACCTTCTAACCTTGCTGCGGTAGTTGGACTCATACCCTCATTTACATTTTTGCATACCTTTAATACGCGTTCTTTGGTTAATTTACCCATATAATTGTTTGTTTAATTGATACTTGCTTAACCCTAACTGCAAAGTGGGAGAATCGTAACTCCCACAATGCATCAGGTCTCTTCACCCTTAAAATTACATCCAATCAACTTCCACCAGTTGAATAGGATCACCTAAAGAATTAACCTTATAGTTATCCTTGAACCACTGCTGTACTTCAGGTTTCTCTAACCATTCTTTCACATAATCGTGATAGCATTGGTCAACAGACTTGTTATTCTTACTATACATCTGGTTAATAATGAAGTTATCATCTTCCCAGTTTTTAGTAATACCAACAGTAGCACGTGCATCACGGTCAGCAAACTTCAATACAAAGTAACTCTTGTCAGTAACCTGTGTATTATAGTTAGTATACACACAGTGAGACATCATTCTGCCTTCTATATATAGGTCCTTACTATTAGTGATTAATTCTAGACAACCGTTATGTGGTAAGCTGTTAAGATACTTATAGTCAACAGACTGTACAGAATCTTGCTCAATATCCATTATCTCTTTGGTCCAATCTTGGTGAACTTCTTTGACACGGTTATTTGACCACTTAAAGTCTATCTTACGCCCTAACATTTGAGCCTGCTTGATTAAGTCTTGCATTATCCAATCTACAGCACCATTTGAAATTACATATTCAATAGCGTGGTTAGGATCCTTGGCAACACTTAATGTATCAGCAAGACCCTGAATTCTAAAGCCTTGATTCTTATTAACATAGTCCCATACTAACTCGGTAGATATATTCATACCACGCATAGTTGGGTTAGTCTTAATGATAGCCTTGATTAAGTCTCTTGGATTAGTAATCTTACCTAACAATACCTTATTGATATTGCTATTGGTAGTACTCATTTGTAATCCCATAGGTGAATTGGTAAACCATTCAGCCTTAAAGTACTTACACATATCACCGAGTAGAAGAGTACCGTTAGTAGCAGCCTGCTTACCATACCACCACTTAAATTTCTTGGTAGCCTTCTCATATGTACAACCAAAGGTGGAATCTCTTTTAAGATATAACCCTGTTTTGTTATTCCATCTAGGGTTGCAGTTATTACTTGCCCAATAGATATGAGTATCAGACTCTGCTCTGGTATCTTCTGTCCAAACATATAAAGAACCCTTAAAGTAGTGGAACCTTTGCTTATCAATAGGTTGACTCTTAACGTTCAGATATGTAGTTTTTTGAATAGGAGTAAAATCCGTAATATTAGTTACTTGCATTTGAGTTGGTTTTTTAGTTGATATAAATTTTAGAAGCCAGGGTGAGACTCGAACTCACAACGCACAACCATAAAGGGTGTGATACCATTTCCACATTACGTGCTACCTGACTGGGTTACCCCGCGTCACCGTTGTATTTAACAGTAACTAAACTTAATTTGAGGACCGTTGTCCTTCCCGATGAAAAAAGTTGTGACGCGAGGTAGTATTGTTTACCACTTGTTGTGTTTCTTATAACACTTGGAGGGCTTAGCATTGTGAGACTTCTTATGATGAGTCTTATAATCATACCCGTGTTGTGAACTTGAGCAGGAGGTTAACAATGCGACCAATGTGATTAGGGCAAAATACATTATGATGTACGCATTACTCTTCTTCATTCTCTTTTGTGTTTAAGGGTTGGTTGTCTTCTTCTGCTAATTCTCTGAAGAGTAGTTCTCTTTCCTGTTCTTGTTCTTGGTAATGAAAGGAAGCAGATAACTCTTGCTCATCTAACATCTTCTGAAACTCGGGGCTATTCTTTGTCTTACTCATAAGGCTTTAGTTATTTATTAGCACTGAAAAAAATATAAAAGGGACACCATTACAGCATCCCTTTTAATATATGTAACCACTAATCCAACTTGATACAACTGTATCTATCAGAGTTAACGGTCTTTAGCATTACTGCTAACGGATTCAAATCATCACCACCTAATACAGACTTGATAATGCTCGGACTATATCCGCTCACAAGTGCAGTGTTTGGTGTGTCAACCTTCACAGGTACATTACCCAATCTACCATTCACATTCCAAAAGATTATACCTGGCATCTGATAGCCTGCAGCAGCATACATACCCTTGATTGCATCAAAGTTAGTACGTCTATCACACGCTTGGTCAAACTCCATATCACTGATAATCAGTAACTTGGTTGGCATATCTTCCTGTGATACTTTACCTGCAATTGCACGGTTAAGTAACACATTGAATGTCTTGAATAAGTCAGTGTTCATACCCCAATCTGCTTGACGTAGGTTAACTACTCTCTCTGCAAGAGTATTACCTTGTATCAGGCGGAACTGTGGACTCTCACTAAACGTCAATACTAAATCCTTGAAAGGACCTTCATTGCGTTCAGAGATATACAAACCTAACCCGATTGATACGTCCATTGGTGTACCCATCATACTACCTGATACATCACAGATTGGTAAGATACGCTCTGTACAACCTTCCATATAATTAGGTAAAGACTTCCACATAGCATCATATGCTGCTGCGTTAGACTCTTCACCCCAATTCATATTTGTGATCTTGTTAACAATATCACTTGGAAACAGTACCGAAGCGTTCATCTTCTGTTTACCTTCCATAACATCACTGATATAAGAACTGTATCTTACACCATCGTGCTTGGTAAAAGAGTTACTATATCTCTTTCCTGCAACAGATGGAACTGTACTATACTGAATAGTTTCCCATTCATTAGCACACATCTTCTGCTCAACAGTATTAGACATAGCAGTTAGTCTTCTACGGAAGGTACCCGCTGATACATTGAGGTACTTATGCATAGCAACAAACCATTCACCTTTACGGGGAAACCATTTGGCTAACAGATTAGCATTCTCATTCTCCTTCAGTTGGTGGTCCAACCAATTAAGAGTATTATCACTCGGTCTTTCAATGATGAAGATGTCTTTCCAATAACCAAACACAGGTATATGTATAGCAACTTGCTCATACACATCTGGGAATGATATCAAAAGACTTCTCATTATCACTTGGAAGAAACGCTTCTCACCTGCACCACCGCGTGCATCACGTGCCCAAAATACTATCTTAAGAGCAGTAAGTTTATCTTCACGATAAGCCCTGATAAATGCTTTTATGATATCTTCTTCAGGCATAAAACGGCTCGCACCTGCTATAAAGAACAGGTCAATACAGAAATTACCCGCAGTACTATGTGTAACTGCTCCGTTATTGGTAAGACTGTCATTAGAAAACATTGCGTTGGTAAAAGTATCCATTGCTTTAAGGGTTTTGGTTAAACAAATTATGAGATTGGTAGGCCACGGTATCACTACTCGGCTTTGCACATACTACAGAATGAAGAGAGCCTAACAGTTAACTGTTGTGACCTACCATCTCGTTTTGCATTGTATTTTTTTTACAGTGCTGATTCATTCTTTAATGTGCGGGGTTATCTTATGCTAAACAGAATAGTTGTTTAACCTTATTATAATTGTAGTTTTAATAGTGCTGAACTATACTTCACTAACATAAGACGGGTTGTAAAGATACAGAATGCAGTTTAACTTACCATAGTTTTTTATAGTGCGGTTAACATTCTTCACTTTACAATAGGGTACGTGATAATCAGTAAAGGTGCAGGGGGCTACCCATTTTTTGAACCTTGCGGGTTTTTACCGCTTCTGCATTACCACAATATGAGTAGTTATAACATATCAAGAATCGGTAACTCATCATCTTCATCACTAATAACTTTGCGGTAGTTATCATCATCACACATAAGAGAGTAAACAGAGTAGAAATCTAACTTACTAATAGAGGAGTAGACTATCAGAGCAGTAGGCTTATGTACTAATAGGTAGGTAATCATAGTTTTTTAATTTGCTATATATTACAGTAATTGTACTATAAGGGTGATTTTCAGTGAGTTGTAACTGTTACAAGAGTGCAGTGTGTGTTGCTGTCACACACACTAACACGCTTATAATCAATTAGTTAACCACTAAAATATGGTTGGGTCAGGGTTTTCACTCTGATTCACTACCACTTCCTTCTGAACAGGTGCTTGGTTCAATTGTGGACGCTTTGTACCACCTGCAAGACCTCTAATCTCCAAATATCTTTGAGCCTGTGCGGTTGCAACTGCTGCCTGCATTGCTGGAGACTTGCGTAATGCACCTTCTAACTCAAAAGTCTCAAGGTCACCGTTAACAACACTGCCATTTTCAGTAATGACAAGGTCTGTAGCGTAATCACCTATCTTTTTGCAACCGTGTTTATCCCACAATGTTACTCGTGGAACTTCCATAATGTCACCGTTTAACTCTACCATATCACTACGGAAGTTCTCACCTTTGTTTTTCTTGATTGCTGCAATCTCTTCATCTGTACAGTTGTACAAGTGGAAGGTGTAACAAGGTGTGCCTGTACCTTTTGCAAGGTAGAAATTGTTCAATTTTGCTTTCATAAGCTGTTGATTTTGAGGGTTTTAAGTTATTAAATTGTTTATTGTTAACTGACACATCTATGAGGAAGTGCAAATTATTAAGGAAAGTAGTCGGGGAAGAAAGAGGCAGATAGGGACAGGACAGAGCAATAGGATTACAAGAATGAGCAGTTTGCTAACTGACTGATTATCAGTACCAAGTTATCAGTTTTCCCAGAGTAGTATACTAACAACCTGCTATGTTAGGAATCCAATAGTCTGACATATGAGTAGTAATAGAGTAGTAAGTTAATAGCCTGTTAGATACTGACCACTGCATACTGTCTGCTGTTAGGCTGTGTACGCATTTCAATCATTAAGGACCGTAGTCGGGGAGGAAGGCACACGTTAATGTCCACGCATAAGGTCACGCATTGCCCTGTTGTGCAGAGGTGATAGTAAAAACCCCACGCACCGTAAGGCACGCAGGGTTTTAAGTTAGAAGGCGGTAGGTGGAAGGTCACTGTTCACTTCAATTTCAACAGGTTCTTCTTGGAACTGCATCAAGTATTGAGCACGGGCTTTTCCTTCAAGCATAGCAAAGCCACGGTCAGTATTAGCCAACGCAGGGCTTTTTGCTACCAAAGAGTCAAGGAATGATTCTTCCGTCTTCAAAGGATACCACGAGAATTTGCCATTCTTACCCGTTGAGCGTCTGACAATAATTTCAGCACCCAAATTGTCATTGCAACGGAAGGAAGGTTTTCCCGCGTTAGGTCCTACACTGATATCACCGCTGTAATAAGATTTCCCGTTTTCAGGGTTTACACCGCAGTCATCAATGTATTGGGCTTTGGAGTCAGCGTCCATACCAATAATAGCATAAAAGAATTTACCCGTCTTGGAAGGGTTGTCATAAACGGCTTTGAATTGTGCCATAGGTTAAAAAAGTTTAAAGGGTTAACATTAGAAGATTAAGGACTTTGAAAGCACAGGCAACACGCAGCGTCTCCCGCTAACCCCCGATATAGAAGGTGTGTGAGGTAGGAAAGAGGCTGTGTGTGTGCAGTTCATTAAGGACTTTGACGCAGAGGAGTAGTAGGTAAACCACCCTAACTTCCGCGCTTGGGCCACGGTAATACAACAGGACAGAGCACCCACAACGGAGTACCCTGTCCAACACAGCAGGACCCCGATTAGAGTGCACTGCTGTGTTTGTTTTAGTAACGAGCCTTATCAGAAGCAACCTACAACATTAGCAACAGTATCCGCAGATGACTGTCTCGCAAGTTGTGCTGCCTCCATAAGTTGAACTGATAAGAACTCGGTTGTGATAATCTCCTTGAAACTCTCAAGGGCATTGTCGCCATATTCACCACGGGCTATAGAATACAAGGCATTTGCGACATTGTCAGCCTTATTTCTGATACCAATGGTGTCAGGTTTGAAACTCAATAAGAGTTCCGTTAATAATGCAGAGTCAATTGACACTGCTTCTCTACCCGCGCAGGATAAGATTGGTTGGTCTTTTTTCATAACTTTAGTTTAGTTTAAATCATTAAGGACTTTGAGGACAGAGAGGAGGAAGGCCCTAAAGCCCACCATACATCTCACTGTAATCATCACCGTGCATATAGTCTATCTCATCTTCCATAAAGTTAGACTCAATGTTACCTATTGGTTTACGCACGGTAATAGGTTTGTTTGCTAACAGACCTTCATAGTAGGCAATTATGTGACCTACACTGATTCCGTTTAACACTTTACCGTCAAGTAAGTTAGTAAACTTACGCTCTGTTTCTTTTAACGCTGTTTCTTTGTCCATATATAAGGTTTAAAAGTTTACATAAGAAAGAGATAGCACAAGGTTACATACCCTGTGCTGTCTCATACGCAGATATTTCTGTTTCAATCTGCTCTTGGAAGTGTTCTGCAAGTCTTTCAAACCTGCGTATAACAGATACTGTTGCAAAGTCTTCTTCAAATGAGAGGGACTCGGCACTCTCACTTGCTAAATAGTCTCTGTCTGACTTGATTTCAGCCTGAATATAGGCTACTACTTCCATTAATACTGATGCTTTGTTCATACTGTTATTTTGTTTGATTAAGGACTTTTAAAAGAAAAGCACAAGGGAGTTACCCCTTATGCCTGAACACCATAAGTGTCATCTTCAACCACCATTTCAATAAAGTCCTTGCTAATGAACTTGATTTCAATAGGCTCTATCAAACCTTTGCAGTATTGAAAGGTAGTAAGAGCATCAATGATGCTGTCACCTGCAACATAAAGAATTTCTTCTACACCTTTGTAAAGGTGATGCGGGTAAGTAATTAAGTACAAGTTTTTTGTTCTCATATTATTAGATTTGAACCATTAAGGACTTTGTATTAGATAAGAACACAGCCCCCTATTACGAGGGCTATGTTATTAGTTTGACAATTCAGCAGCGTCAAGTTCCGCTTGAAGTTCATCAGTTACAGGCAGTGTGAATACAATATGTCCTGAACATACTTGCATTTTACCGTCTTTAACATAGAACCCAATACCTGAAGTACACTTGTGCCCGTCAGGTTGAACAAGTACAACAGTGCAAGAATAGTGGTCCCAACCTACGAACTCCGTATCAAAGAAGATTGTGCCTTCTCTGTATACTGTCTTACGCAGTGGTCCAACTTCACCTGTTGGCGTTTCACCATAGTTGTCTGAACCTTCTTTAAAGGCTTTGATTGCAATTTCTGATAAGTTTTTCATAATAAAAGGTATTAATTTTAAATCATTAAGGACTTTGTGCTAAAAGAAAACCACGGTGTTACCCGTGATTCTCCTGTGCACGCATCTCTCTCACTTGGAATACAACTATCCAAGTGATAAAGGCGGTGATGATACCAAAGAATATGTTCATTGGTGTTGACAGCTCTCTTACTTCTTCATTACAGGTGAAGTTGATGATATACAAGATTGTAATAGCATCTAATAGAGCAATGATTGAGATGATGAGGGTGAATAGTCTCATAGGTTTATAATTGATTAAGAGTTTACCACCAATTGGTACCGCGAGAATTGTAGTTCCCGTTGTGTTTAGGTTGAAATGTATCGTGACAACTGTGTGTGGTTGCACAAGATGTGAGCATTGCTACTATTAAGATGGTTGCAATGTAGAGTAGAGCATAGGCTGTTGACTTTTTCATAGGGTTATAATTTACATTGATTAAGGACTTTTGTGCTAACAGAGTAGTAGGCCAAAAGACCTAACTTCTGCCCTTGGGGCCCAGAGGCGCTAACACACCACGAGATTAACTCTCGGGTGCATCAGCATTGCCAATGGCTTTATTAACAAGTAAGTTGAATAACAACTCACCCGTAGGTAAGATGTGTATTTCAAACTTCTTGATGTGACCTGTGGTCAACCAAGTGTTAATCTTCTGTTGCATCTTCTTGTGGTCTGCAACAGGAACTATTTCAAATTGAACTTTATACATAGGTTTACATTTGAATCATTAAGGACTTTTGTGAGCGTGAGTGGGAAGGAGAGAGGTGATAGTAAAAAATAGAAACCTACCACCCCTTCAACTACTCTGTTATCTCATACCACGTGTCATCCTTCCGCACTACCTTATAGGTAATAGTTCCGTCTTCATTGAGTCTAACATCTCTAATGAAGTCACCGCGGAATCTCTTCTTGAGACCCGCGATGATTTGTGTTAGGCTGTTAACTCGCATAACTTCTTCATCAAGTAAAGGTTATACAGCAACAGGGCTTCCGCAGGTGCTTCAAACATTCTCTCAAATGATTGAGCATCAATAGGTTGCTTGGTTATAGTTGTATACAACTTGCAATTCAGGACACATAGGTCTCTACGCTGTTTTGCAGTAAGCGTGATTTTCTCTTGTACCATATTATATTTTAAACTATTAAGGACTTTATACAACAAGCATAAGCCCCCTAAGAAGGGAGCTCAGCTGTTGGTTCTATTCTGAAGGCAAAGCAGGTAAGGTCTCCGAAGTCTCCTTCAGAGAATTGCCATTTGATTGTCTCTGCTTTCTCAAGTGAATCGCAAATTGTTGAATGCGTCTCAATTGTTTCTTCTGCATCTCCTTCATAGGTGATGGCTGTCTTGTAAGTCAGTTTGTAGTGCATAATGTTATTTCAATCATTAAGGATTTTACACACAAAAGAAAGGAAGAGGCCTAAGCCTCAACCTCATTACAACCATAGAGCTCAGCCTTCCGTTGGACTAACCTTGCCTCTACATCATCAAGCGCACTAATATAACCGTCAGAATATTCATCCATACCGTTGGCCCTAATATCTTCCCAGGTATTCTTAATAGCGTCCTTAACAATAGCAATAGCCAAATCTAAATCTGTTTTCATAATGTTATTTAAAAGCATTAAGGACTTTACAATCAGAGAACAGGGTTATTCACCCTGCTCATCTGTTGCATTGAAGAACTCGAGTTCCCCACACTCACATAGGTTGTCATCATAAGTAAAGACTCCCGTCTCTAACCACTGATAGACTTCACCTTCACAAGCGTCATACACCCAATCATATTGGTTGTTAACATCAATGTGAATATTGTACAGCGGACCGTGCTGCTCCATTCTACCCGTCATAAGGTAGAAGATAATAAATAAAGACTTCATACTATAAGGTTTAAATGATTACGGAGTTAAAACATATTACTTCCGCACCGTAGGTCCGCCTAAGTCTTCATTGAAGAGACCGCATATGGCAAGAGTTATCTCGGCTACCCTAGTCTGTAACAGACGCAGAAGTAATAGTTAAAGAAGAGAGAGGCTAAAAGCCCCCCTCTTGGTTCATCAACTTAGCCACGTGGCTTGGGTCAACAAAGCGTTTGGTTATCTTGAATGCTGCTGCAGGTGGACAGCTGTCAAGATATTGTTGCGCTAAGAATGCGCTATGTTTAGTGGTTGAAGTCCATTGAAGGCGTTCAACTTCTGTACCCTTGTGGTCAAGGATGTAAGCAAAGTAAAGTGTCATATCTGTTATTTGAATGCATTAAGGACTTTCCATCACGCTGAGAGAGCGAGGGGATTTCTCCCCCTCTCTCATCACATCTTGTTGATGATACTTCTGATTTGAGTCAGTTGCTTTACAACATCAGGCTGTGCCTCTCTAAGTTCTTCAACAAGAATTTCATAGGCATCTTCAAGACCTCTGCGTACGCCCAATTGGAATTGTTCATCATCCTTTGGAAACGCGTTTATGCTAAGACGTCTTTCTTGTTGTTTGATTGCAGAATCAACCGTGAAGGTTGCAATAAGTAAATGGTTCATAGTATTATATTTGAATTGATTAAGGACTTTACTATACAATCAAATGAACCCCCTTAGAAAGGAGGTCCATCTGGAAATGATGCAGCCCAACGCTCAGCATCACGTTGCTTTTGGTGTTCAGTGTTACACTTAGGACAATAGTCTTCAAAGCCAACTATCTCATAGTTATCAGTGACTATTGGGTCAAACTCTTGGCCTGTCTCATCAAAGTCGTGATAGATAACCACAGGCTTCTTGATGAAGTTTGTTTCTTCTTGCATGCAGCATAGGCATATTGAACTTTCTGTTTGCATAATGTTGTTATTTAACTCATTAAGGACTTTCATACATATACATCTCTGCCTCGCTCGCTCCCTCCCTCCTCTCTCTGTGCTTGTGCTTGGCTCGTTGTTCCTGGCCACGTCAGACCATCCATCTCACTCAGACCACAAACTTTCTTCTGCCACAGCTTTTTTTTGCAACATCTGTCTAATAGGTAAATTGAGCCTTGCCATTTGATAGGGGGTACCACCCTTTGGAAAGTTTTGCCGGGGATTGTTTTGGATCCACCCATTACATCCTCTCACACAGTAAAAATCCCCCACACCAGATCAGCCCAGGGGTGTCCCGATAAACCTTACTACCCGGGGACTATATGTCCCTACATATAGAAGTGTCCCGTGGAGTCTTATTATATGTAGATGCATGTAGTTTTTGGAAAAATTCATGCAAAATTATATAGGGTAACTCGGTAAACTTCCGAGTTTGGCTCTGTTTTGTTACGGAGTTTGGCAAGGGGGTTGGGGATTATTTTCCACTAAAAGCCTAATTCTGGTGATTATTTTCCACAATAGCTGTCGCAAAAGTCTACTATACTTGCGACAGATGTCAAGTTTATTGAGCAGGAAACTTGTCACAATTTTAGCAAACATTTGTGACAGATGTTATAAACCACATCTAACTCATATGGATAATGTCCCTTATAGGGTATAAGAATGAGGTTTTTTGTTTCTTATAAACCACATTATTGTATGGTATACTATGCAGCCTAGTATAAAACTAGCGCTTTTGCATATTAAAACATGTTATAATGTGATTTGCCTAGCTCTTTTACCAATGACCTTTGTCTTAAGATCTACCGCTTTAAGTGCCAGTACACATTTCTGAATAACTGCTAAACTTACGTTATCCCCTTTTTCTAATAGAGAGAGGGTAGACCTTGATACTCCCATTAATTCGGATAGCTGCTGTTGGGTTAATTTTCTACACAACCTTTCTTTTTTTAGTATAGATGATATGTTATGCATGATTCTAAACAATCCATCAAAGTCTTTTGCGTCATCATCTGATCTTGTTTCTACTAACTGCCCCGGCATTAGCATTATATTAAGCAAGCTGGGATTTATGTCATAGTAGTAACCTATCCAGTATTTTTCTCTATCAGCTAGATCGTTAATATCCTTTACCTCTTCTATGATATCTATTTTGGGGTATAGCCAGTTCTCTTCTAGAGTTTTTACCCAATCATTAACGTGCGAAGAATGTGACTTAGTTAAATGTTGCAGAGGTCTTTTCTCACCTACCGTGCTTTTGCCTATGTACTGGTATACATCATTTCTGGGATCTCTTAGTCCATAGATTATGTTCTTCATATTTAGTATGTATTATATATACTACAAAGGTATGAAATATAATACACATAAACAATACCTCTCGTAACATTTTTATATATGTTTTTGTTACGAGACATACTTTAGTGTGGTAACAATTTTACGCTATATTTGTTACAAGATGAAGGTAGATATCACTATAGAAGAACTAGAACGGGTTGTTGTTAACGCCTTCATGGCTGGGTACAATACTACTAAGGAGGAAATGAACACTCTTAGTGATAATGACCCGGTCACTGATCAGATCTTATTCCTACTTGCAAAATATCGGGTGAAGAATATGTAGTTCCCAGAATTTTGTATATATTTGCTCTACACTAAACCAATGAACTATGTCATTATTTAAACAACTACGTGGTAAACGCGTAATGATTCAGAAGCCTGAGCCAGAGACTAAGAACTCTCTCGTACAACTTACCCCAGAGATTGAAGCACAACTTGAAAAGGAAGCTATTGCTAAGTGGACCCGTCTTACAGTATATGCTGTAGGTACAGATGTTGCTGATATCAAAGCTGGTGATGAGGTATATATCACACCAGGTATCTTAGCTACAGCAGAGATCTTCAAAGTTGAAGAAGAAGTATTTATGATTGTACCGGAACACGCGGTTGCAATCTTGTATTGATTTACGTAGGGTCTACTTTACTCCAAACGCTTTTTATCTCGGGATAGAATCGCGCTCGTAATGTAGACCCTACTCCCTTTTTGCACCTATAATTCTTGTGGTGCTCCTAAAATTATTGTATCTTTATAATATGAGAAACAGTCTAGCTGGAAAATCTACAGGTAAGTCTAAGTCTGCTAAGTACTTTGCTGCTAATCCAGAAGCGCGTGCTAAGAAGAATGCTTATAACAAAGAGTATCATAGCACACCTGAGAGGAACAAGTATAGAGCTAAGCTGAATATGGCTAACAGAGCTGCTGGTACTTATGGTAATGGAGATGGTAAAGATGTTTCTCACACTAAAGCGGGTAAGCTTGTTAAGGAGACTAAGTCTACTAACAGGGCTCGTAATGGTAAAGGAACCAATAAGAGACTAAAATAATTTGGTTGTCTCCTAGACTTTCCTTATATTATAGTATATACTAATCCATTAATCAAATCTAATCATGGACATTCTAAACTGGCTATATCTAGTCAAAAACAAGTTCACGCGAACTACAATTGAAAACCCAGATACTGACCTTGTTGTGCTTGGAGCAGACGTAGGCTTTCAAAAACGAGGAGACAAGTACCAAAACTATGTAATGACCGCACAGGACTTCGGTATCTCTGCAAAGGGCTATAAGTCTACAGTGCTTGTTATTTCTCAAAAAGATATAAATGCGCCTGTAATACAAAATGTATTAATAAATGAGATAGGTGGCACATGGACAGGTACATATGATGCTGTTGGTAATTATACTTTAAACAATTCTGATACAAGTTTAGTTTTTTTAAATGCTACCACAGCTATATTCTATACAGATGGTGATAACACCATCCCTGGTGAAGTAGCTTTTTATAATAATGGTAGTAACATACGTATTGCAACCTGGAATTCTGCAGGTGTAGCAACAGATGAGATCCTATACGGATTTCTAGAAATTAGACAATACATCTAATAACACACTACAATGGATATCTTAAACTGGCTTTATATAAAGAAGCAAAACTTAATCAGAACTACCCTAGATAGTCCAAAGGACTTGGTAATACTAGGAGCTGATGTATCATTCCAAAAGCGTGGTGATAAGTACCAATCTTATGCTATACCTGCTGAGGACTTCGGTTTAGCTGTGGGTGTTAATCCGCAGTTTATTGGTACTACCGATGGTACTGCTGTAACAGGTAATACAATAGCAACTAAATCTACAAGTGTGCTTATACCAGCTAACACAGTAGCTGCTGGAGACAGCATATTTGTAAGAACCCGTTGTAGAAAAACCGGTACTGCAGGGATTGCTTCTCAGTTAATAACTATAAATACATCAGATACTGTTGGTGGTAATAACATTGCTATTGCTGCTTTAGGCGCTAATGCAACATATGCACAGTCGTCAAGAACGCTTGTTGTAAAGTCAAGCACTTCTACTGAGGTGTTTCCTTATAACACTGGTGGATTTGATGATGATGCCTCTTCTACTACAGCAGTTTCTACATATAATATAAACTGGGCGGTAGACCAATACTTTATATTTTCTATGCAGAATCTTAGTGCAGCAGATTCAACTGTAGTAAGCTATTATGAGGTAACAGTAAATAAAGGATGATATGGCACTGGGTAACGGTAACTACACTAACGGTAACAAAGGTTCTAACTTTAACTTTCAGTTGAAAGTGTTACAGTCTTTACAAAGAATCCTGAACGCGATTAATAACTAACATGGATATTTTAAACTGGGTATATCTACTCAAAAACAAACTAGTAAAAACTACAGTACAGGATCCTGAGAAAGACTTGCTCGTTCTTGGTAATAATGTGTCATTTGCAAAACGCGGAGATAAATACCAGTCTTATGGTATGACCGTACAAGACTTTGCTGCATCAATAGTACCTGGTACTTACGGGTTATATGCACAAACTGCAAACAGTACTCCTATAACAGGTACTATTGTTGAAACATCTTTAGTAAACGGGGGTGTAGGAACACTCTCTGTACCAGCAAATGGATTTAAAGTAGGAGATAGTTTTAGAGCGGTAGTAGGAGGTGTTCTAAATGCGGCAAATAACCAAACTATAAGAATTAGGGTAAAGGCAGGAGCTCTTACCCTTCTAGATAGTGGGGTACAACCTATTTCAAATATTACTAATGACATATTCTCTTTGAATGTAGATTTTACTATTAGACAATTAGGTGGTCCTGGTACAGCTTCTATTGTATCTTTGGGTAGTTTTCACTATGCTAAGACATCAAATGCTAGTGTTCAGGGATTTGCATTTAACGTAGTGAATAGTACAACCTTTAACACTACTATACCCAATACACTAGATATTACGGTGCAATGGGGAAGTACTAACGTTGGTAATAATATTTATAGTGACATTTTTATATTAAATAAAACATACTAATATGGCATTAGGAAACGGAAACCCCAAAGACGGGGATAAAGGCTCAAACTTTAACTATGAGCTAAAAGTATTACAAGGACTTCAAAGCATTATTAATAATGTTATTGCGGGCATTGATGTCACTGTAGTAAATGGTGCAGGAGCTGCAGCAGTAAACATCCAGGATGGAGGTAACTCTATTACTGTAGATGGAGGAACGGGGGTACAAAGAACCCCAACATTCCTTAGACCTGCTAATACCTCAGGTACTATACCAGCAGGTAGATACTCTATGTCATTTGCTAATGTAGGAACCATCAACGCAACAGTTGGTGGTGTTACATTAAAGCCTGGTGAAACAATAAACTTTGATGCAGGAGCAATTAATAATACACTAGGTTCTGTAGCTTATAGTGCTACCGGAGCAGGTGGAGAATTATTAATCATCTCAATTGTATAATTATGCCTACAAATATAAATTTTGTAGAAAAACTAGATGCTGGCTGTGATACTCAGGTTAGTTTTAACTTGCCCAAAACTTTATCACTAGGTACAGTAAAGAAGTCTTTTGATAATAATGGATTATCTGAAGCAGAGGGTTGTTCCTATCTTGCTTTAAATACACTAAATCAAGTGGGTCTTTTAGGTAAAGCGTCTCTTATTGTTAACCCATCTTCTTTTTCAGAGAATACCTTATATGCAGATTTACCAGCTAATAGTACATTAGGGGATCTAACTTTTACAAGGGCTACTGACGCTTGGCGTGTCAACTCACAAGGGTTGGTGCAGAGAACGCCTTGGAATATACTTAGATTTAGCGAGCAGTTTGACAACGCAGCTTGGGACAAGACAAGAGCAGGGGCAGGAGTAAATTCTGTAGTTACTGCTAACGCAGGAATAGCTCCTAATGGTACTAATACAGCAGATAGAGTTCAATTTAATTGTGTTGGAAATACATCAGCAGATAGGTCTATTTTAAAACAGCAAATTACCCCTGTTGTTGGTACTAATTATACTGCGTCTTTTTATATTAAAGCATTTTCTGTAGGAGAAGTAGGAAAACAACTACGGGTAGTTGTAGAAGGAGCAAGCATACCTTCTACCATAATTACATTAACTGCTGATTGGACAAAAGTAATCATAACAGGGTCAGTAGCAAGTGTTATTACAGGTAATTATATATTTGAAACAAGAGGTACTGCTACTGCTAACACTACAGCTGATATTTTATTATGGGGTGCTCAGTTAGTAGAAGGCTCATCAGCCTTGGAGTACTTCCCAACGACAGACAGACAAGACGTCCCGCGTATTGACTACTCATTAGGCGGATGCCCTACCTTATTGGTAGAGCCGCAGAGGACGAATATTGCGCTTCAGTCTGAACAGATATCAACATCTCCTTGGACAAACAATGGAGGAACTACTACATTAGATGCTATCACCGCTCCGACAGGGCTTACTACAGCTGATAAGTTTATTGAAGATGCGTCTACAGGGCAGCATTACATAGGTCAGCAGATTACAGGATTAGCTTCAACAACTTATACAATGTCTGTCTTTGCTAAAAAGGCAGAGAGAGACATTATATATATTCGATGCTTTAACTCTGCTTTTGGAGTTACATATTGCGATGTCAATTTTAATTTAACTACAGGTGTAGCCACGGGTGCTTCAACAAAAATTGAGGCGTATCCAAATGGATGGTACAGATGTTCTGTTACTTTTACTACAGGCGCTGACCCTATTATTCAAGTTAGATTGAATATGACCGTCAATGGGAACTACAACGGAATAGTTGGATATGGTATGTATATGTGGGGTGCTCAGCTTGAAGCCGGCTCATACCTTACTTCATATATCCCAACCACTACCGCGAGTGTGACGAGGAACGCGGATAGCTTTGTTCGTAATAATATCTATAGTAATGGGCTAATAACTGCTGCGGGTGGTACTTGGTTTGTGGAGTTTAGGAATAATATTGTATATACCGGGGGGATTACTCAAGCACAACTTTTAGGACTTGGAAATGATACTATTGGAGCAACTGCTAACAATATATTTTTAGCTTGCTCGAGTGGTACTAGAATACGAGTTTGGAAGCAAATTGCCGGAACTCTTACAACATTGTATGTAACTTCAACTGATACTTCGAAAGTAGCTATTAAATGGAACGGAACTACTGCTGACATTTTTGAGAATGGTGTTAAAGTTGTAAGCGCAACTGCATTTACACCTACTGCTTTAGAAACATTACGGACTATAGCAACTCAACATCCTTACTATATCAACGAAATGGCTTTATTCCCTACACCACTAACCGATATGGAATGCCTGCTCATCACTAGTTAATATGGCAGTAGTATATTCACATATGAAAAAGGATAGTAGAGAAATCTACTATATTGGTATCGGCAAGGATATTAAGAGAGCATACCACACTGGTTCTAGAAGCGAGATATGGAAGCGTCACTATGCCAAATATGGATTAATTGTAGATATACTTTGTAACAACATAGACCTAGATTCAGCAAAAAACATTGAGAAATTTCTTATTGCTCAGTATGGAAAAAATCAGTTATGCAACAGGACTGATGGCGGTGAAGGTTTTTTTGGAGGCAAACATACTGAAGAAACCAAAAAAATTATTAAAGAGAAAAACACTGGAAAAAAAGCAAGTCAAGAGACATTAATAAAAATGTCTTTATCTTCTAAAGGTCACAATAGAAGGCCAAAAGGCACATGGAATCAAAAACCTGAATCTGTAGAAAAGATATCTAAGGCATTTAAAGGCAAAAAAAGAAGTGAGTATTTTTGTCAGCAAGTGAAAAAATCAAAGGTAGGATATAAGCCCGCTAAAGTAACATTGGAAGCTGCTGCTAAGAAAAAGAGAGAGAACGCTTGCCTAATTATTGAAAATAAAACAGGCTTTATAGGCAATATATTTGATGTTATGGATAAGTTTAATCTAGATAAGAGTCATATATATAAGCTTTGCAAAAGAAAAGAGCCAATAAAATATGGTCCAAATGAAGGGCTTGATTTTAAAAAACAACATAACTATGAATATTTATAAGTTAAAATTTGCTGATAAGGCAGAAGCACTCACAGTGTTAGAAGAAAAGCAAATCCTTATTCCTAATGATGAGGGTTTTACTTATGGAGAAGGAGTACAAGCCGTTGTTGAGATAGGACTAATATGCTTAGATCCTACAGTTGAACCACCTGTATATGTAGAGGGTTATCACTATGATGTGATGGCAGAACAAGTAATTGATTTTGGCGCATATCTTATTGAACCTAAGAATCCTAAGCATGCATTTGCGGGTTACCCAACTACTGAAGAATATGTCCCTGCAATAGAGGATATTAGCTAATTTTTTAGTATATTAAGTATATATATTTATTACAGTTATGGGATCAGCAGAAGCGTGGGTATTTACCACTAAAGATGTTATCTGGATAGTGATGACAATAGGCTCGGGTTTATCAGCATATTATGCTCTTAAGCAGGAACTGGGAAAGTTGAGAGGGAAAGTAGATAAACTTACGGGTGATATGGAATCCCTAGAAACTGACCTAATGGCTAAAGAAACAAGCATCTACAATAGAATGGAAATACTTAAAGAAGATCAGAAAGCTGCACACGAGAAGCTTGATCTAAAGATGGACAACTTAACTACACACATGACGCAGTTGAGTACTAACATAGCTGAGTTAACAGGATACATAAAAGCAAAGAGAGAAGAAGACGGTAAACGCGCTTAACTCTTGTGGTTGATATATGATTTAGGTTAAGTACCCACTGGCATACCGTGAGATCTGCTAGTGGGTCTTTTTTTGTTTAAATGTTGTAAGTTTAAACTTTTAGCATATATTTGTCTAAACCTAAATAAGTTACATCATGGAAAACCAACCAAAAGAGATGTCTCCTCAGGAGATGGCTGAAAGAAAATCTAAGCTATCTGCATTCTATAAAGAACAAATTGAGTTCCTTAAAGTACAACTAGAATATGAAACCTTAGTAGCTGATGTAGAAGATCAACGTGCTCGCGCTACATACGCTCAGGTTAAGCTTGCTCAAATGCTAGCTGGACCATCTAAAGAAGCACCAGAACCCTCTAATACAGAAGACTAATGGCTATTGTAAATCAGGTACGTAAGACTGTTAAGATGGACCTATGGAGTATAGTTAAGTTTCAACTTTCTGTACACTGTCATCTTAAGCATTTGAATTTATCAGATTTGGACCTTAATTGTGTTACGTTCTTAGCATTATCAGGAGAGACAGAGCTTACAGAGTTTTGTGAAAACGCTACAAAGAATAAGATCTTTAGTAGTGCACAGTCAGTAAGGAACGCTGTTACTAAAGCGGAGAAGAAGAACTTGTTGAAGAAGAATGGTAAGAACAAGAAGACAATTGAACTGAACCCAGAGCTGAACATTCAGATTACAGGCAACATATTATTAGAATATAAAATACTACGAGTTGAAACCAAAGAGTCTGAAACTACTGCTTAACGAGTTTGCTTCTCAACAAGAGGATCCAGCTTTTGCAGAAGAGCTGATTAGATTCTACTGGGAGTACTTAAGAAAAGCTATGTCTAATAAGGACCACTTTAATCTTAAACTTAAGGGGTTTGGTACATTCAGTATCAATGAAGCTAAACTTAATAAAGTTTTAGCCATTAGCCATGAGCATCTTAAGACACTTAACCCTAAGGAGTTTACAGGATTCAGTAGATATGAGTCTGTGCACAATAAGCACCAGCAACTTGTAAGAATTAAGGATATGATTGTTAAAGAAAAAGACAGACGTATAAAACACAAACAAAGCGTGTATGCTACAAAAAATAAGAAAGATCTGGAAGAATAAGTGGTTTATTCTAGAAGGAGTATTCAACTACTACTTTACTAGAAAGAAGATCAAGCGTGTTGCTTATTGGCGCAATGAGATATGTAAAGCGTGTCCACTTATTGATCTAGAAGGATCTAAATGTGAGGTGCCTGGTACACAGCCTTGTTGCGGTGACTGCGGATGCTCTCTTAAGTATAAGACACATAGTATGTCATCAGCATGCCCACAAGGAAGATGGTTTGCTATAATGACAGAAGATGAAGAAGATGATATGAACGCTAAACTAGAAAACTATGGCGATAGTATTTAAACCCGATACTCACAGTTATACAAGCATTGACCCTAATGAGAACATATCTTGGATTAGTGTAACTGGTGTTATATCTAAGTTCAAGAAACCATTTGATGCTGATACTATTGCTGCTAAGTCTGTAAAGAATAAGAAGAGCAAATGGTATGGTATGAGCGTAGATGATGTTAAAGAAGCTTGGAAGAATGAGTCACAGAAAGCTGTAAACCTAGGTACATGGTATCATAACCAGAGAGAAGCTGCTTACACATCATGCGATACTATAGAGAAGGATGATTGCATCATACCTATCTTTAAACCTATTGAAGTAGATGGTATTAAGAATGCGCCTAGTCAAAAGTTAGAAGAAGGTATATACCCGGAACATATGGTGTATCTTAAGAGTGCAGGACTATGCGGTCAGGCAGATAGGGTGGAAGTAATTAAAGGAACTGTCAACATATATGATTACAAAACTAATAAAGAAATTAAGACTGAGTCTTATGTTAATTGGGAAGGAGTTAGTGATAGAATGCTTGCTCCACTCAATCATTTGGATGATTGTAATCTTAACCATTATGCGTTACAGTTAAGTCTGTATATGTATATGATCATCAAGCATAACCCTAAGTTAAAACCGGGTAAGATGATTATAGAACACATCGTGTTTGAAGAAGCTGGTAAAGATGCTTATGATAACAGAGTTGTACTATACGATGAGTTGGGAGAACCCCTAGTTAACAAGATAGTAGAATACAATGTACCTTATCTTAAGGATGAGGTCATTAATATAATAAACCAACTTAAAGAAAATGGCACAGCTTAATGCAAATATTCCTTTTACAGAATGCTACATTCGCAATAAGTATATAAACCAAGAAGAGGGTTTAACATCAGGATATCTATTTGGTGCTAAGTCTATGATTAATAGACCTCTTCATTTTCATTTTCAATCTTGTTTTGGTGCAATATTTTGGAACATGCCTATTTCAGCGTTTACTCATCTTGAAGATTTTGATATATTAGATGAGGATGAACAAAAAAGATTATCAATGTTGCAGTCTTGGGATTGCCAAAGTAATAACATAGCGGTTACTACATTTTCTTTTTTACAAAATAAAGTAGTAGATGTTTTTTGTAGAGATATGAAATGGCGTTCTGGTAGGTACATTACTACAATAGATGATTATGAGGGTGATTTAAACGAGTTAAACTTAGGATATTCTAATCATCAGGACAGCAAGTGTTACCATATTATAGCACTTGAAGATGGTAATTTTTGTGCACAGCCTAATAATTTACTAAGATGGCATAATCCTGATTTTATTATACCTTATGATAAAGACAATCCTCCCAAGTTAAAAATATTTAAAGAACAGTTGTCCTCAGAAAAAATAGACAGAAGTTATGGGAATAGTCCATACTACTTTTATTGTGTTGAAGATAAAAAATAAAAATTATGCTAGTAAAACTATTTGATATTGAGAATGGTACACTGATACCAAGCGAGAGTTGTTTTGCTTTACCTACTTTGAGACGCATAATGGATGAGTATCCTGAGAACTACCTTAAGGTTTATCAGTATCTTTTCTATATGAGTTGTCCGAACCCAGATATAAATCCTTTCTTTCATATTGCAGATGATGACAAAGAAGAGCTTATATTAGCGGAAATAGATGCGGACTTTACATCTGAAGATGACTACATCCCAGGAGCGTTAGAGTTCTGTAAGAAACTTTATGAGACACCAACCTCCAGAGCTTACAATGGTATTAAGCAGATGCTTGATAGACTTGGTAGGTATATGGAAACAACAAACATAACCGATGGAAGAGATGGCAACCTCACAGCGCTCGTTAACGCAGCGTCAAAGTATCAACAAATCAGAGAAGCCTACAAAGGCGCGTACAAAGACCTCCAGGAAGAGCAGGCGGGCCGTGCTAGAGGTGGGGCGGGGCTTGCATATGACCAAATGTGATTACTTATATGACTATATGCTACACTATAATATCTACACTGAGAAATGGCATGCTGTCCTTAGAGAAGATATTGAAGCATATCTTAATGGGCAAATCAAACTCAGAGGTTTTAAAGAACTTAAAGATCTTTTGCACACACTAAAAAAGAAACATGCTAAAACAGTTTGATATAGAGATTCCTACATGGGAGAATGGAGAGTGGTCAGTAACTACTTTTCCTACCCGTGATGACTTTAAGGAGTTTGTAGTTAGCATATTTAAAGAACCAGGTCAGTATCAGTTTGATGAAACTAGCTTAATGTTTAATGAACAGGCTAGACAATTCAATACTCAAGGGTTCTACTGCAAGTCTCCTCAGGGTACTAAGGACTTTATTGTATACTGGAATGATCAGAAGAACAAGTGTAGAACCGGAGCTATTTATAAAAGCAATGGTAACGCTTGGTTTATTCCACGTGACTATTATATGTGGTTAAACTTTCTACCTATTTTTAATAAAGAGATTCAGAAGTTTGGTTTTGCGGATGTGAGAGATGCTCAGTATCATCTAGCTCTGTATGAATGTTTAGCAGAGTTACACTATAGACATTCTGCTATCTTAAAGAAACGTCAGATTGCATCATCATACTACCATGCTGGTAAGTTAATTAATCAGATCTGGTTTGAAGAAGGGGTTACTCTCAAGATGGGAGCTAGCCTCAAAGACTATATAAATGAGAAAGGTACATGGAAATTCTTAAATGAATATGAGGCATTCTTAAATCAACACACCGCTTGGTACCGTCCTATGAACCCTAACAAGGTTATGATGTGGCAACAAAAGATTGAGACTACCACAGGTATACAGAAACGTAAATCTGAGATAGGTCTTAAGGGTGTAATGCAAGGGATGTCATTTGAGAAAGATCCTACTAACGGGGTAGGGGGACCATGTAAGTACTTCTTCCATGAGGAAGCTGGTATTGCTCCTAAGATGGATACAACCTTTGAGTACATCCGCCCTGCTATGAAATCAGGATTTATGACTACCGGGATGTTTATTGCCGCAGGATCTGTGGGTGACTTGTCTCAGTGTGAGCCACTGAAGAAGATGATAACTAGACCTGATGCTAATGATATCTACGCTATTGAGTCTGACTTAATTGATGAGACTGGTGTTACAGGTAGAACAGGATTGTTTATTCCTGAACAATGGTCAATGCCGCCATACATTGACAACTTTGGTAACTCTAAGGTGGAGGAAGCATTACTAGCATTAGATGAACAGTTTGCTGAGTGGAAGAGAGAGTTAGATCCATCTGAGTATCAGCTCCGTATATCTCAGCACCCTAGAAATATTAAAGAAGCATTTGACTTCAGAACTGTATCAGTATTCCCTTCTCACTTAGTGACTGCTCAGATACGCAGGATTGAAGATAAGATGTATCCATATGAGTTCTTAGATATCTACAGAGATGATCACGGTCTACCTGCTGTAAAGGAAACAAACAAGTTACCTATATCAGAGTTTCCAATTACTAAGAATACAGAAGATAAGACCGGCACCCTTGTAGTGTATGAACGCCCTGTAAAGGATCCTGAGTTTGGGATGTACTATGCAAGTATTGACCCCGTGTCAGAAGGTAAGACAACTACGTCTGAATCCCTATGTTCTATCTATGTGTATAAGACACCTGTAGAGGTAACTAGGAATGATGGTGAAAAGGTTGAGACCTTTATAGAGAATGATAAGATTGTAGCAGCTTGGTGTGGACGCTTTGATGACATCAATAAAACACACGAGCGCTTAGAGTTAATTATTGAGTGGTATAATGCCTGGACTATTGTGGAGAATAACATTAGCCAGTTCATCAACCACATGATGTACAGAAAGAAACAGAAGTATCTGGTGCCTAGATCACAGATCTTGTTCTTAAAGGACATTGGTGCAAATGCCAATGTGTTCCAAGAGTATGGATGGCGCAACACAGGTACCTTATTTAAAAGTCATATGGTAAGTTATGCTATTGAGTTCTTGAAAGAAGAGATTCATCAGCAAACAACTGATGATGGTAAAGTGGTTAAGACAACCTATGGTATTGAGAGAGTCCCAGATATAATGTTGCTCAAAGAAATGATGGCTTACAGAGATGGAGTCAACGTGGATAGACTTGTATCCTTTGCAGCCTTAATTGCTTTTGCTAAAGTACAGCAAGCAAATAGGGGTTATAAAAAACGTTATGAGGAAACAGGAGCAGCAAAAAACTTGGATAACCGCAATAATTTCAGTAAATTAAATATGAGCCCTTTCCGTCACATGGGTGGTGGTGGGCATAAGTTTGATGGTATGAAAATACCACGATCACCTTTTAAAAATTTCAGATAGTATGCAGGTATATAATGCGATGCAGTTAAAGAATGGGGCTAAGGGTGAGTACAACCGTATGGGTACTCTCAATCAACCTGTTCAGTTTTTACCTAAATCTAAGAAGGACCAGGAATGGGCTGCTTGGAATATGGACTGGTTAGAGTGGGAGGGATTGAAACATGTACGCAGAAATGCGCGCAGATTCATGAAGAACTACAAACTAGCTAAAGGTATCATTGATAGAACTGACTATGTTGTTGAAGAAGACAATGAGCATGCTGATCTTATTGATACACTTACAAGAGAAGATGCTTCTGCACTAGAACTAAAGTTCTATCCTATTGTACCTAACGTAATCAATACATTAGTATCTGAGTTTGCTAAAAGAAATACCCGCGTTAGTTACACAGCTGTTGATGAGTACTCTTACAATGAGATGCTTGAACAGAAGCGTTCTAAGATTGAAGAGGTGCTTTTATTTGATGCACAGCAGAAGATGGCTATGAAGCTTGCAGAGATGGATCAAGATCCAGAGTCTGAAGAGTATCAACAAGCTATGCAACCACAGAACTTAAAGACACTACCAGAGATTCAAGAGTTCTTTAATAAGGACTATAGAAGCATGGTAGAACAATGGTCTGAGCATCAGCACCGTGTGGATGTAGAAAGATTTAGAATGGATGAGTTAGAAGAGCGTGGTTTCCGTGATATGTTAATCACTGACCGTGAGTTCTGGCACTTCCGTATGTTGGAGGATGACTATGATGTTGAGTTATGGAATCCGGTTCTTACATTCTACCACAAGTCACCAGCTTCACGTTATATCTCTCAAGGCCAATGGGTTGGTAAGTTTGATATGATGACTGTAGCAGATGTTATTGACCGTTATGGTTGGTGTATGACAGAAGATCAGATGAAAGCATTAGAGCTTATCTACCCTGTACGTTCTGCTGGTTATCCTATTCAAGGTTATCAGAATGATGGTACCTACTATGATGCTACCAAGTCTCATGACTGGAATACTAAGATGCCTTCATTAGGTTACCGTCAGTTTACATCTATGTGGGACAATGCTCACTATGGTGGGGACATTGTTAACTGGATCATGATGAATGATGAGGACTATCTAGATATGGGTATGAGTAACATGTTACGTGTTACAACTGTATACTGGAAATCACAACGTAGAGTTGGCCATCTTACTAAGATCTCTGATAATGGTAACATTACACAAGATATTGTTGATGAGACATATAAGGTTACAGATAAGCCAGTTTACAACGCTAACATTATCAAGAATAAGACTAAGGATAACTTAGTATTTGGTGAACACATTGACTGGATCTGGATTAATGAGGTATGGGGTGGTGTTAAAATTGGACCTAACCGTCCTACATTCTGGGGAAGTAATAACCCTGGAGGTATTAACCCTATCTACTTAGGAATTAATGAGAATAACATTAAGCCTATTAAGTTCCAATTCAAAGGTGATAACTCTCTATATGGATGTAAGTTACCAGTAGAAGGTTCTGTATTCTCTGACCGTAACACAAGATCTACTTCTCTAGTAGACTTAATGAAACCATTCCAGATTGGATACAACATTGTAAATAACCAGATTGCTGACATCCTAGTAGATGAATTAGGAACTGTTATCTTACTGGATCAGAATGCTTTACCAAGACACTCACTAGGAGAAGATTGGGGAAAGAACAACTTAGCCAAAGCATATGTGGCTATGAAGAACTTCCAGATGTTACCATTGGATACTTCTATTACTAATACAGAGAACGCATTAGCATTCCAGCATTACCAGAAGCTTGACCTTGAGCAAACTAACCGCTTGATGTCACGTATTCAATTGGCTAATTACTTTAAGTTACAAGCGTTTGAAACTATTGGTATTACACCACAACGTCTAGGACAACAGATTGGACAACAAACTGCTACAGGAGTTGAGCAATCAGTTAATGCTAGCTATGCTCAAACTGAAACTTACTTCATACAACACTGTGATTATTTGATGCCTCGCGTGCATCAGATGCGCACAGACTTAGCACAGCACTATCAATCAACCAAACCATCTACAAGATTACAGTACATCACATCAATGGATGAACGTAAGAACTTTGAGATCAATGGTACTGATTTGCTTCTAAGAGACCTTAACATATTCTGTACTACCAAAGCTAATCATAGAGCTATGCTTGAGCAACTTAAGCAGATGGCTATCCAGAACAACACAACTGGTGCTAGCATCTATGACCTTGGTAATGTCCTTAAGTCTGAGTCTATCGCTGAAGTATCTAACATCCTTAAAGAGGCTGAGAAGAAACAACAAGCTGAGAAACAACAACAGATGCAGTCTCAACAACAAATGCAAGATCAAATGCTTCAGGCTAAGGCTGAGGAAGCTAAGATGAAGATGGAGTTTGAAGCTGCTGAGAATGCTAAGGATCGTGAAGCTGATATCCTCCAGGCTCAAATTAAGGCTGCTGGATACGGTGCTATGCAGGATATGAACCAGAACCAAGAGAGTGACTATGTAGACTACATGGATAAGCTACAGAAGACTGAACAGTATCAGGAGACTATGAACTTTGATCGTCAGAAAGAGACCACAAAGCAAATGGAACACCGTGATAAGATGAATATAGAACAACAAAAAATACAAGCTCAACAACAAATAGCTCAGACTCAATTGCAAATTGCTCGTGAAAACAAGAACAAATTTGACAAGGCGTCTGATGATAAAAAGAAGAAGAAGTAAACTTTAGCTATAGTATGGCATTTAAAAAAAATAATGCATCAATCTTTAAAGTTTAAACCACTACTTTTGTGTATATTGATATTGTAGACTAAAACCAACAAACTAATGGCTACTGAAGAAAAAACCAACCAGATGGAGACAACCTCCATTGAACAAGTAGAAATGAACCTAGATGAACTTCTAGGTACACCGGGTGCAGAAAACGTTATGCTCCCAGAGGCTGATAAGAAACCGAGTATTTTTACTCAGGAGAAAACAGACCTTTCCTTTATTGATAATGACACAGATGAAGAGGACTCTGAGTCAGATGATAAAAAACCTAAGGATAATCCTGCGGATGTTATTAAAGAACTTGATGATGAGTTCTTAGGAGCACCTGCAGATACTGAGGATGAACCAAAGAAATCTAGTGCAGGGAGACCTAAAGTAGATAAGAGTGGTGTTAGTGAACTTTTCAATAAACTTATTGAGAAGGGACAGATTGTACCATTTGATGATGACAAACCATTGGATGAGTATACTCTAAAGGATTTTGAAGAACTTATGGAAGCTAACATAGCTGAAAGAGAGAACAAGATCCGTGAGACTACACCAGTTGAATTCTTTGATTCATTACCAGAAGAACTACAAGTTGCTGCAAAGTATGTAGCAGACGGTGGTGAAGATCTAAAAGGTTTATTCCGTATTCTTTCTGAAGTAGAAGAAGCACGTCAGTTAGATCCTAATGATGGTAAAGATCAAGAACACATTATTAGAGAATACCTAAGAGCTACCAATTTTGGTAATGAAGAGGAGATTGATGAAGAGATCTATGAATGGAAAGACAGAGGTGAGCTAAAGGCTAAAGCTTTAAAGTTCAAACCAAAGTTGGATAAAATGCAAGAGCAAGTAGTTGCTCAGAAGTTAACCCAACAGGAGAACATGCGTAAGCAACAGCAGAATGCAGCTCAAGCGTATATGCAAAACGTATACAACACTCTGAATGCAGGTGAGGTAAACGGTATTAAGTTAGACAAGAAGGTACAAGGTTTATTGTATACAGGTCTTGTTCAACCTAACTACCCATCAATCTCTGGTAAACAAACTAATATGCTAGGACACCTCCTAGAGAAGTATCAATATGTTGAACCAAGACATGACCTTATTGCTGAAACACTTTGGTTACTAGCTGATCCTGAAGGATACAAGGCTAAGATCAGAGAGCAAGGTAAAACTGCACAAGTGGAGAAAACTGTACGTCAACTTAAGACTGAACAAGCTAAGATGGCAAGTAGTACTCCTGTTATAGAAAAAGAAGAAACAACTCAAAGAAGAATCCCTCGCGGGGGTGGCTTCTTTAAGCGATAATTAATTAACCCTTAAATAAACAAAAAAAACATGGCAACTCCAGTTTTAAACAATGGTATATTTCTACGAGATACCAACTACGCAGCTAGTTCACACGTAGATTCTTACCACTTGGTTAACATGCTCAAGAATGCTGAACCTATGGATTTAGGACCAGTAGATCTTTGGGCAATGGCGCAAAAGGTAGAAATGCCTTTGTACCAAATGTCTAGCTTTGGTGGAAAGAACGTTATCAATGTTGACAATGCAAGAGGTGAGTACAAATGGCAAACGCCAATTGTAATGGATCTTCCTTACATTGTTGATGATATCTTGACCGATGGTGATACCTTAGGAAGAGATGGTCAAACTTTCCAAATCAAAATGTCTCGTAGAGAATTTGGACATGGTGATATCATCACTTATGACAAATACAACGGGGCTGAGATGTACATCGTTCCTACTGAGGATATCATTCCATTAGGTGACGGTTTCTTGTACACTGTTCAATTGGTGAACAACGACAGTACTTATGGATTGGATACTTCTATCCTTGCTCCAGGTACTAAGATCTTCCGTAAAGGTTCTGCTCGTGGTGAGTACGGAGAGCGTTTCTCTGACATCGTGACTGCAACTGGTTTCCGTGAATTCTACAACTTTGTAGGAGGAGCTGAAGCACACGTACACTATTCTGTATCTTCACGTGCTGATCTTATGATCAAAGGTGGAATGAACGCAGATGGTACTGTACCAGTAGTAGAGATCTGGCGCAACTTTGACAAAACTTCTGATCCATCTGTAACTAGTCTTGAGACTATGGTTTCACGCATGGGTAAGGACTATGTTAAGCGTGCTGTAAACAACGGTTCATTATCTCGTACTTTCTTAACTGCAATGGAAGCAGCTCACTTGACTAAAGTAGCTACTGACATCGAGACCTACTTAATGTGGGGACAAGGTGGACGTGTACGTCAAGACGGTCCGGATGACTTGCGTTTATCTGTGGGTCTTTGGAAGCAATTGGATAACTCATTCAAGCGCATCTATAACAAGTCTAACTTCAACTTGGATTTGTTCCGTTCAGAGATTTATAACTTCTACGCTGGTAAGGTTGACTTCCAAGGACCAGATCCTAAGCGTCAGTTGATTGTACAAACTGGAATGGGTGGTATGCGTATGGTTAACGAAGCAATCAAGCGTGAAGCAATGTCTTCTGGATTGTTGATCCAAGCTGCTGACATCGGAGCAATCACTGGTAAAGGTATGGACTTGAACTTTGGATTTGCTTACACTTCTTATGTTATCCCATTCTTGGCTAACGTTAAGTTTGTGTTGAACCCAGCGTTTGATAACTTACATACTAACGACATTGAAAACCCAATCATTGATGGTTTCCCATTGTCTTCTTACTCATTCATTATCTTTGATATCACAGATAACACTAATGACAACATCTTCTTGTTGAAGTTATCTTGGGATAATCAATTGAAGTGGTGGTACCAAAACGGAACTATGGATTACATGGGACGTACCCAAGGTTTCCAAAGCTCTGGTCAATTCAACGGATACCGTGTATTCATGACACAAACAATGCCTGCGATCTGGGTTAAAGACCCAACCAAAGTATTGAAGATTGTTATGCGTAACCCGGTTACTGGCGGATCATTCTAATCAAACTATATGTAAAACGGGGGAGAGTCAAATCTCCCCTTTTTTACTACCTTTACAAAAACCAATAAAATAAAACCAACTATTATGAGCTTTACACTTGTAGAAACTAAGTCCAGTACTAAGCGTAGTCCTGTGGCTGTTAAACCTTACTTTGACGGAAATTTATCAAACATGGGTCTAGAGAAATACGGACTATCATTGTTTGAAGGAGTAACCCACTATGAACAACTAGCATGCCTTGAGAACAATGGTATCAAGCGTTATGTTACAGGTCTTAATGAGTTTGCACCGGATGTTAGAAACATTCCAGATCCTGAGAAGCGTGAGGCAAAGATTAGAGAGATTAGATCAGCTGTTGCTGAACTAGAAAAGATTCTAGCTGCTAATACAGTAGACATAGATGACAAAGACTTCTGGCACAAAGTTGAATTGTTAAAACCTAACAATGATGAATTTTGGGGCAAGATTGAAATGAAGTGTGGTAATGATCCTATATTCTTAGATCCTACAGATCCTTATGATTTGATTAAGATCTACGCAATTAATGCTGGAGGATTCAGCATCATTGCAAAGAGCTATGAGGATGCACGCTCACGTCAGAAGGCACCTAAGTTCTTTTTAGATAGATTTGAAGACACTGTATCTACTAAGACTGAAAGTAAGAAATTACGTAACAAAGCACTTGCTGAGTTACAGAAGATATTTGATAAGAATACAAACAAACTACTTTTTGTAGCTAAGGTTGTAGACATTGCTGGAGCACAATATAAGAAAGCTACTTCTAATGATGTTGTTTATGATAACATGGATAGCTTTATTAATGGAGAGGGAAGTGAGAAGAATCTAAACAGAGCGGCCCAAATGTTTTTGGATACCTGCAATTTGGATATGGAGACGTTGAAGTTACGTGCTATGGTTAAGGATGCTACTTACTACAAGATCATCATTACAAAAGCAGATGGATTTATCTACCACAAAGATAACGCAGCGTTATTAGGTAGAAACCAAGCGGATGTAGTTGAGTATCTTAAGAACCCGTTGAATGATGAAATTCTTCAGGATATTACAAAAAAAGTAGAGAAGTTTTGGAATTCTTAATTAACTTAGTATAAACTATATATATTAAATACAATGCCAAAAAATCCAGTAAGAGCGGCCCGTCAAGCATCTAGACAGGCAATCCGCACTGCAAAAACTGCAAATCGTCAAGATGCACGTACTTTAAAGACTACTGCTAAAGTAGAAAAGATTGCTAATAAAACAGCTAGCAAGATAGCTAAGATCAAAGCTGCTGCACCTAAGAGAGCTGCTGAAGCTCCAATGGAGAAAATAGAAGCTAAAGGAATGACTAAGATTAGTTCACCTAAATCTTCAGGACCAGTTAAGTCTACTCCACGTTCTATGACTGAAGTAGCTAAAGGAATGAAGCCTAAGAAGTCTGCTTCTAGGTCAGGTTCTAGATCTGGTTCAGGTGGCGGTGGTGGAAGACCAGCTCCAGCAAGAACTACTCCTGTTTCAGAAACTATTAAAAAGTCTGCTGAAAAAATGGGATGGGATCTTAATAAGAAGAACACACCGAAAGGTAAGGGTATTTATGATGGCATGAGCAAAGATGCTATGGACTATTCTGCTCGTGATATTATTAGAGGTGGAAAGAATACCGTAAAAGAGACTGGAAGACAGATCAAGATGTACGGTGAGGCTAAAGGGCGTCAAGCTAATGACAGTTATGAAGGTGCGAAACAAGCTGTAAAACGCGGTCTTGATATGATCAATCCTTTCAGCACTAAGAAAAAAGGTGGATCTGTTAAGAAATATCAAACTGGCGGTAAGGTAGATCCTTATACAACTAAGCCTACAGCTACATCACCTATGTACAAAAGATCAGGTGTTACTTTAAAAAAGAATCCTGATGGTACATATACTAAAGCTAAAGTAGGTGGAATGGTTAAACGTAAAAAATAATATATTATGAAAGCTTCAGGAAAAGGGATTGGTGGAAAATCCAACCCAAACAACAAATCAGTATTTAACTATACTCCTACATCATTAGGTAAGTCATCAGGTCATGTTAACGCATCACCAAAGGCTACTAAGATTTCTGCTGGTAAATCTTCAGGTCATGTGAACAAACCAGTTCCTATGCCTAAGAGAAGTGGTGCTACACAAATGCGTAGAGGATACTAAGATGAATACTATACTAGATAAAAAAGAGGCTAGTAAATTAATTGGTGCTTCAAAGTCCCCAGCCTATAAAAAGGGCGGGGCTTTGACATCTATCTACCCTACTAAAAAAGATGGCTGCGGCTGCAAGAAGTAATGCCTAAAGATGCTTGCTATAGTAAAGTAAAAGCACAGTATGCTGTGTTCCCCTCAGCGAGGGCTTCTCAGGCTATTGCTAAATGTAGAAAAGGATCTGGTACAGTTAGAAAAACTAAAGCAGGTTCTGATCTAAAAAGATGGCAAGCTGAAAAGTGGCAAGATACTAAGAGTGGTAAAGCTTGTGGTGCAGGTGGTAAGAATGAATATTGCAGACCCACCAAGAAAATATCTAAGGATACGCCTAAAACAAAATATCAACTTACTCCATCTAAACTAGCTGCTAAGAAAGCAGAAAAGTCTAGAGTGGGTATGGGTAACAGAGTTAAAAAAGCATAATATGGCAAAGACACCAGCTTGGACCCGCAAGGAAGGTAAAGACCCAAAAGGAGGTCTTAATAAAAAAGGTGTAGCATCTTATAGAGCTGCTAACCCGGGAAGCAAGTTACAGACCGCTGTAACTACTAAACCTTCCAAGTTAAAACCTGGAAGTAAAGATGCTAACAGAAGAAAGAGCTTCTGTGCTAGAATGTCTGGTATGCCCGGACCTATGAAAGATGAGAAAGGCAAACCTACAAGGAAAGCCTTATCACTTAGAAAATGGAATTGTTAAATATTAAAACTTATATACAATGAGAAACGCAGCTAAAGCAGGTGGTCCTGTTACTAAAAAGAAAAAATATAATACAGGTGGTGGTTTTATCATGGGAGATCCCAAAAAAGCTATCAGAATAGATAATAGAATGGAGCGTTTGGGTGAAAGAAGTCAAAGACTTCAGAGTAAAGCAAATAATTCTAGTACCATGAGCCAAAAAAGAGATGATAGGCTTATGGATAAAGTTCAAAAGATACAAGAAAAAAAAGGAGCATTACGTAAAGAACGCAATGCTTTAACTAATTATACTGAAGGTTATATGGCAAAAGGTGGTGTGGTTAAAAAGAAAATGGCCAGTGGTGGTGCTGTTATAGCATCTCCTATTCAAACACGTCTAGGTAATAAACCAGTTGCTGGTGGTAACATGGCTAAAGGTGGATCTACATCTTTTGGTATGCTCTCTGTAAAAAAAGGAGTAGACAATAATCCTGCTCCCACAAAAGCTGATCAAATTGCAGGAGCTACTATGAAAAAAGGCGGTGGTGTAAAACACCCTGGATTCAAAGCAGTTCAAGCAAAGATTGCTGCTAAATCTGGTGTATCTAAAAAAGCTGCTGGAGCTATCTTAGCTGCTAGCACGCGTAAGGCTTCTGCTAAAGCAAAGGCTGCTAACCCAAGACTAAAGAGAGTTAAATAAGAATGAACAACACAACCCTACAGCTTAAAATTAAGCAGAGACTTAACAAGCTTGATAGCCAAGACTATGACAACATTGAATGTTGGCAAATGGTTGAGGCTTTCAATAAGGGTCAGGTTGAATGGGTGAGACGTCAGATCCAAGGCTTGAACATTACCAAAACTGGTGATGAGCAAACTACCATGCGTGTAGATGACTTACAAAGACTTCTTACAGAGGAAAGATTAGATATGACTTCTAGAGATAGTTTCTATGAGTCAGACCTACTACCTTCTAATTATATGTATTATAAGAGAGTTAATATCCATGCTCACAAAGATTGTTGTGAGACCAGAAAGGATATGACTGTTACTTATCTTGCAGAAGAAGAGAACGTATCCTTACTTCTAGGTGATTCTTTAAAGAAGCCTAGTTTTGAATGGGGTGAAACATTCTGCACATTTGTGGGTAACCATCTTAGAGTTTATACAGGTAATGATTTTGAAGTAGCAACAGCTATCTTAATGTACTATAGATTCCCGGTTAATGTTCAGTTTGCTGGATGCGTGGATCCTTATACATTACAAGCATCTGCAACAGATGTAGAGTGCGAGTTCAAAGATGATATTGCTGAAATCTTAGTTGATGAAGCAGTACAGATTCTTGCAGGAGACATGGAGTCAATTACTCAGTATCAGATAGCCCAGTCTACATCACAAAGCAATACATAAAATTATATATCATGGCGGAAGCACCTAGAAATTTATTAAAGAGAGATTCAGAACCGGTTAAGAAAATTAGCAGACCTGTTGCTACAGTAACACAACCTAAAGAAGAATCTGCTAAACCTGAGCCTACTCCAGATGCTGGTGTTGGTGGTAGTTCATTAGATACTATGACTGCAGCTTGTGCAACAGAAATGATGAACGCTGCAGTAAGTTTTCATAGACTGCATCTCAAAGTAAAAGGTGATGGTTCATATGCCGCTCATAAAGCGTTGGGTGGATTCTATGAAGGATTGCACGGTTATGCTGATACACTTATAGAAGGTTATCAAGGTGTAGCTGAAAAGCTTTTAAGTTATAAAGATATGCCTATCCGTACACTAGATACTACAGCAGATGCGGTAGCTTATCTTAGAGATATGTATAACTCTATCAATAAACTTCAAGGTATGATGCCTTACTCTGAGATAGTTAATAACTTAGATTTAGTTAAGGATTCTATTAACTCAACTAAATACAAACTACTTTTCTTGAAATAATTTGGAGAATCTAAAAGTTCTTCTTATATTGAATATATATTTATAACCCTTAAAAAAACAAAAACATGGCTTATTTTAATCATGCCTTTCAAAAGATGTTTGTTGGAACCAGTGGTTTCCGAACAGCTGCTGGACAGTCTACGACTAGCCTTGATTTAGGAGAATTCACTTTTGTGGATCCTAAAACTTGGTTAACTCCAGACTTAATTCCTGCTACTACTGTTAAGTGCCCATTGGTGCTTGTATCAGGTTCAATTCACGAAGGAAAAGACAAGATTGGTCCTTACCACGGTGGATATGCTGAGACTGTAAAGTCTAAGACTATCAATCCTAAGTATGTATCAGCTTTCTATCGCGTTGATCCATGTCCTGCACAACAAGCTCAACTTACAGTTGGTGCTACAGAGACTAGCTTTGAGACTGCTTCTTGCACAAAAGATTTCTTGTGTGGAGAAACTTACAACCTACGTGTTGACATCAAAGGTTCACCAGTATTGCGTACGTTAACTCGTAACACTTACTATACTGCTGCAGCTTATACAGGATGTTGCGCTGAGGATGCAATTGCTCCAGTAGCAGTTAATCCTTTGATTGTATACGTACAATGGGCTTACCAATTGTTGAACTCACCTTTGATCAATCCGTTCATTCAAGTAGGTATCACTTACACTACTGATAGCGGTACAAGCTGGTCTGAACTTGGAGATGGTACTTCTTCAAAATCTAACTTAGATGAGTTGTTAGGATATATCCAAGATCCAACTTCTCTTCCTACAGTTGACCCTACTGCTGCTACAGATGGAGCTGGTTTGATTGTTACTGGCGCTTACGTTGATACACGCTTTAGCAACTGTACTTTCTACCCAAATGATTCTATCATTGCTTTCTTAGAGCCAGTTAAGCTTTATGCTTCTGAAGTAGATCTTAATGGTGATCCATGTGCATTTAACGGTATCTGTGTAAATCAAGGTTGTCCTGGTTATCAGTTGAAAGGGTCAGGAGAGAATATCATCCGTGATCTTATCTTGACTGAAGGTTACATGCAACAACCTTTCTATACTGGATCTGACTTGCGTATCCGCGAGATCACTAACGGTACAGATGTGTATGATGCAATTGATCGTTTCTCTACATACACTCGTTACTACTTGCAACACAGTGTACCACGCTTTAACAACCCTTCTGGAACATTTGATAATGACCAGTACTTGTTAGAGATTGTTACTGATGGTGATGATGCTGCTTTTGAAGCATTTGTTGCAGCATGGTTGACTAACGCTGGTTCTGATTGTGTAATATCTGACCCATATGGTTGTCCAGATGAGTGTGTTTACACTGAGCCTGCTATATTTCCGGTAGTCTAATCTTAACTAAACTTATAAAAAGGGAGGGAGCAAATCCCTCCCTTTTTTATATAATGAAAACCTGTGAATATAGAAATTGTAGTAACGTCTTTAAAGAAAGAGGTCCTAAAAAGTTTTGTTCTAGAAACTGTAAGCAGTATAATAAACACGTTAACTGTGAAAAAAGAAAACTGATTAAGAAAATTAAGAAAAGACCCTATATTGTTTATAGAAAAAATTACTGCGAGAACTGTAAATTTGTAGCCTTACACAAGTGTCAACTTGATGTGGATCATATAGATGGTAACCATAAGAATAATGATCCAAGTAATCTTCAGACACTGTGTGCAAACTGCCACAGATTAAAAACTTACTTGAATAAGGATTGGATTCCATAAAAAAACTCCTTCCCTTTTTATTTTTTACCTTATATCTTTGTAACTTAGTACTATGGCACAACACGCACTCTCAATAGAAATTCCAGATGTTCTTACTACATGTATCTTTAGAGTTATTGATACAAGTACATATAATGAGAACGTACCGCTGGAATGCCCTAAGCTGCAAATAACAGCTCCGGGATTTACCACTGCAACTGAGTTGCAACCAGGTACAGACTTCTCAGTTAATTACACAGCTTGTGATTTAGGTCTACAGCTAACTAACTGTGCGACAACTAGAAATGCAATACCTGACGGTGTGTATGTTGTTAGATATAGTGTAGCTCCCAATGAGACTGTTTATGTAGAGTATAACCACTTGCGTATTACTCAGGCATTGAACCAGATCAATGAGTTACTTTGTTGTCTTGATGTTCCTAGTTGCGAGCCTCAGGGACCAATTAAAACTAAATTACAAGAAGTGCAACTTCTTTGGACCATGTTGCAAGCTGCTAAAGCACGTGTAGAGTATTGTCACAATCCTTCTGAAGGTATGGCAATGTATACATATGTTATAGGTAAGCTTAGAAAGCTAGCTTGTGGATGCGGGTGCGGATCATGTTAATAATTTAAAAACCAACATATTATGAAATGTCCAAATTGTGGTGCAACGTTTACTTGCGGTTGTCAGAAGAGAGCAACTGCTGATGGAAAACAAGGATGTACAAAATGTATAGCTACCTTAAAGAAAGATAAGGTAGCATCAAAAATTAAATAAAACAAAATGGCAGTAGCAACCTGTTCTTTTATAGATTGTAAGGGTGAGTTACCCGATATGCGTACAACGGTGGCACTGACTCCTGCGCTATCAACTTTTCCTGCAAATCTTAATAACGTAATAGTTTATCTTGCTGAGTATCCTGACACTTGTTGGAGAGCTTTAAAAACGGGAGACCCTGCGTTGCAATTGCCATACAATGTATTAAACGTATATACAGAATGCGCTGCTTGTATAGATGCTATACCCGTACCAGCTATAGTTAATGTTTATATTCTAGAAGACTGTTTAGAAGTTGAAGATCCTATATATTCTTTCTCATCAGCTCTTGAAGATGCTGTAGGTAAGGTTATAAAGATTGAAGGATCAGAACTTTGTTGGGGTGTATCAACAGTATTATTTGATGATCAAACTATTACTAATGTTGTAATAGCTACTAATAAAGCTGATGTTCCTCAGATATTTGCAGACTGTGAGTGCTGTCTTCCTACACCGGAACCAGCTCCTATTAAGTATACTAGAGTTATACCTAAGCCTGATAGAAAGTTTTATCAGATTAAGCAGAGCCAGTGTGATATAAAAGCTAACATACGATTTGCAGATGGATACTATAGACTATTCAAGCAATTAAAGTACGGTATAGATAGTCAATGTGATAATGTTAATCTAGAAAGATTGTGGATAAAAAAGAATCTATCTGATCTAGCGGTGATTAATGATCCTACAGCTTGTATTATAACTACTCCTGTTACTCCAGTTATTTGTCCAGAACCTAGTTAATTAGATAAAAATTTTGTAAATTATATATATGGCACTTCCAATTCAACCTTCAGATACACAAGCAGGATGCAATCCTGTTTCTAGTAACTGCGTAATCTGGCAAGGGCCAGATATTCCATGCATTACATTATGCAGAGGGGATAGCATTTCTGATGTTACTTATAAGGTAGCAACAGAGCTTTGCACATTAGTTAATCAACTTGATATTGTTAATTTTAACGTATCGTGTTTTCCTCCTATTTGTCCTAAGCCTGAAAATATTAATGATCTAATTCAATTTATATTAGATCAACTTTGTCTATTACAGGGCGATGTAGCTACTACTAAATCTAATACAGGTTTTGATTGCACTGATGCTTTAAACTGTCAAATATCAATCGCGCCTTGTTTCCAATACACTAATGCATTTGGTGACTTAGTTACTCAAATGTCTTTGAGCGATTATGCTACAGCTATTGCTACTAAAGTATGTGATATTGTAGATGATATTACAACTATCAATGCTACACTTGTAACTATTGATGGACGCTTAGATGTACTTGAGGCATGTGTACTTCCATGCACACCTCCTGTATTTAATGTAACCATTCCTACTAGCTGCTTATCAGCTGAAACAGATATTCCACTTGAGACATTTGTAGAAGATCTTGAGGCTGCTTTCTGCGCATTGCAAACAGCAACTGGTAATCCTACTGAAATTGCAGGTGCTATTGCTCAGCAATGCATTAACTTAGATACTACTCCAACTATTAATAATGCAGCTGTTACTTACAATGCATTACCAGGTTGGGTAAATGCTGGTTCATATAATACAATGGCGGATGCTATTAACAATATGTGGATTACAATCTGTGATATCAGAACTGCTGTGCAAAGTGTTGTAACTAACTGTTGCAATCCAACATGTGCTGATGTGGATATTACAATGACCTCTAGCTTTACTAGCCCTAACTTATCACTTGTATTTAATGGTACAGCACCCGGTTTCTCAGATTGTTATCCTGCAGGTATGTATGTAACAATTACAGATGCTTATGGAGTATCTTATATAGAACAGGTTTCAGTTATTCCTAACTTAGGCGCTGGTGCTCAAATTATTGATCTTACATTATCAGGATTGAACTTATTTACAAACTTCACAGTTCAGTTAAATGTTTGTGCTGATAGTGCTGGTCTTAAGTGTAATGATACTATTATTCAAACTGTTGAGAATACAGCGCTTTGTCCAGCTATGACTTATGCAGCTGAAACAACCTATATTGACTATACATTTACTAACCCATTGTCCAGTCCTGTAACATACATTATTGAATGTTGGAACTCAGGTCTTACTGCAATCATTGCATCGAGCACTGAAGTGAATCCTGCAGCTGGTGCTGTAACAGGATCTATTACAGGTCTTGTAGCAGCAACTACATATAAATTACGTTTAAGAACAATCATTGGTTCTACAATCAGAGACTGCTCTTATACATCAGTAACTACTAAACCCTAATTAAATGGCTTGCTCAAATTGTAATTGTAATAATAACACATGTGGTTGTAAGGATACTCCCCTTACAACTGCACCTGTATATACATGCCCTCCCGATATAACTTGCCCGGATCCAACTCCGTGCTATGAGACTATCCAGGACACTTGTGTAAAACACAGTTCTCTATACTCTATATATCAGTTTGGTATTGGTATAGCTAATAATGATTATTATCCGGTACTATCTGCAGGTGCATCTTTAGAAAATGCATATCAAGCATTATCAGTTGGAACTCTAAATACAGACTGTCTTCCTCCTATTAATGTGCATCCTAGTTACGTGGGTACAACAGCTATTATACTTAACTGGGAAGATACTGGTGCAGATAGTTACACTGTAGATTATGGTACAGTACCAGGTGTGTATACAACTACACCTAGCTTAACAACTCCTACATTTACACTTACTCTTTTAAATTCTAATACCAACTATTATTTTAGAGTAAGAACAGATTGTGATGGCGATAGTTCTATTAGCGCAACCATTATAGTAAAGACATTACCCGTATTATAGTCCACGTTTGTTGGTTTAGCGTGACTAAACAGGAGGACCCCTGGGCGAAGGCTCGGGGGTTTTCTACTATATTTGTTTAGTAATCAGTAATGTATTACTTTTAAAGCTGCGAGAAATTTTGTAAATTATAGTAGGGGATATGGAAACTTTTGAAAAAGTAGATCTTAGTTTACCTAGATATAGGGCTAAGGCACATGAGGTGGACGGTAAAGACTTCTTTAAGGCTTTATGTAAGAAGATGCCAAAGGCTAAAGAGCTGGGTCATTCTAAAGTAAAGAAACTTATAAAGGCATTCAATGAGAGCATCACTGATGTTGTTATTGAAAACCGAGATGGAGTTGAACTATTAGAAGGCATAGGATACATCTTTATACTTAGTTGTAACATTAAGGTTAAAGAGAATGTAGACTACGCCAAGTCTAAGAAGTATGGTGTAAAGGTTTTGCATAAGAACTGGGAGACAGAAGGTAAAGTTGGTAAAATAGCTTACACTAACTGTAAGGTAAAATATAAGATCAAAGACAGCAATGTGTGGTTGTTTAGACCATGCAGAAGATTTAAGAAAGCTGTCTCCAAAGCTTATGTTGAAGACTGGACAAAATATATTGAACTAGCTAGAAATGAAAAGGTTTCTGCTCTGATAGACAGACAGGTTAAACAAAGAGACTATGGTAGGAAACTAACGTCACAAAAGCTAGAGACTTATAATGAATTTGATTTAAACGATTAACATGAATACAATAGGAGAAGCAATATCAAGGGTTAGAAACGGTATCAAAGCTGTTGATACTGATTCCTTCATCACTGATAGATTGATATACAGTAACATTATTAAGTATGCTAAGATGTATATCAAACAACAAACAGCTCAAAGCAGTCAGACTAGATTTAATAGTCTTTATGTTAAGCTTCCTTGTGTGGATCTTATTGAAGTAGACAAAGTAGAAGCATGCTGTGAGGTTAAGTCTGGTGTTCTTATTAAGAGAACAAAAGACAAACTACCGGGTGTACTAGAGGGTGGTCAGGGTTTATTACTTAGAACCGTGGCATCAGTAGATAACTCTATTGAAGCTTACAGAAGCACACCACAGTTTTATACTGCTCAACAGAAAACATCTGGAGCACGTTACAACAAAACAAAATATTACTGGTATCTTAATGGGTATTTATATCTACCTAATGTAGACTGGGATGCAATCACTATAGAAGGAATCTTTGAGAATAAGTTAATGCCTACATGTGATGATCCTTGTGCACCTATTCAAGACCAGTTTCTCAATATACCTGCAGAGTTGTTTGCTCAAGTAGAGCAGCAAGTTATTAATGACTTTATCAGAATGTCTCAGATTAATACTGATCCAGCTATTGCGGATAAACAATCACAACTTAGATCATAATGAACTACAACTACACACTTAAATATAGAACCTTTACTTCATTACTTGAAGATGTAAGAACAGACTTGAAGAGTCTAACTACTGATGGTGTAATTGATCCTTCTCAATTGATCAAAGTTGCTATGAGAGTTAACTATGATCTTGGTCTTAGAATCTACATGACTAAGGAAAGAGTATTAACTATTGAGAAAGGTAGAGTTAGATTACCAGATGACTTCTATGTAATGAACTTTGCTATGCTATGCGGTGAGCAAACGGTTAGTACTGTTAGCCCGCAAGGTACTAATATTCAAGAAGTTGTACCAGAGTACAGACCTTGGATTGATGAGCTACCTTGTACTAATGATATAAATCTTGGAGAGAAAGCGTGTCTTACCAAATGCGGTAACAGCTATGAACTTATCCAAGTTATTGGTACTCAGGAGAGAACATACAAGTTAATGGAGCCTGTATCTTTTAAGAACTCTCAGTATGTAGATTGTGACTGCCCTAACTTAAGTTACAGAAGTCATAATGCTGCTTATATAAAAGATGGATGGATCTACATAAACCTTGAAGACGGTAAGATGTATCTTAACTACCAAGGTACTCTTGAGGATGATGAAGGTGACTTGATGGTACCAGATCATCCAATGATCAATGAGTACTATGAATATGCCCTTAAGAAACGTATACTAGAGAACTTAATTATGGACGGTGCTAATGTAACTAACCAATTACAATTAGTTATGCAAGAGTACAGAACCGCTAGAAACTATGCACTCTCTATTGTTAATACTCCTAACTTCTCTGAGATGGAAAAAGTATGGGCTATGAACCGTAAAGCAATGTACGCTAAGTACTACGATATGTTCAAGTCTTACTTTATACCAACTAAGTTTAATATAAATAACGCTGTATAAGTATGGCTAAAAATATGCAAGGCGGCATCAGCGCTGAAACAGATGTTTTTAATAAAGGTCTGGTTAAAGATTTTGATGATGTTTATAATCCTGAAGGAGCGTGGTCTCATGCCCGCAATGCTGTTAACAATAGTGTAACGGGTAAGATTGGTGTGCTTGGTAATGAACCTGCAAATGGTTTCTGCACACAAGCCCCCTACACGGTAATTGGTGCAATCAACCTAACATTAGATAAGTGGATTATATATTCTACTGATGATACTAATAGTGAGATTGGATACTTTGAAGAAGATGCTTGTGCATATACAACTATAGTAAATGATCCTTGCTTAGGTTTTAAAAAGACCAACTTAATTAGTGGTATTTCAAAGGAGAACTTTGATTGCTCTTGGCAAGTATACTGGGCAGATGGTTTGAATCCAGATAGAACTCTTAATGTAGGAAACTATCTTAATGCTCCTTTCACACAACCTTGGCCAGGTGTACCCTATGTATGTAGAGATACTTTAAGCGGACCGTGTGAGAACTGTGAGCCTATCTTACCATTACAGTTAGACTGTGATAAGATAAGACTATCTAAGTTAATGAGCACACCTTGTGTGACTGTAAGTAAAGGTTCTTCAGGTGGTACACTTCAGAATGGATCCTATTATGCAATTATTGCATATTCCGTTAACCAGCAAAAGGTAACTGATTACTTTACACCTAGTAACGTACAAGCGTTATTTGAGCATGATAACTTATCAGGATCTTTATTGATCACTGTTACAAATGCGGAAACTGAAGTATTTGATGAGTTTGAATTGACTATAGTAAGAACTATTAATCAACAAACTAGTGCTAAGAAGATTGGGTACTACAATACTAATGGTGTTGTAGAGATCCCGTTAGATTATATTAATGAGGCACTTGTAACAGTTCCTATTGAGACTATTCCTATCAGAACTCCTGAGTATGAAAAGTCTGAGGCTATTTATAGAAATGGAACATATGCATTGCGTGTGGCTCCTACTAGTAAGTTTGACTTTAACTACCAACCATTAGCTAATCAGATTGAAGCTGAATGGGTTATGGTAGAACAACCATATAACTACTATGCAAAAGGTGGTAATGAAACAGGGTACATGCGTGATGAACAGTATGCATTCTGGATCAGATGGGTCTATAATACAGGAGAGAAATCTAGCTCTTACCATATCCCAGGTAGGCCTAAGCAAGTAGGACTTGAGATTGATAACGCAGGATTGGATCTACCAACTCCTGGTTTGGGTTCTGCAGACAATATTGAACTAGCTCAGTTTAATGATGAGGGTGGTGTGTATCAGGCCCCTAAGTTATGGGAGATGATAAATACTGCTTATGCAACAACATCTAACTTACCTACTGATGCTGCACCTGTAGTTTCAGGTCAAGTTGTAGCACGCGGTAAAATGGGTTACTGGGAATCAACAGAAACATATCCTGCTGATAATCATGAAGTATGGGATGCAAGTGCTCACACTTGGTCTAATACTGGTATGAGTTATCATGACTTATGCGGTAAGCCTATCAGACATCATAAGATGCCAGCTGACATAGTTAATACTACATCTAACAGTGATGGTAGTGTATCTAACTACTCGCGCGTGCGTACAGACGGAGCTGTTCCAAAAGCAATTAGAATACTAGGAACATCCTTTAGTAATATCAGACCTCCTGTAGATAACAACGGTGTGTTGATACCAGGTATTGTGGGATATGAAATACTTAGAAGTTCTCGTGAGGGAAACAAATCTGTAGTAGCAAAAGGTATTATTAATAACATGCGTTCTTATCAGAATGCGGATAATGATAAAATATACTACCAGAACTATCCATATAATCCACTAGGTACTGACTACAGTTTAACAACAAAACCTTGGACGGATACTGATGGTTGGAATGATGATAAGAACTTACTTAAGTCTTATAGTAAATCATTATTTACTTTTCACTCGCCTGATACTCAGTTTAAGAATCCGTTCTTATCTGCACAAGAGTTAAGACTCTATGGTGAGGTTGGATCTGAGAATAATGTTAGTGGTAACTTTCAAAAGGTTAATGAGCATCCTAAAGAAAAGCTACCAACTAATATTGCGTTTGCCGTATCAATGGCTGTAGGTATAGCCCTTGCTGGTAAAGCTGTGCAAGGTAAAGAAACAAGAGCTATTGAATTACCTAGAATTTTTAATGCTGGTGTTAATGGTACAGCTGGAGTTTCTACAGGTAGTGCTGTAATAGTAAATCCTATTACAGGTTCAAATACATCTGAGGCTACTTATCAAGAAACAGCTTCATCCACTATTAATACAGCAGCCGTTGCTGTTGGATTACCTAGTGCAATAAATGTTTTAAATGCAAGTGCAGAAACTATGAACGCTACGCTTGTGGGCGTTCCTACAGTAGGTGGCGGTATAGGTGGTGCAAAAAATAATACTATTGAGAAAAGTGATACTGAGTATATGCCTGCCGGTGTAAAAATCTTTGGTGGTATTATAACTTATGCTCAGTATATGGTGCAAGGAGCTGATGCTACTTTGGATATTATAAGAGGTTTTTCTAAGTACCAGCAGTTTGCAGTATCTTATATATCACATGGTGATATGCATAAGCACAACATAGGTAACGCTAAACATACTACAGGTACTTCTAGACGTTATATAAGAAACTCTAATTATTTAGATAATCAGTTACAACAGTTTGGTGAACTTACAATTAATAACGCATACAGAGGTAGAGCTGTTGTTGTAGATTTAGTTAAAGCAAACGGTGGTGGTATAATAGAAGGTGATATTAATAACCCTTCTCAAACAGATAACACTGCACAAATTATAAGTACTGCTATGACCAGCGGATTGCTTACTTATAATCCAAACAAACCAATGGATGGTGATAATAATGCTCAACATCACTTTGATACATTTAATACAACAGCAATTTCCTACTATGCTGGTATGAAGATTAGACTTCGTAACCAGTATGGTCAGTTAGATTCTATTAGACAGCTTACAACTGGTTGTTACAATCCTGTAAGAAATGTAACATTAGGATCAAGATTTACATCAGCTGTTACATTTGGTGGAGATGTTTATATAGGAAGATATACTGAGAAAAATACTTTCTTTTATTTCTATGACTGGATGGTAAATCAACCTGATGGGACTGAGTTTGATTATAGACTTAGATCAATGATTAACAATCCTAGATTCTGGGCTGACTTTACTAAGTTTGACACCAACCAGTTTATACAGAATGTAATAGGAAGTATTATAAGTTTACCACCACAACTAGGAAACTTAATATCAGATGGTATTCCATCAGCCCTTAGCAATCTTGATTTAACCATTGGTACAAATACTATTAATGGAGGAGGTATTTCTTTTGGGGATATGGCTCAATCAATTGCTGCTTTCTTCAGGTTAATGAAGAAGAACTGTTACTTCTACTTATTCCAATCAGGTGTAAGAGACTTCTTTGTTGAGTCTGAAATAAATGTAGATCTAAGAGACTGGGGAACACAACCAAGTGAATGGCACTATGATCCATACAGAAGAACAGACCTTCAACAATTATTTAATATTGATATTATTAAGTCTGGTAACTACTTTAAGTATGACCTTTCATTAAGTGTATCTAGAATATTTAACAACTTCATTTCATGGGGTAACATGCAGCCTAGATATTATAATCCGTATATTGCTGAGACATGTTATACACATTATAAGAATAGAATTGTATATTCATTACCGCAAACACAAGATGCTATAAGAGACTCATGGAAAGTTTATCTAGCTAATAACTATAAAGATTTTACATCACGAGTTACTGCAGTTAAACCTATTGGTAAGACCGGAGCTTTAATATTATTTGATAGAGACTCTCCTGTGCAATTCTTAAGTAGTGAATCAATGGAGTTAGACTTGGGAACTAAGATAACTATTGGTGACGGTAGTTTATTCTCTCAAGCAATGCAGAACTTATCTAACTCTGATCCTGAATACCAACATGGTTCTTGTCAGAATAGATTATCTGTAATTAATACCCCAGCTGGTATATACTTTATGAGTCAGTCCCAGGGTAAGATCTTTGCTGTTACGGGAGAAGGTTTGCAAGAAATATCAGCAGCAGGAATGCGTTGGTGGTTTAATAAGTATTTACCATATACTTTATTAGAAGACTATCCTAACTTTGAGTTAGTGGATAACCCGGTTGTAGGTATTGGTTGTCAGTCTACATTTGATAATACTAATATCTTATTGTATTTCTGTAAGAAAGACTATAGAGTTAGACCGGAGTATAAAGATAGAATCACATACGGTAGAGCAAAGGACCCACGTTACTTTACTTTAGACGGTCTTCACAATATCATATTAGGTGATCCTATATATTTTGAGGATACATCTTGGACTATTAGTTATGACCCTAAAGCGCAAGCATGGATATCATTCCATGACTGGCACCCAGAGTTAGCTATTGCAAGTAAAACAAACTTCTTAACTACTCAGACCGGCCTTCTTGGGGAAGGTAAGATATGGAGACATAACCAAAGAACTGATGCATTTGCAAACTACTATGGTCAAGACTACCCATTTGAAATTGAGTTTATTAGTAATACAGGACAACAGGTAAACACACTTAAGAGTATTGAGTACCAGTTAGAGTGTTACACATACCGCACAGATGGGTTAGATACATACCATGTGCTCGATCACAACTTTGATCATGCTGTAATATCCAACACTGAACAAGTTTCTGGTTTACTTAACTTGAATATTATGCCTAAGAACAATGCACCAGCATTGGTAAACTATCCTGTAGTAAACTTAGGTAGCATTGATATTCTTTATAGTAAAGTAGAACAGAAATATAGATTCAATCAATTCTGGGATATTACTAGAGACCGTGGTGAGTATACTTACCCTAACGTTCAACAACCTATTTGGAATACAGAACTAAATGGTTATATTAGAACACTGAATCCTAACAACTTGAACTATCAGAAACCTGCATTCCAGCATAAGAAGTTTAGACACTACACATCTTATGTACTGTTATACAGAAATGTATCAGGACCTGTGAAAATGTTGTTCAGGTTATCTACTAATAAGAATCTTAACTCACCTAGATAATGAAAGGTAACGTTACCAAAACAGGATACTGGCCAGATAGTCCAGACAGAAATAATGACTTTAATATCATACCCTCCAATGAAATAACAATGGAGGGTATGGACATGCCTTTAATGGGTGTAAGTAATACAGGTGATAAGAAGCTTATGCTTCCCGGTAAAAATTATAAATTCAAAGGTGAATCAGTTATGGAGACTCCTCTAGACAAAGGTATATTCCTAGGTGCTTACAAACAAGTTGGTGGTCAACTAGTACCACATGATATATCAGTACCTAATCTTAGTAGACAGCAAGGTGGTTCTAATTTTAAAACTAAATTGAATCCTCAAGAGGAACAACAGTTTAAACAGTTTTACCAAACACTTCCTGGTAACCTAAGAGAGGATGATGCTAGCTATGATACACGTGGTTATTGGGATGCATCAGGAAGACCTTCAGAGTTTGATTACTCACAGCCTACAGATGAAGATGGTTATTACCATGCGTTTAGTAGACATCCTGAAACCGGTAAGATATTAAAGTCACCAGGACATCCTACATTCAAGTATGCTGTAGATAAGACACCTATTGATGGTAACACTTATATACCTACCGTAGGAGTTGACGGTAATGTTTATATGAGAGATCTTAATCAAGATGCTGAAAGTCTACAAAGACAGAAGGGAGGTCCTGCTAAAAGATTTAATACAAATCTTAGGGGTGCTGAACTTGAAGCATTTAATCAACATGCTCAACAATTTCCATCATTAACAACAGATACTGGAGATTACGATACACAAGGTTTTTATAAAGAAGTTTATAATAAGAACAATGGTGACATGAATGCAATTACTGCAGCATTAACCCCGGGTTCTCCAACAGCGCATGTTGGTAATGATAGGTATAAGAAACCTAATCATCCTACTTTCTCTAAAGAATCAAAGTATCATATACCTGTCTTAAGACCTGCTGGTGAATGGGGACATAATGAAGAGGGTGATTATGATTACTTCAATGCCTCTAGACGTAATATTAAAAACATGACTAAGTCTGATGGGTCTCCTTTAGATTATTTTAAAAGAGCGGAAGATTATAATCAAGATGGTACACCCGATGTCAAGTTGTTTTATAAAGGACAACCCGTGTTTAAAGAAGGAGGATCAGTAAAGAAGGTTAAGATAAAGTCACTACCTAAGAATTGGAAAACCCAGTAAAAATCAGTATCTTATAAATAATTAGTATATTAGCAAATTATGGATAATAACTATCTTTTTTTAGCAATGCAAACCGGAGGTCAGTTATCTCCTGAGCAATTGCAACGTGCCCAACAGATGGGTCAATTACCCCAAATGAATATGGGTGCAGGTCTTAATGATATTCAGAAAAAGAATATGGCAGAGGCTCAACATTACAATATGTTTAGAAAGGGCGGTGTACCTAAGAGGTATGCTGAAGGTGGAGAACAAGAAGAGATTGATCAGCAATATATGTCTCCATATACACAATATAATCAGCGTGTATCTGATTTCTTACAGAATCTTAGAGCTACATCAATGAATGCATTGCAAGATGAGATGGTTGGTGTTAATGATGAGTATGCTGAAGAAGCTGATCAGATTGAGATGGAACAAGCTCAGTATGGTAGACAAGTATCACAATCTACAGTAAACCCTCAGGGTATGGCTGCGGTTAATGCTTGGACTCAAGCTGCTCAAAATACAAAAGATTTAACTAAACCTCTTGCTCAAACAGCAGGACTAATGTCTGGTCTTAAAGGATACTTTGGAGATAAAGCGTCTTATGAGGCTAACCCTTATAATGCTGCATGGAATCCTACAAGACTTACTATGACTAATGTAGGCACCGGTGAGAAGACTGTGACCCGTGCTGGACGTGATGGATTCTTTTCACAACCTGCACCAACAGGTACTCAAGCACCTGCAAATACAAATACTGAAGAATGTACCCCAGGTATGAATTGTTTTGAATATGGTGGACAATACTTTCAAATAGGTGGTTCAAACTGGGAACAACAATTGTTTCAAGGTACACCTATGGCTCCACAACAAGCTCAACCACAACGTGGAACAGGTGACATGTTAAGAGTGCAGCCACAAGGATCTCAGTATAGTGCAGAAGCTATAGCAAATGCAAGAGCTATGGGATGGGGTGATGATGTAGCTGGTTATGCTAATTCTGGATGGGGAGTGAATCCGGCAAGTCTACCAAAAACTACTAAAAAGAAATCGGGTACTAAAACTACTCCTGCGGCTACTACAACTACAACTGCACCAGCTGCAACTACAGACGCTACTAAAAAAGCTGAAGAGGAAAAGAAAAAAGCTGATGAAGCTAAAAAGGCTGAAGAAGATAAGAAGGCTAAAGAAGAAGGTAAGACTACAACTACTGAAGAAAAGCCTAAGGAGGAACAAAAGAAAACAGGTGAAGTAGATTACTTAGCAATGTTAGCAGATCCAACTGGTCAGAATGCTGGGGGAGTGTATAGAACTGATAAGAATGGTAATCCTGTTCCTATGGCTTTCTATGATCCAAACATGCGTTTGACAGGAATGGATGCTACATATAGAAACAATGCTGCGTCATGGTTTAGAAAGAATAAGAAACCTGGGCAGATGAAGTCTGTATCATTTGACTTTGCATCAGGAACACCTTATACAGTTCCTGGTACACAAACTCCTGCTGCAAATACAACAGCACCAACTGTTGCAAATAATGCAACAACTCCACAACCTGGAACTACAACAACTCCAGCTAGTAATCAATCAGCACCAGCTGCTCAACCAGTACCTAACCAAACTAGTAGATTTTTCCCACAGGCTCCACAGCCTACAACAACATATCCAGGAGGACCATTTCCTGCTGGTAATGTAAGTGATGCTAACTTTATAGATGAGCAATGGAAAGAAGCTGCTGCTAACTGGCGTCCTGGTATGCAATGGAATGGTCCGCAAAATATGCTACCGTCATCTATTAGACAGACTCCAAAAGTAGCACCAGGATCAGCAACTCAAAGTATGATTGCTCCTAGTATTACACCAGGTATGCAGAATGTATTTCCTTACGCTCCTGCAACAGGTCCTGTACAACCTCAAGTTCAACCACAAGCTCCTGCTCCTCTTTCAGGAAGAGAACAAAGACAGCAAATAAGACAAACTGGTAGAGAGAACAGACGCAACTCAATTGAAGAAGCTAATAGAAGAGCAGCTGAAGAAATTCAAAAAGCTATACAAGGTTATGCTTATGGAGGTCAGTACTTTCAAATAGGTGGTGAAGAAGAAGGTATTGGAGTTTTAGCAAATCCTGTAGCACCAGAAACTAATACCAATTTCTTTGAGACTGGTTTATTACCTAAAGCAGAAGAATCAAACTATATGTCTCCAGCTTTACCAGGTGAAACTGTTATAGAACAAGACAAGATGTTTAGAGCCACTTATGATAAGAATAAGAAGAGTAATCCATTCTTTGCTCCAGCTATGTTAGCTGGTCTTAATCTAGTAGCAGGTGCTGCTGAAAATATGGATGCTAAAAAGAAAGAAAAAGAAGCAAGAGGTAAGTTTTCATATGATCAAATCTATACTGCTAACCCTGAGACATCAGGTAGCAGAGGTGACTGGACAGTCAATGAAGGTTACAAGAGACCTAATGATACGGTAGCAACTCAGTTTACTGGAGCTGGTAGACAAATGCAATGGGGTGGAGCTTATGCTGAAGGTGATGAACTATACTTAGATGAAGATGCAATCCAAGCATTCTTAGCAGCAGGTGGTCAGTTAGATTATTTAGATTAAGCTATGAGAAAAGTAAAAATTACAGGTTTACCAAAAAATGCCAAAGGCGGTACAGCTCCAACAAGTTTGTACAAACAGATAGCGCCTAGCTATATGGCTGACTCTTTATCTACTAAAGAGTTAAAAAAGAAAACTACCTTAGGACCTGTACCTGAGGGTATGGCTAATCTTGAGGCGGAGAAGGGTGAAACAGCACTTGTTCCAGATGTTGATGGTTTACCAGCTCACTACCAGATTGGTGGTAAGCGTCACTCACAAGGTGGTACTCCATTAAACTTACCAGAGAACTCATTTATCTTTAGTGATACATCTTCTATGAAGATTAAAGATCCTAAAGTTCTTGAGGAGTTTGGTATGCCTAAGAAGAAAGGTGGTTATACTCCAGCTGATGTAGCTAAAAGATATGATATCAATAAGTACCGCGAGATACTTTCTGATACAACTACAGACAAGATGGCTAAGGAGACAGCTGAGAAGATGATCTCTAACTATAACGTTAAGTTAGCTAAGCTTGCTTTATATCAAGAATCTAAGAAAGGTTTTCCTGATGGTATTCCTACAGTAGCATTACCATACTTAGCAATGAATGCTGTTCAACCTCAGGATATATTACCTCTAAAAGAGGCTCAGACTCCCGCAATGCAAGGAGCTGAAGCTGAAGTTGAAGCTGCAAGTAATCCTACTGAGGCACAATTTGAAGCACAGCAAACTGAACCAATGGCTCGCTATGGTGGTGTTGCTAATAAGATTAAAGGTAACCCTTTGCTTAAGAAAGTATACGCTAAGTTAGGTGGATCTAAAAACAGATTCAAACCTGAGACTGGTATATATATGACTATGGCTGAAGGGGGTCCTGTATTTACTGATGGTAATGGTGTACAGTATTCTAAGAATACAAGTGACATTGATATTCCAGCTATGTTTGGATATGGTGGTCAAGCAATGTATCAGAAAGGTGGTGATGTACCAAACACTCCTGTAGATGCTTCTAAACCAGCTGATAATAAAATACCAGAGGGTAAGATTAAAAAGATTGATGATCCTTCACTAGCTGTAGGTGATTACTATAAAGATGCTGAAGGTAAAGTTAGAAAGGTAACTAAGATTAAGGCTACTGATAAAGTAGTAAACAAGTCTGTATCTGGTAAAGAGAACTACAAGCCTAAGTATGGTTCTGTAGAAGAAGATGTAAAGAAAGCTGAAGAGATCATGAAAGGTCTTGAAGCTAAAGGTTACGCTAAGAAAGGTGATACAGGATGGATTGTATATAGAGGTGCTGCTAAAGCATTGAACCTACAAGATAAAGACTTCTTAACTGGACTATCTTCTTATAACAAAGGAGAAGACGGTAAGTCACTTGGTGCCCCAGGATTTAAAATTGCTAAGCAATCCTCATATGAGGACAAGACTATGAAGAAAAGAGTTAGTGATGGCTTCTATGGCTATGCTGACCCAAGCATGGTTGAGTTACGTTACTGGCAGGCAAGAAATCCAAATGCTCCTATAGAAGAGTTTGATAAACTTGATGATAAAGCTAAGGTTCAGAACCGTAAGGAAATGCTTAAGTTTTATAACTACTCAGATGATGAGATTAACAAACTAGGTGATGCTATCAATGACCCTGCTAAGTTATATACCAAAGACTTTGTATCTAATAAAGAAAAAGGTTTAGTAAAGAGAAACCAACAGAAGTTTGAGACTTCAGGTTATCGTTCTCAATTAGGAGATGACTTTATGTTTGGTCTTGAGCATATGGACAAGTACAATATGGAGATGGCTCCAGAAGGTGATCTTGCTGATGCAGAAGTTACTAAAGAAAAGGATAACAAAGAGATACCAAAAAATGAATCAGAAGATCCAGCAGCTAAGCCTCAGATGGGTCCTGAGTGGTGGTTACAAGATGTAATCAAAACTGCAGGAGCTGCTGGTGATATGGCTCGTGTGCAAAAACGTTTACCTTGGGCACCTAAGTTAAACCCTGTATTAATGGATCCTACATTCTATGATCCAACTAGAGAGTTAGCTGCTACACAAGAACAGTATAACATAGGTATGCAAGGAGCAACTGCTTATGCACCATCTCAAGCTTTGAATTCTCGTCAGTCTCAAATGGCTGGTCAAGGAGCTAAAGCTGCAGCAGATATACTAGGTAGATACAACAATATGAATGTAGGTCAAGCTAATCAGTTCTCAGCAACTAAAGCACAAGTCCTAAATCAGGCTAATGCAAGCAATGCTGAGATTACTAAAGGATTGTTTGATGCTACTACTATTGCTAATCAGCAGTATGACAACGCTAAGAACCAAGCTCGCCAAGAATTACGTCAGTCTTACATTGATGCAATTACTAATAAGGAACAAGCATATGCGTTGAACCAACTGTACCCTAACTATCAGATTGATCCTTCTCAAGGAGGTAGACTTATATTTTCAGGCGGTGATGATCTTACTGGTCAAACTACTGGAGATAACGCTAGTGTTGCAGCATTTAAGAAACTTAAGGATGATCCAGCTATGCAAGGTATAGATGATAACACATTGCTTCAGTTGGTTACAGGTAAGGGTTATACTCAACAACCTAAGTCTGAAAGTGACTCATGGTTGGCAGCAATGCAGAATATAGCTCCGGGTGGTGCAGGATTAGGACCTTACTACCAACAAGGACCAGAGGATCAAGGATAACTCTTAAAAGTTTAAACTTAAATCATTTAATAAACTTCTAAGATTTTATTTGTATATTTACAATATAAACTATGGCAACGTACTTACAAGGTGTAACCGATTATATCCCACAGATTCAACCCTTCAAACCGGACTTGAATTTCTATCAGGGAGTGCTTGAAACTAAACAGGCACAATACAAGGCTGGCTATGACCAGCTTAACAACATTTATGGAACTATGCTTAACTCAGAGTTGTCTCGTACAGATAACAATGAGAGAAGAGATGAGTTCTTTAATAAGATTCAGACAGACATTCAGAAGATATCTGGTTTAGATCTTTCTCGCAATGAGAATGTTGAGGCGGCACAAAAAGTATTCCAACCTATTATTGATGATAAGTACATCCTTAAAGACATGTCTTTTACCAAATCTTACAGAAGAGAACAAGGTAAGGCTGATGCTTTTATGAATTGTACAGATGAAAAGAAGTGTGGTGGTAAGTATTGGGAAGGTGGTGTAAGAGCTTTAGATTATCAGAGACAAGACTTTATGGATGCTGATATTGACCAATCACTTGGTTATCAGAATCCAACGTATACTCCTTATGTTAACGTGTATAAGAAAGCTATGGACTTTGCTAAGGACATGGGCTTTGATACTAAAACTGTAAGCTGGAGTCCAGACGGTAGATATATTATTACTACCAAGAACGGTCCTCAGATGGTTACAGGATTAACTGATGCTTTTGTAAATGCATTTGCTGGTGACCCTACGGTTACAGGTATGTATAAAACACAAGCGTACTTAGATAGAAAAGATTATACATCAGCAAACGCTGAAAGATTTGGTGGTGATAAAGTAGCTGCTGAAAAAGAATACCTTGTTGCAGAATCTAATAAGATTAACGAGTACATGCGTAACCTTCAAGCTCAAGCTGAAAAGGACAAAGAACAAGTTAAAGTAACTAAGGCTGCTGCACAAGAATCTGTAGAGAAGACTCCAATCAATCCTGATCTTGACCAAGGCTTTGCTGCTATGATCAATGGTTTGGATGCAGATGAGCAAAATGCTAATACAGTAGCTACTGTAGCAACAGAAAGTTTAGATGCAACAAATGGTATAGACTACAATAAGATGAGTCTAGAAGCATTGCGTTACAGAGTTGATACAGCTAAAGCTAATCAGTTATTATACTCTGATATGGCTGGCGCTGCTGAGAACTATGCAATGAATACTATGGAACAAGAAGTAGAGGTAGACAAGTATGCCTTTGCTAACTTTGAACATGGTCTTAGAATGTCTGAGATTGCTTATAAGGATTCTCTTGAGCAAGCAAAAAAGAAAAAGGAAGATGAAGAGGAAGCTGCACTAGAAGCTGAGTATACCTTAAATGGTGAAATGGGAACTCCTGTAGATACTGGTGCTGACAGCGGTCTAGTAGACATGCAGAAACTTATTACAGATGCTCAGAATGAATCTGTTAGTGAAGTTACTGGTGCAACTGATAAGAAGTCATTGTATGTATATGAAAAGTTAAATACAATTGCTAACGGTTCTGGATACACAGATGCACAAAGAGCATCAGCTAAAGCGTCAATGCAAAATATCTTTGGTGGATTAGGTAGTACAGATGCTGAAATACGCGAGGCATTATCTACTGGTGGTCAAGGTGGTCTAGCTGAAATGTGGGGAACATTTAAAAAAGCAGTAAGAGGTAAAGACCTTAACGCTAAACTTGACGCATTTACTTCAACAGGAGGTAACGGTTTATTTAGAGAGGATGCTGCATTCTCTGCAGATATGGCTAGATTTGATGCTCAGTTGGAACCAGCTAAGATGAAAGCTGAAGCTATTACTCAGGCTACTAAAGAAAACAATAAGGCTGTTAGACAGCAAATGATAGCTGAAGGTATGGATCCTACTAAAGCAGATATGTTCATTGATGCTTCAGGAAATCTACGTGGAGTTAGTGAATTCAAGAAACGTTGGAACGGTAAGTATGGTGATAACTATATGATCAATGACTGGGAGGACGGTTTAGATGATTTACAAGAAAGATATAAGAAAATATATAATGGTGGTAAAGTTCCTATCAAATCTCACTTACAAGGTATGGATGAAGTAGGAGCAAGTGGTTTGCATGCTATGGCTACTATGTTTAGCATGGACCCTGCACAACTTGGAGGAATGCGTACTAAAGCTAAGGAATTATATCAATCTGATATTATGCCAGCTATGATGGATCCTGCTAAAGGTAACGCACGTTTCTTTACTGGAGATATTATTGGCAAAGATGCAGATGATATTGCTGATCTAGAAGTAGATGGTGAAGACGCTGTATTAGCTAAGAACATGCTTAATGACATTATGCGTTCTGCATTCACTACTAAGTGGAAAGGTGAGAAAGCTGAAAGACCTACAATGGATATCACAAGACACTCTCTAGTAGGGGGTGATCCTAATAAAGTAGGTGTTACATTTACCATTAACCAAAACTATATTGACGGGTTCAAAGGTTCTGCAAAAGAAAAAGGACTGTTAAATAGTATGTTTGGAGCAGCTGGTAACAATAAGATATCAGTTGTAATGGATAAGAAAGCTGCTAACTCAACGTTCTTTAGAGAGCTTGAGCCAACACCAGTAGAATATGTATTCAACAGTAAGGGTAGCATAGCAGTTAATGCGTTCGCTAACACAGCAGGGGCTGCTACTATTTCTAAAACACCAAGTGGATTTATTTCTATTACGGGTAATATGAAGGTGTTTGATCCAGACTCAGGAAGACTTGTAGACATGCCTAATGCGTGGAACGGTTTACTTGAGAATGATGCAAATATTAATGATGCATACGCAATGGTTACCCAAGCTTTACATGAACAAGCTCAAGACAACATAGCTCAGTCTAGAGGCTTAATAAAATAATTTTATGGCGGAACAAAATACTCCTGAGAAAGGTGCGCTTGTCACACCTGCTACTTTAAAATTGCAAAATGCACAAGGTGCTAAGTCACCTGTTAGTGGTGCTCCAGTAACTGGAGATATAAAAAGGGCAGCTGGTACTTCAGCAGGACCGCCTAATAAGCAGCCTGCTAACATGTCTAATCAGGAGAGGGCATTAGCACGTATGAACGGAGCTATGCTTAATGCATATACTCCAGATACAAATAAGTATAATAAGATTACTACCTATAATGCAACGCATCATGGTAGAAACTTTGAAAGATACTATGCTCACCCTAAGTTTAAAGAGTTAGGCTTTAGTCCGTTTAGAGATAACGAGGCTCACTATAATAAGAACTCTTCTCTATGGGATGATGCACAAAGAGGTATTGTAACCGCTGGTAAGCTATTTGGTGGAGCATTTGTTGGGGCAGCTAAGAACTGGTCTAACCCGTTTTCAATGGAGCCTGATACAGAAGCTAGTGATGAAATGGAAAGACTTATGTCTATTGGTTCCTCAAATAGAGGAGGCTTTGGCTCAAGTGTAATCAACTTTGGAGTTAACTCAGCTTACGGTTTTGGTGTAATGGGTGAGGTACTTGCTGAAGAAGCAGCGCTTGCATTAGGTACAGCTTTTTCTGGTGGTGCGTTAGGAGGGATGGCAGGTTTAAGAACCGCTTTAAATGCTAAGAAACTAGCAGGAGCATTTAGTTTAGGTAAAGCTGCAAAGTCTTTTACTAGTGCATTTAAAAATGTGACTAAGATAAATGAAGCACGTCAACTATGGGGTGCTGCAAAAGGAATTGGTAAAGCAGCTGATTATCTTACACCGTTTAGTCAAACAAGATCTTTACTTACTCAAGCAGGTAGAGCTGAAGCTAAATGGGATAGTCTCGATAACATGGCTAAAGTATCTAAAGGCTTTGGTTCATTCTACAGAGACTTACGTGAGATTAATGCTGTTACATATGAATCTAAATTAGAAGGTGGTGGAGTTCAGACTGAGGTTATTAACAACTTGATGTCTGACTTTAGAAAGAAGAACGGTAGAGACCCTAATGACCAAGAGGCACAGCTTATGTACCAACAAGGTCATAAAGCTGGGTACTTAAATGCTCAGATGAATGCTGTTGGTATTTATATATCTAACAAGATTGTATTAGACAAAGCATTAAAGGGTATACCGGGAATGGCTCAAGCTGATAATGTAGCTAGAAGAACCATGAAAGGTACATTACTAAAGGTTCAGGACTGGGCTAAGAAAGGAGTTAATCCTTGGGAAGTTGCGTCTGGTATTAAGAAGTATGGTAAAGCTGCTTTCTACAAACAAACATTCAATCCAAAGAACTTAGCTAAAGGTGGTTTAGGTTACCTGTCTGCTAACTTAATGGAAGGTACTCAAGAGGTATACCAAGAAGCAATTGCTAATGGTATTACTAGTTATTATATGGACTCATTTAATAATCCATCTCGTGTAGGTGGAGCAGAGTTCCAAGCTAAGATGTTAGGTGGTTTAAAGTCACAGATGAGTGGACAAGGTATGGAAACATTCTTATCTGGATTCTTGATGGCTGGACCAATGACTGCAGCTCAGTCAGCATTCTTTAAAGGAATGGACATGACTAGAAGAGCTAAGTTAAAGATGCAAGATAAAGCTTTTAAAGCTGATCCTGCTAATGCTGGTAAGGCAAGTCCATTTGAAGAACAACTCAATGCAGAGAAAGACTACGACAACAAAGTTGTAGATGCGTTGAATGATATGACAATGGATCCTAAGAAGTACTTCTCTGCTATTGAGCAGAACGCAAGAACTCAGGCTGACTTAGAAAGATTAGGAGAACAAGCCGCAGCTGATGGAGACATGCATGCTGCTAAAAATATTAAGGATGAATCATTGACCAACCACATTATTACAATGTTGGAGTCTGGTCACTTTGAAATATTCCAAGACCAACTTAAAGGTCTTAAAGAGTTAGATACTCAAGAGTTACAAGAAGCTTTTGATGAGCCTGGTGATGCTAAGAAAACTGTAGCACAAAGAATTGATGCTGTACTTAAAAGAACAGAACAAATCAAAGCTACTTATCAAAAGTATCAAGAGAAAACAAATCCATTCTCAATGCGTGAAGACCCATTGAGCTATATGGCATTTGAACAAGCTAGAAATATTGCTATTAGAAATGATGTGACCTACCAGCGTACTGGTGAGCGTATGACTGATATCTTAAATCAGTTTAATAGTAATATGCCTTTCACAAATGCTGATGCTACAGACTTTACTAATTTGTTTGTAGTAGGAGGTATGACTGAAGGCGGTAGTCCTAGAATAGGTTTAGGTAGTGAAATCAACTTATTGGATCAACAAATCCAAGGTTTAGATCCAGACATCCCAGAACAAAAAGCTGAGATGGACCGCCTTACTGAGAAGAGAGATAATCTTAAAAGTCTTAGCGGAACCTTACAAGCTTTTGCGTCTGCTTATAAAACAACACAGTCTGCTGCTCAAACTGAAGAGAAACATGCTACTAACATGGATACCTTCATTGAGACTGAGAAAGTATTCAAAGAAGCTTATGCTACTTATGTAAGAGGATTGGCTAAAGCTTCTGGTCAAACTGTTCTTGATTCAGCAATAGATGAAGGTTTCCAACAACTAGCTGACTTCTGGAAACTTAATGCAGATAGACAAGATGTAGCTAATGCTGTTAACATGATGCAGAATCCTGACATGTACAGAAACGCTACGGAAAAGATAAGAGATGCAATGGATAAAGCATTTGCAGCTCGTAAAGAAAGTTTAAAGAAAGCACTAGATGGCTATAAGAAAAAGCATTTAGTTAACGCTTTCTTTAATGACTTATTTGAAAAGTATAATGCGTTTGTAGAACCAGAGGAAGCTAATGGTTATATAGATAAGAATATAGTACCTGAAACATTCTATGATGCTGATACCCTAGAAGAAATTGAACCGGGGTCAGAAAAGTATAAAGGTATCATGGCACTGATTGATCAGTATGATGAAATTTACTTTGAAGAAACTGGTGAGCGTCTTATAAGAACAGAGTTACCAGAGAACATGCAAAGACTTGCAGGTTACAACACTGAGACTAAAGAAGCTATTTACCAAGAGTTCACACCTAGAGATCCTAAAGATAAGAGAAGTATTGCAGCTCTTGCAAAGGAGTTTGGGTTTAACAACATAGACACTGAGTCACCTGTTGAGGCCCTGGAGGTACTTAAAGCAATTGCTAGAAGCAAACATGGTTATGTACCAAGAGCGCAAAAGAAACTGGCTCAAGCCTTACTAGGATTTATTAAACCAGGTACATTAATCAGATTTAAGAATGGTCACCGTACAAATAGTACGTTTGATCCTGTTAATGGTATTATTGTAGATGCTAACTTCAGTGCAGAAGGTTTTCAAAATGCTAACATTCCTATTGAGTTCTCTATCTTAAATGCAGTAATGCAACAAGTAGCTTCTGAGTCATTAGCTGACCCGGACTTCAATAACAGAATAACAGCTCTTAGAGAACAGTTCAATGAGTCATTAGAAGCAAACGATAGAAACTACTTTAAGTATGCTTTAGCAAATAACCAACAGTTTGTTGCAGAGGCGATGACCAATGCAGACTTACAAGCTGAGATGGGTAAGAAGCCATTTGAGGGAGAGATGACTGAACAAACCGCAGAGGCTAAGACCATGTGGGAATCATTCATGGACTCCATCTATGAGGCACTTGAGAAGATATTTGGTGTTACAAGAGGTAAGAGCCTTTACCAAGAGGCTATGAATGTTATCACAAACAAGCTTGCTCAACCTGGCGTTGCTGGTCCTTCAGCTGTACCTAGTGTATTAGCTGAAGATGAGGTCATTGAAGATGATATTGATATTGAGGAAGATGAACCAGAGTTGGATCAAATGCTTCGTGCTAAATTCAACGAGATAGTAAATGCAATGCCTGCTGCAGACAAAGTAGGTATGAACTTTGAAACTTGGAAGCAAAGTGACTCAGTAGCTATCAGCATGCGTAATAAGTATAATGCTGATAAGATTAAGAAAAAAACTGGCACCCCTGGTGGAGCTACAGTAATGACTGAGGCTGAGCAAGTTAGACGTTTAACATCTTTAGGTTATCAGATCTCTGAGATCAATAACATGAAGAAGGACGGTAAACAGGATGATATTGATAACATTATTAAGAATGATATCAAGAAGAAGATTCAGATACGTAGCGTTGACTCTAAGGGTAATGTAACTTACATCGAAGCAGACTATGATCAACCTATAACTGCACGACCTAATGTTATAGCAGCAATCAACAAAGCTGTTAAGACACTTGAAGACGCTAATGTTGGTTTGACAGCTGATGAAGAAAACTATATACAACGCGTACAAGTTGGTGTTGATGAAAAAACAGGAGAACCTATCTACAAGCAAAAAGAAGGTACACCTCTTTATGAGCGTACTTCACATGTTGTAAAAGATAAGTTTGAAGGTACTAATAAAGAAGCAACTGACCGTGGTAACATTATTGACTTACTACTAAGAGACTTCCTTAAAGGGGACATCTTAGATATCAGACAGTTTAGAAATGCTTACGCTAAATATCAAAAGAAGCATAGCTCTGCAGTATTTAGTGAAGAGATGTTGAATGACTTATTTGATAAATTTAGAAGTGTGCAAATACTTTTAAAGTCAAACGGACTTACAGTAATCTCTAACTTACCGGGTCTTTATGGTAAAATTGGTAAGAGATACACAGCAGGTGCAGTTGACCTTATTGCATATGATGCTGCTGGTAGAGTTTATATCATTGACCTTAAGACATCAACACAAGACAGAAGAGCTCAGTATAAACTAGAGACTGATCTTGAGAATGAATTTGGTGCTAGATACTCTGAAATCAAAGAAGCTATCAAAGGTGGACGTGAAAAGAAGAAGTCTTTAAGCGAGACCCTCAACAGTACTCGTATATCTGAGGAGGATAAGAAGAGAATCATGAAGGTGGCTGAAGCAAACCCTACTGAAGATGCTATCTACTTTTTCAAGGACCAGGATGCTAAGCAACAAAATGCCTATAAAGAGTTACTAAGACAATCAACAGGTTTGGTTGCTGATATGTTAACTATCTTCCCATTACTTACTTCTAAGACCGGTAAGATCTTTACTAAGGTAGAGTTCCAGAAAGAAGGAAAGGATCACTCTATGAGAGTAGAGACTTATGACATCCATGATAAACTTGGATTGGTAAATGAGGCTACTTACCCAGAGAACCCTATTGACAGAGCTGCTAAAGAAACTCCTATAACCAAAGAACCTGCTGAGGAACCTATTACTGAAGTACCTAACTTTTTTACTTTAGGAGATGTTAACTACTCTGAGAATGGAATTGACACTAAGTATTATATTGCCGTTCCTCAAAGTTCAACCCTATCTTGGGATGAAATAGTAGAAAAAAATAGCATAACCCGAGAAGAATATATTAAGGCTTATGCTGAAAGTTTAAAAGAAAAAGAAGCTATAAGAAAAAGAGAAGAGAAAGAAAGAGAGGTTGCTGAAGAAAAAAGAAAAAAAGAAGAAGCTTATTGGGGAAATAATACTAACAACCTAGTAGGTAAAACACTTCAATTTGATGTTGGAGAAAATGAGAAAGGAGAGCCCTTTAGAAAAAGTGTTAAGATAGAAAAAGTTCACTTACTAGAGAATGGTAATTACAGAATCATTGCATCAAGCAGGGGTGGAAGATTATATGATGTAACTACTGATGAAAATGGAAATATACTTTCTTATACGAGAGATGGTAAAACATTTAGTGGTAACATCACAGATGAAATATTTTTTCCATCTGACTCTTTTGTAAAACCGCTAGAAAGTACTGTAGAAGAACAACCTACTCAAGAGAATGAGGGGCCTGTGTTTGAAGTTTTTGGTAATGATGTGGTTTATACTGTAGATGGTTCTATAGCACAGGAGTATGATTCACCTGAAGCTGCTAGAGAAGGTCTTAAGGAATGGTTAGCCGTACAACAGAAAAATATTGATAAAGCTTTAATTGAGGCAGACAGAAGAAAAGCTCTAAGAGAAAACAAAGATGTACTTAACAATCAGTATGTTATTGGAAGCCCTGAAACAGTTGAGGAAAGAATCAACAAGATATATGATCAAAAGTTAAGAGATGCTGGTATAACTCCTCCTACTCGAACTAAAGGTAGAGTTAAAGTTAAAGCATTTAGAACCACAGGTACCTTCTCATCTAAAGTACAGTATGCTCAACGTGGTGCTGGAGAGTACTATGCATTGGACAAACCTTTCCAAGACTCTGCAGTACCTGGTGAAGTAACTGAAGTAGAAGTTGAGTATGATACCAACAAAACTTTAGATGCAACAACTGTAGCTGGTCAACAAGAGTTTATGGCTATTAAGATGAGTGCTATCAACGGTAAGAAGTTTAGCTCTCAAGATGAAATGAATGAGGCTGTGAGAACAGCAATGTTGGAAGCAGGCTATGAGTCACTTATAGGAAGAATCGATGAGGATGTTCCTTCTGCAGGTAGAGAACTTGTTCTTTACACTAGAATGCCTAATCAAGGTAGTGAGACCAGAGATAAGCAGGAGATGGAGGAAGAGTTTGAAGAACCGATTCCTGAAGAGAGAGAACCTGTTAGAGAGAAGACTAATCATGAGATAAACTTTGAGACCAGTCCTTTCCAATACAGACCTACTGCAACTACCCTTGGTTACTGGAATAACATTGAAGGTAGAATTGTATACTTCAGTAAGAAAACCGGAGAAGAAATTCTTAATCCAAATAGAATTAGGAAAGCTGCGCAAAAAACATTTGATCCTAACAACAAGAAGACACACGCTAACTTTAAGTTCTGGTGGAATAATCTTCTTAATGATAGACAACGTTATGCTCTCAGAGAAGGTTTGAGGAGTGAGCTTTGGACAGCTGCAGGTAATGGTGATGACATGTATAGTGATGAGTATCGCATAATGTCAAGACTAAGATACATGAAGTTTAAACCCACTAAATTTAATAAAGCTGAGTTTACAGATGTTAGTCAAAAAGTATGGTTCTCTGATAAAGGAGCAGCCTTAGATTTGTTTGTGCTGGAAGATCTTATAGGTAATGTTAATAACGGTTTTCCTGAAGATACTGATCAGCAGTACTTACAAGATATGGTCATTGATCTAATCAAGCAGTATCCTAACGGTATAACTAATTATGACCTAAAGCAAATCCTAAGAAGAGATAGCTTCCAAGTTCAATTTGAAGAACTTATGGATGGCTTTACAACAAGCTATGGTGTTGACTTAAACAGTCTAGCTGCTTTGATGGATATGTATGTAGATACACTAAAACCAGTTAAATCAATACAAGAAATAAATGAACAAGAAGACCGTGAAAGTCAAGGACCATCCACAGATCAAGAGGGCGATGGCGAGCAGAGAACTCCTACTGAAGTTGCTCCGAGGTTCCAAGGAAAAGTAATTGTTACAAACTTTAGTAGCGATACTCCCCTTGTAAAAGACATTCCGGGTGTTACTTATGGTACAGATCTTTATGCAGAAGCGTTACCTAAGTTCTTCACTCCAGAAGTACTTGCTATAATGGCTAATGCTAGCATATCAGGTGAGAATCAATTAGTAAACTCAATATGGGAAGCTGCTAAATTCTTATCAGAAGGTAAAGAACTCACAGCTGAAGATGTTAAAAAAATAAACTCTATACTGGGTCTTTCTGTATATGTGAAGAATAAGTTTCTTTCAGATCCTAAATTCCCATATAGTGATCGTCCTAAAAACGCACAATTAACACTTGACACCTTAACTAGACTTAAGGAAGCTGTTGATAATCAAGTAGTTAAAGATGCTAGAGTTATTGCTGAAAATGGTGGTACTGTTGTATTTGATAACAACTCATTGATTACACACCCTGGTGTAGATGAAGTGTTAATCAGCAAAAGTTCTGATGACTACCAGAAAAAGGCACCAACCTCTGAATCAAGAAGAAACTTTGACGCCCTTATTAGCAATGTTAGTTACACAGACATCTCAGGTAAAGACCTTGTAGATTATCTTAAGGGTACTGAAACACTGCGGTATACGCTAGATCCTAAACTTAAGAATATAAGAGAGGCTCTTTCTAAAGCAGAAGACCGTTTGGCAGTAGCAAAAATCATAACGGATACAGGGATTTTAAACGACATAGGTGTGTTGGATCAAATACTTAAAGAACAGAACTTAACTAGAGATGAACTTCGTGAACTGAGTTCTAATGCTAAGGCTAGATTCAAGGGTACTCTTGCTTTTGCTGATATTGCGCAACGTATTAAACCAGGGTTACCAATTGAAGAACGTATTATCCAATACACTGATAAAGATGGTAATGTTAAGACTGGTGTAATTATGGAAGTTATAGGCTTTGTTGATAACGTAGAAGTTGCTCCATATACTGGTAAAGAAAGTATGTCAGATTTGCAAGATCAGTCAAAGTGGGTTACCTTTACAGTAGGTGAAATACCTTATAAACTATTTGATGTTAAAACAACACCGCCAGTGACTGCAACTCCAGATATAACTCAACAATCAGATGATTTACTTAAGGCTGAGCAAGCTAATAAAGCTGCTGCAGTAGAAGCATTTAAGAATAAAATCAATGATGATGACTTTAAAAATGAATCTGTTGATGATGCTGAGGATGATTTGTTTGACGGACTTCAAGAATGCCCCTTTTAATAATTTTAAAAAATTGAGTAATGATTTGTAAACCTGACGGAACATACGAGATAGAACAATCTGATATTGATAAAGTTAATAAATGGGTATATAAGCTTCTTAGCACTAGAGCTACTAGCGGTACCCGTACTTTTGACCTTAATGCTTTTGTTAAGTATGTATATACCAGAAGTTTAGAAAAAACAAATGATGCTCAAAAGGCATTAACAATTGCTAGACAGGTTCCAATTGCTATTGATCTTGTTATCAGCGCTGATCCTGATCTTAGAAAAGGATTAGCTGCTTTACAAGGTTACTCAAGAGATGCAGTTGATGCTATGGGAGATTCTTTCTTAGAGTCTATGACTGCTGTATCTGATTTGGTTAATACAGACCCTACTAAGAAGGATCTTGCTAATACCTTAGCAGCAACTGCAAATGTAGAATTGTTACAACCTGTAACTCCTACAATACAAGCAGGTGCATTAGAGACTGGTAGAGAACTTGTAAGTGATTTGCCTTATACACCTCTCAGTACAACTGGTAATGAAGATATACCAGGTAGAGAATGGTACTATGGTTTTATAAAGAATATTAGCAATCAAGATCTTGGATTAAGTAATACTGGTACTGCATCATACTTTGGTGTTAAAGATGGTATCCGCATTGCTATGGTGCTTGGTAGTCAGATTCCTGTAGATCAGTTATACTTGGATGTACAGAATCAAACTGACATTGAAGACATAAAAAAGAATCAGTTGTTTACTGTAGTTACAGATAATGCTGGAAACTTTGTATACTTTAATGAGAACTATGAGGTAACTGATGCTGAGAATGGTAAACTAGTATACTTCCCTACAAGAACTATCCCTTCTATGAAGGTAGTAGATGGACGCAAGGTGTTTAATCTAGGTGAGCAATCTGACCGTACTGTACAAAGTATTAAGGATAAAGTGCGTAAAATAATGGCTGACGCTCCTTTGCTTAAAGAGAAAGATGCAAGAGAGCAAGTAGAAGTAGAGTTCCAAGGAGCCTACAGTCTACTTAGTGATATAGCAGATCATTTACAAAATAATCCTTCAGATAAGGTATTACTAAACTTGACTGGTATCAATAAGGGTACATTGCGCTATGACCAAGATACGGTTACTCCGCTATCCTCTATCAAGAACTTAGGCGCACTGAATCTTAGGATTAGAACAACTGGCGTTAGTTCTGAAGGAACCAAACAAGAATTTGAAACAAGAAGATATCTTGCTATTGATGGTGTATCAGACAAGATAGGATTCTCTATGAACAGCTTTAGTACAGCAATGGCCTCTAAAGTAGCTGACTTATTAGTCAATGATGTTTATACAGAAGATGGCACTCGTTTGTCTACAGATGACAAATACAAGATGATAAGAACCTTTGTACCATTGGGTACTACAGGTCTTACTATAGTTACGGCAAATAATGAAATCAAGATTGGTGGTAATACAGTAGACTTATCAGATAAAGCTGCAGCAAAAGCAGCTATAGTAGAATTCCTTACAAGAACCATTAAAGTAAATGATTCAAAAGGGAACGAGATAGAGATTAAAAACCAACTGCGATTTGACGGAAAGACTTACGAGGCTTCTAACGGAGTCATTGATGATTTTACTATTACACCAGCATCAGATGGAACATACACAGTTGCTAGCAATTTAGTTGACTACAAGACTTGGCTTAAGGATAATGCTTATATCAAAATACAACTTGACTCTAACGGTAACGTTACACAAGTTAATGGTTACTTTGAATTCAATGCAAGTCCTGAGACAAGAAAAACTATAGCAAGTAGACAAGTTGAGCAGATGGCTGTACCTAAGAAAGGTGGAGATCTTTCTTTGAACGGTTTGACTGCACCAACAGTTGAGGATAAAGAAAACGCATTAGCTAAAATTAGAGAAAGAGCAAAGGGTAGAAACAACAAACCTTTGTTCTCAATGCGTCATGATTCATTAGCTGCAAACAAGGCTCAGATTAGACGAGGTAAGAAGTGGTTTGATACTACTGAAATTAAGTTTAAAGATGCAGACGGAAAAGTTGTAACTAAGAAACTATCAGAGATTGTACCTTATGAGGTTATGTTTAACGTGATCAACAGCAATGGTGATATACGTGCTACATGGACCCGTAATGGTATTACCCTTTTCAATGGATCAGACTATACAGACCTTTACCATGAAGCATGGCATGGCTTTACTCAGTTGTTCTTAACTGCTGATCAGAAGACTGCTTTGTATAATGAGGTAAAGAGTCTTAAAGAAGACATTAAGTACTATGATCATAAGGCTGGAGAATGGAAGACCATGAACTCCAAAGACTTAGATTTTAGCGACAGAAATCATATTATATATGCTGAAGAATATCTAGCAGACAAGTTTAGAAAATATTCAATGGACAGATCTGCACCAAGTGCTAAAGTTAAGTCCATCTTCAGAAAGATATGGGATGCTATTAAAGCATTGTTTAGCAGAAGCACTAAAGAATCTGCGGCTAACCCATATAACAACACATTAATAAATCAAGCATTTGACCAGTTATATACTGGTAACTTAGTTGACTATACATTTGATCAAGCTAACATTCAGTTTGGTCAGTTAAACTATGGTATAACAGCCATTGATAAAGATTTAAACGGTATAGAAGGTCTTAGTGTTGAAGACTCTCTTGCTATATCAGAAGGTATAAACCACTACATAGCTGAGTATATTGATATGGCGGTAGCTGGTCTAGTATACGGTGATGCTAATCCTGCATATAGTTCTTTGATCCTAACGGACGCTGAGTACAAAAAGGAAGCATTATTTTACGCTAAGGATATGTTACAGGTTCAGCTTGATAAACTTTTAGCTGAGTATGGTACAAAGGTTTCCTACGAGAAGCAAATAGCTGAGAGACAAATCAAAACATTAACATTTGCTATTGATCAGTTTGGTGATCTAGATGATTTACGTAATAATAAGAAAGGTACATTAGCATTCTTTAATAAGAAGACCGGTTACTTAGATCTTACTACGTATAAGACTGATGATAATACAGATGATGCTACTGAGGAGGATGACGATGATTCTGGAAGACCAACAAAGTCAAAGGACAGAACTGGTATGTATGCTGGTAACGGTACGGAACTTTCTGGTCTTGAGAGAATGGACTCAATATTAAAGTTTGCATTCTCAAACATAACAGAGATAGGACCTGATGGGATAAAGCGTAATCAGATGGGTCTTCCTGTAATGGCTTCTTCAAAAACAATCTTCAATATGGTTTCTTCCCTTACGGAGAATCTTAATGATAGAGAGGAAATGTATAGAGCCATTTGGAATAAGTCAGAGGAGAAAGAAAGAAATGGTGAGCCTACACCTATGGCTCAAATGCTCAAGCAGTTCCTAAGCAAAGTAGGAGAGCCTAAGGATGCTACAAGCGGTATTGCGCAATTGTTTTGGAATAAAGTATTCCATGGTTTACGTACAGACCGTTTAACGAGCATACAAGTAAACATTAATAAGACAAAATACGGTCACGAAGTTATAGTTGGTGAGACTGACTCTTCTGATAAAGCTATCTTAAGAGGTTGGCAAGATGCCTTTGTGTTTAATAATAAGTCTGATTATCTTATTGTAGATCCTAAGACTAATGAGAAGTACTTAGACCTGAAAGCATTGAATGCAAAGTATGGTAATATTGGTCCGGGTCAGCCTATTGAAAGTATTGACCAAATCAATCCTTATCAATTCTTTAAAGATTTTGGTATTCTCATAACACCAACTAATAAGAATCTTAAGGCTATAAGAGATCAAGATATTATAAGAACTCTACTTAGATTTAGGCTTGCCCCTTTAATGAGGATTCCTGATTTAAAAGTAACTAGCTATAATAGTCTTTTTATGGAGAACCATCCTTACATTGATGCTAAGGGTGAGAAGTCGGTATTACAAGAACAAGGTGGTGTAATGAATAAATTACTAGCACTTGAGTCAAAAGCCAATCCAAAGTATTCTGACTACATGCGTTTGTTTGGTGCTGATGCAAGAAGTGAGAGATCAAATCCAAGCGGTCCAGGTAATACACTCATTGCTTTAAATAAAGCAGGTAACTTCAATAATATAATATCAAGACCTGAGCTTAGTCAATATAACCCTAAGAAGAATCCTGCAGTTAAGACATCTGTTATTTTTAATAAGATGTTCCCTAGTTTAGGGGCAAGAGATCAAAGATACAGTCTTGACTACCAAGCAATGTTAGGTACTCAGTATATTGATAAGAGAGCGGGTATTGATACATTAGTAACTAGTCTAGCATCAGCAGAATCAGATGAGCAAGTAGCATATCTACGTGACTTCTTCTCTTTCTCATTGCATGGTGCAGCTGAAGCGTTCAAGCATGCTGATAAGAACATGGCTTATATCGTACAGCTACTTGGTCCACAAATGTTCTATATACCCATAGCAGACTTTGCAAAAGGTACTGGAGAAGGTAACACAGGAAAACAAGCTGCAAACAAAATTATAACTGGTTACATAGCTGCTGAGTTAGAAAGAATCAAGAAGGTACTAGCTAGTAAAGAACTTACATCTGGTGAGAAAGCATCAGACATTATATTATATACAGATTCAGAGGCAACTGTAAAAGATGAGGATGGTTTAATCAGAGAAGTAAAGTATAAAACACTAGCTGATGTTGGTGTTGAGTTTACCGTGTTTGATGACATCCTATCAGATGATTTAAAGGCTAGACTTATAAATGATAAGAGTATTCAGACAGTTGAAGACTTCCTAAAGTTATTATCTGGTGATAAAGCCTTAGAACAAAGCATTCACAGAGAGTTAAATACTTACTTTGCTAAGCTGGTAAAAGAAGATAGAGACCAACTTGAGTCTTTTGAGTTCTTTAAAGGCGCTAATAAAGCTAAGTCACTTAGTACTATTAAAAACAGATCGTTTAAAAATAGTAGTCTTAGTACTGATGAAATCTTTGATGCATCAGTGTTACACTATGTGTATGCATCATTCATCCACAAGATGGAGATGAGCACCTTGTTCTATGGGGATGCTGTTATGTTCCAGCATGATAAGGATGAGCATATGAAAAGGATTCCTACATTCTTTGCTACAGGAAAGATTCCAGTGTTTGATGACACTATGGAAAACTGGTTGTTATCATCAGCAGGAGGTTACTATAAATCTGAGTTCTTTAAAAACTCTGGGTTGACTCAACCTACTAGTAATCAATTAGTTACAAGACAATTGAATACTGCTATCCTTGAGGATGCCATAGAAAGTATATCAAAAGAAGCCTTTGACCAAATGGTGGAGGCGTACCTAAAAAATAATCCAGGAGCTACAGAAGCTGAAGCTAAAGCTAAGTACAAGTCATATAGGAATATGAAGTCAGCGGATGCTCAAGGATGGATTTCCTTTGATGCTTACCGTGCTTTAGAAATACGCTTAGACAACTGGAGCCCTGCTAAAGAAGTAGTATACCAAGAGGTGTTAAAAGGAGAGATCAGTGACCCTGAAATACTTGAGACATTCTTCCCTGTTAAGAAGATGCAGTATGCTGGACCTATGGGTACTGAGAACTTTGCGGCTAATGCTGTACACAAGTACTCATTGATGCCTTTGATTCCTACTATTATTAAAGATACAGAGCTCGAGAAACTACACAATAAGATGGTTTCTCAGAACATTGCTTACTCTGTAATGCACAGTGGTTCTAAGGTTGCTAGTATAGGTAATGGTAATAAGTTAAGTAAGTTCTACACTGAACCGAACGGTAACCGCACATTGGCATTTACTGCTCCTGATTACCAGTTCTCTTCTAGTGTTATCTACTTAGATTACTTTAAAGAGCAGCTCGTAACACATGATACTGCAAAGGGTAAAGTAAAGTTCCCAACACAGAAACGTGCATTGGTTACATCTGGCCTTGATGAGTTTGGTGTACCTACAGACTTTGAAGTAGGTAGCACTGATGATGAAAGATTAACTGCTTGGAATGCGCTGCCTGATGAGAAAGCTAGACTAAAAGCATCTAAAGCATATACCCTTAAGAGAAACTATCAAAAGGCATTTAAAGAACTATTTGATACAGCTAAAGACAAGTTGAAGATGGAACTTGGTTACAAGGATCCTAAATCAACTTCAAAAACAGAAGGTCTTAACTTAGAGAAACTTATGGCTTTTGTAGAGGAGCAACTCCTTAACAGAGAGACCTTGTCTGAGTATGAGTTAGACTTTTTGCAAATGAGCCCTAGCGGTCAGTTGATTTATCCGCAAGACTTTGGTTCAGATCCATCACAGATTGAAAAACTTATATCATCATTGGTCAATAAGAGAATTACTGACCAGATGTCTAGAGGTGAGTCTTTCATCCAAGTGTCTAGTGTTGGTTTTAGAAAAGCTGATTTGGCAGCAGATTCTAGTTTATTATTCTACCGTATAGGACCTGATGGTAAAACGTTACCAATGCAGGTTAAGATACCATTGATGGGTGACTTTAAAAACCTATTGAACCATGTGGACAATGATGGTAAAAAGATTGGTACCCTGGCTCGTTTAAATGAGTTGATCAAGGATGAGAAGTGGATGAATGAGAACCGTGAAATGCTTACTATGGGCGGTGACCGTATTCCAATTCAGGGTCACAACTCTATGGAGGTTATGGAAGTAGCTGAGTTCTTTGATCCTGCTGGTGGTAACATGATGGTATTACCATTAGAGATTGTTGCTAAGACCGGTGGTGACTTTGACATTGATAAGCTTATCTGCTTGATCCCTGTTATCAAAAACAACATGGGTGTAGTAGAACTATCTAAACCCACTAAGACCCGTAAGGTACTTAAGACTATTGTTAAGGAGAAGAGTGACTTGTATAATGAACTTAAGGCTTTAAGAAAACAATATATTAAAGAAGAACTTACACCAGAGTTTAGAGAAGAAATTAGTAAACTTGAAGATGAGCAAAGAGCAGCTCAGCAAGAGTTTAATGAAAATTATATTAATGATTACTATGTAGGCGGATCATTAGATAAGTATATGAACCGTATCAACAGTGCTCAACAAACTATTGATGCTATATATGATCAACTCTTTGAAGACAGGAAAGAAGTATTCCAAGGTGAATTTGATCAGTATATTGATGAGGCTCAACCTATACTTAATAAGTTACGTGAGTTAAACAGACAAGAAGATACATTCAGTCCCGATGCCTATCAGAATAATCTGATGCAAGCAATGAATGATATATTACTAAGAGGTGAAAACTTTACTAACCTTACACTTCCTAATGATACAGAGACCTATACAGCTAAGGGTGGTATTGTTGATGAATTTACAAGTGTAAACAGACCTTATCAAAGAAGTAATAATAAGACTAATAACAGAAGAAAGAAAATGTCTCCTACCCGTATCATGGAGAATCGTTACAACAATGTTAAAGCATTTGCAATGAGTGCGGGTAAGAGCGGTGTAAGTTTGGGTGCTAAGACTAACAAGATCTTTATAAAATATAAAGAGGTTGGTTTGTACTTTGAACCTACTTATACAGCTATTAAAGGAAACAAGCAGTACCCTATTAAGCAAAGATTACTAGTAGATCATAAGACTGTTTTAGTTAATGGTAAACGAGCAATCTCTATGGGGCATGGTAAGGATGTGAATGGTAAAGATATTTCAGATCAGATCTCTCAGTTGATGAATGGTTACTTAGACGTAGCTAAAGAAGACTGGGTATTTGATATCAATGCTGTAAAAGAATTAGAACCTGAGTTCTTATTATTGTTACAGGCGGGTGTTGGTCCTAGAATGGCAACAGCTTTAATATCACAACCTTTAGTTAAGAAGTATGTAGAAGCTATCCGTAAGAGAAGTAATGCATTCTCATTAGCTGTTAGTGATAAAGAAACTTCTTTAAGCTTTGCTAAGTATGAAGCCTTGTTAGAAATATTGGACAAAAACATGCCTGATATATTCAACTATGCTGATGCACCTGTAAATCAGGAAACTGGAAATATTATAACTCCATCAAATGAAAAGTTATTGTTTGATGCGCAAAGGTTTTTAGGTAATCGCGGAAACTTTAATATTGATGATCTTATAGCTAATGCTAAGAAGGGTCCTGATTCTGGAGTCACTGGATATGATATAGAGGCATTTGCTCACTTCATGGAGATCATGGATCTTACTAAAGGAGACAAAGAACTTAAGCAAAGCATAGATATTGACACTAAGAAGCAATTGACTGCGTTAGATGCGACTAAGAAAATTAATGCGCTTAAAGACCTATCTGGTAGATTCCCTAAGAGTAAGATTAAAAGTCTTCTGGATGACACATATTTATCTAACTTTAAGACTCAGGGTCTTCTGCTTGAAGCTATTTCAAAAGTGTTACCATTACGAGGTTTAAAATCTTTAAATGACTTTGCATACGATCTTAGTAAGAATAAAAAGTTTGATGATCAGAAAGCAAGAGAGAACTATGAAAAGAACTTGATTGCTGACTTTCCTTCTTACATTGCAGCTAATGCTAGACCACGTGTAACTAGTAATGATGCAAGTTATAGAGGTGTTGAAATTGAACAAACTATACCAATCAATAAGCAAACATTACTTAAGTTTGGAGCTATCTATATGGATGGTGCTCTTCAAGTAGACCAGACTCAGATTGACATTGACTTTGATAACAGAGCTTATACTAAAGATGGTTATGGAGACGGTCTTCTTGCTAAACTACCACCTACCGTATTCTCAGAATATGATAAAGGTAAAAAGACTGCTAGAAACTTATACAGAGCATTTGTATTTGAAAGAGAGATAGCACGTGCAGCATTCCCTTATACTGAGATAGAAGGCACTGATGATCAGTTTGAGTTATTTAGAGCAGAGTTTCAAATGTATCAAGTAATGCGTATGAACACCCCTGGTGGTGCAAAGCTTGACCTAGTGGATCAGTATGAAGAGTTTATCAGAAACAAAGCATTATATAATGCAGGAATTGATGCTGGTAGATTTATGTCTATGCCTAGCATGGGTATCTTTAGTATGTATGATACTTTCTCAGCTATACTTAACCAGGCAAATATTCAAGGTGTAAATCTAAAAGAACAGTTCCCTGTATTAGAAAGCCTTAGACAAACTGAAGTAGAAGGTAAGAAGTTTAACTTTATTACTTTAGCTAGAAAGGTTAAAGATGTAGATGATCGTACATCATTTACAGCACAGTTGCTTAGCTTGATGAATCCTAATGTCCGTAAGGTTGGTAATGAAGGTTTCAATCTTGCTATCAGTTCTTTCTTTGCTAAGTTCCCAGAGATGGCATTTGCCCAAGCTGGTAACAACAGTGCAAGTGGGTTATACATTGGTTCAATCGTAGACGCTAAGTCTATAGCAGTTGCCCAAGCGGACAACTTAAATGAGTACATTGAAGCCCTTAAGGATCCTGAAACAGCTAAAAACATCTTAAATGACTACGCTAGAAAGTTTGAGCAAAAAGCTCCTTACAAAAACAAAGCAGCTTATTTTAACTATAACAGTAACAAGGATATCACTGATTATATTCCTGAGGCGCTACCAGAAGATGCATTATCAATTGCAGAATCAGAAGTAAAGAAAGAGCCACACTGGAGAAAGGATGAGGCTATGGCCAATGCTTCAACAAAGGCAATTGCTAAAGCTACACAGCCAAAAGATGTTACTTATAGAAGTTCAACCAAAGCTTATCTAGAAGCCCTTGGCGGAGCATCTACAGACTTTACAAGTTCTGATGCTGTATGGATATTTGGAGCAGGTGCTTGGAGTGCTACAGCAAAGAATATCAAAGAAGACTTTGATAATTACTATGTACCTATGATCAATAGAGCCTTAGAATCAGGTGTCACTACCTTCAATATAGGTACAGCATCTGGTATTGATACTATGGCAACAGACTACTTAAAGAGTAAAGGCTTTACTGTAGAGTCACAGGGTGAGTGGAATAAACTTACTGGTGGACCGGTAACAGCTGTTGAAACAGCTAGAACCATCTATGATAAAATTAATAAAGATCAAACAACGCAGTCAGAAAATGTAGTATTACCTAAAGATTTAGAAGACAATAAAATATATTCAGGTAAGGAATTCTGGAATAAAATTGTACCAGAAGCGAGGGATATGTTTGATGATAAGGTAAATCCAAAAACAGGTCAGACAAGACCAATGATTGTTGCGTATAGAGGTAGTCATAAAAAAACGTTTTTGCAGAACTACAAAGATGGCCTTACTGTAGGTAATCCTTTTGATTGGCAAGTTGAAACAGGCACTGGGGATGAGAAAGGTATAAAGTCTACTAAACGATTTATACATTGGATGATTACCGGAGATAACATGGGGACAGCTGCAGCTACTCCAGAGTACAGACAAGCTATCATAGATGATATTAAGTCAGGTAAGATAAAAGGCAGTCCTATTCTTTACTATGCAGAGAAGAACTATGCTACTCACGCAACAGCTTTAGACTATCTGATCAATAAGCATGACTGGGATGCTCAAGCTCCCGGTGCTCGTAAAACTTATACTGGGAAAATAACTAGTTTGCAACCTAATCAAATATTTGTATTTGGTTCCAATGAAGGAAGTTCTAAAGGAGGTAAACCTACACATGGATCAGGTTCTGCTAAAGATGCTAAAGACAAATTTGGAGCTATTCAAGGTCAAAGCAGAGGAGCTCAAGGACAGTCTTATGCAATTGTAACTAAGAAGTTCTACGATGTAAAAAAGTCTAGCACTCCTCAAGAAATCATAGAAGAGATCAAAGGTTTATATGCATATGCTGAACAAAACTCTGATAAAGATTTCTTAGTATCTGACTACTCTGAGAGTAACCTTAATGGTTATACCGGGCAAGAGATGGCAGATATGTTTAATGCTGCTGGATCTATACCTTCTAACATTGTGTTTAATCAAAACTTTGATAAGCTATTACCTAGTACTCAAGCTCCTAGAGCTACTGTAAAAGGACCCGGTCCAGAGACTAAGATGAATATTTATGCCGGTACAGGAGAGAATGCTGAATTAAGTAACTTTGCTAATAGACCTTTTTTCCCTACAACTAATGGATTGGCACAAGCTAGATTTAATAATGTAGAAAGTGCATATCAAGCAGCTAAGATTCTATTCTATACAGATAAAAGTGATAAGGCTACACTTGAATATAATGCATCTCTATATAACCAACTTAAAAATACCAATGGTTCTCAAGCTAAATCTATAGGTAAAAATATTAGATCTTTAAACATTCAAGATTGGGATGCTAATTCTTCTAGAATAATGAAGGAACTGTTAAAACAGTCCTTTGAACAAAATCCAGATGCTCTTGCTAAACTTCTTGCTACAGGTAATGCTACTCTTACACATACACAAGATAGAGGTAAGTGGGCTACAGAGTTTCCAAGATTGCTTATGGAGGTAAGAGAAGAGCTAAGTCCTTCTCAACCACAAGCAGCAGCTGGACCAACTGTACAAGCTGCCCAAGCTGCACCAGGTCTTATCATTGACATAAGAGGTCCTAAGGAACTAGTTGATTATGAGACTGGTGATTTGATACCTGTAGCTAAAGTATACAAGCAGACTCAGTTCATTACAAAAAATGGAGACGGAGTGGAGATTGCTTATACTCTTCCTGAACAACTTGCTAAACAAATAATGGATGAGAATCCAAACAATGTATTTGTATTTGATTGGTTCCGTCCTCACAGTACTGGTAAAGAAAACACTGCTGCAAGAAACAATACTAGACAAGCTTGGAGATCAGGTTTAGCAACTGGACAAAGTTTTGGTATCACTACTAGAACCTTTGAAGGAAAAACACCAAGTGATGTACAGTTTGAAGGTGTTAAAAAAGTTATTGATGAGCAGATTGAACAACTTGTACAACTCCGTGACTCAGGTAAGATCATTACCTTCCCTTCAGATGGTATAGGTCAGAACTTTAAAGGCTCAGGTGCTGATCGAATCTTTGTATATTTGTCTAAGAAGCTTCTTGAGAATTTTGGTTACAGAAATCCAGCGTTTGATAACATAAGCTTAGTACTTGGACCTTTAGAAGTAACAGGTACAGACTATACGCAAGACTTCTATAAGAAGATGGCGGATGCTGAGTCTGGAGAAAAGGCTCAGACAGTTACAGACAATGAAGTTAGAGAACATATTAAAACGTGTAAAATAAAGTAAAATGGCAAATAGTTGTGCATTTGGTAAGGATTGGGATGAGCTCGTAGAAGCGGTAGGTTTATTCCAAGCAAGTAAGGATTATATTGAGAACAATGGAGAGGTTCGTACCCCTGATGAAGTAATAGCTAAGCTAGAAGCTAGAGGGGAATGGGCTGAAGAATCTACTCAGGACTTTACCAGACCAATGCTAAGAGGAACTGAGATGGACATGTTAGCTGAAATGGCTAACACTATCCCTGGTTTCTCTACTATATTTAATCCAATACACCTATCAAAGGCTGCTACAGACATGCGTAAAGGAAACTCTACGCTAGACTTTACTATAGGCAACCTAAGTTCACGTCTTGGTATACCATACCAGATGGTTGATGAGGTAGAAGCACAAACTATATTGGATAACTCAGGTACTCCTTATACAGGAGAAGCTGGTTTCTATGTAGGTGGTGTTGTATACTTTATCAAAGACAAGGTAAATACAGAGGTGGCATTCCACGAGTTTGCTCACCCATTTGTAAGAGCTATTGCAAAAGAGAACAACGTGTTGTTTGAAAAGCTGCATGCAGACTTACTTCTAACACCTGAAGGCAGACTCTTAGAGAAACTAATGAGCAACCTTCACCCAGAATTAGAAGCGGGTGCAGAACTATACAAAGAGGAAATGTTGGTACGAGCTTTAACAAAAGCATCTGTTGACAAGAAGAATAATAAGAAACCATCTTCTGGCTTTGTTAAGTTCCTTAAAGACCTATTGTATGCAATCAAACAGGTTTTTAGAAAGTATGTAGGTAAATCAGTTGCAATCTCTGAGCTTACACAAGACACAACTCTAGATGAGTTAGCTGATATTTATACAGAAGCTAATATAAACTTTGATATAGAGTTAGTTAACCAGAAGGATGTTGTTGCATTTATTAGAGAGACCCGTACTCAAGTTGATGATATAGTTAATATACTTAATACAGATGAGGGTGCTCAAGTTATCAAGAAGGGTCTAGATAACATCAATCAAGTAGTTAATGAGCATACTGACCGTCTTATAAAGAATAAGAACTTAGATGAAATGTTAGCTATTCTAGAGACAGGATTTGACCAAGCTGACTTACAAATTATACGTTCTAATATAACTCAGTACAGTAATCTTATAAATGCAAAGTTTACTACTCTTGCAGAAGAGAACAATCGTGTTCAACAGCAATCAGCAGCTTTTGTAAATACTGTTTTCCAGATCAAAGCAATGGCTGATAAGATGATTCTGCATATGCAGGAGTTATCTAAAAGAGAAACTGATCCTAGTAAGGTAAAGAAGTTCTACTACTATGAGCAATTGACTAATGACTGGAAGAGAACAATGGCTCAGATCCGTATTGACATGAGTAATGCTGGTATCCTAGAAGGGCCAATGCTTGATGTTATAGGATCTATTGAGACTAAGTTACAAACAGCTGATACAATTGCAGGACGTGTGCATCTTGAGGGCTCATCTGAATTACTTGAGAGTGTACTAGAACCACTATCTAAAGAAGTAGATAGATACTATAAAGAAATTATTGAAGAGTTAGAAAAGAAAGGTGCTCCTGATAGAATCTTGAACCGTTACAAAGCGGAGTATGATAGCGCTAAACTTGACAAAGCTACACTTAAGAGCTGGTTATCAGGTGAGCAGGGAGACACAAACGTAATCAGTGCATGGATGGAGTCATTCATGAACATACAAGACCCGGTTATATTTGGTCTTGCATCTTACGTAAACAACAATATGATGGATGTTATGACTACTGTACAACAGAAGTATAACAGACAGTCACAAGATATTAAAGAACTTCTTGATTCAGTTGGTTACAATCCTAATAACCCAAAAGGGATATTAGATCTTGTAGGTTATACTGAGAAAGAAGGTACATATGGTAAGGACGGTAAGTTTGTAGAGAAAGAAAGAAAAGCTTTCATTCACCACGTTAAAGGGTATGACATAGAGATCACTCGTAAGAATGATCAGATTAAACAAGCTGAGCTAGAGTTCAAGAAGACTGGAGACAGTACTGACCTAGACAGATTATATATTGAACGTGAAAACTTACTTAAAGATTTTCACAGGGAATATTCAGAGGAAGTTTATGCTAAGGATGATCTTCTTAGCAAAGATGAGATAGGTAAAAAGGCCTATCTTGAACGCTTTAAGATTCTTAGTAAGATACAGAACTTAAATGCTACACTTGAAAGTGCGGCAGACAGACATGATCCAGACTACCAGATGTCATTAGCTACATACTGGCAAGAGTATAAGCAATTATATTCTTTATCATATGCTGATGGTACTCAAAAGAAAGGTGATGATCTTGATGTTTCTGTAAGACTTAGAGAACATAGAGAAGCAACTAGAAAGTTCTATGAGTGGGTACCAAGAAAAGGTATGTTCCAAGGGGCTCTGAAGGCTTATGAGCAACAGATCCTTGATACTAATCCTAGTATTAAATACGGTGGCCCTGAGTTTAACAGACTACGTGAAGAGTGGCTTAACAATAATACAGTTGTTGCAATTAAACCAGAGTTCTTTAGAGACCGTCAAGTTATCTTAGATAGAATTAATGAACTGAAGGCTAAGTTACCACAGTCTGTACAAGACCAGCTAAAGTTAGATGAGATCCTTAAGGAGATGAATGACCAAATCTCTGCTTACAGAGATGACAGCGGTCAGCCTGAAGGTACTGCAATGAGTGATACAAAACTTGCTCGATTGAAGGAACTACAAGAGCAGTTTGAATTGTATAAAGATGACCTTCTAACAGTACAAGGTGTAACTAAAGCTGATATTGCGTTTAAGAAACAGATTGATGCAGCTATAGTTGAGTATACACTTAGAGGTAAAGGAGAACATCCGTTAAGTGATCCTGATGTAGCACTACGCTATGCTGATATTATCAATGATATGAATGACTTTGGTTTATCTGAAGAAGATGCAGCAGAGTTAACAGAGCTATATCAGAAGTTGTTTAGCATCTCAGATAAAGAAGCTACAGATGACTATATAAATGTTGTCAATGCTTTAATGCAACCAGGTAATGACCCAGATGATTCAATTGACGGTTCTTATTTGTATGATACATTTAACTTAACATCATTTGATAAGAATACTATTGATGAAGTATTGACTGAAGAAGTAGCTAATACTTTAATGGGTCAGAGTTCTGCATTTAAGAAGTGGTTCTTAGCTAATCATATCAAGACCGTGTTTGTAACAAACAGAGGTGACGAGATTGTAAAGTATAAAAGAACAGCAGCTTGGAGCGTAACCAGACCGGTTGATGTAAAGTACTATGAGACTACAGATATCCTAGATGAAGTTGGTAATGTAGTTGAAACTATACAGCGTAAACCAAAGATTGATTACTTCAGAAGAAGGGTTAAAGAGGAGTATAGAACCAAGCGTGTTACAATGCTTGAAGCTTTGGAACAAGGAGACTTAAGCTTAGCTAATGTTGATCACAATGGTAACTGGTTACCTAAAGCAGATAGTAAGTACCGTAATGAAGAGTACTACAATCTTAGAAACAGAGGTGGTAATGAGTTTAAGCTATTGACTACACTGCTTACGTATCACTTGGAAAATCAACAAGGTCTTAATAGAAACTCTAGACTGGGTGTATTCATTCCAAGATACCGTAAAGAAAATAGAGAACTTTTAGTAGAAAGAGGAGGAGCTCAGAGTAAGTTATCAAGCTGGGCTAGCAATGTTAAAGCTAGCTTTAGTAGAGCTAAAGATGACATGGAAGATGGTTACAATCCAGAGATTGACACAACCTTCATTAACTTAGACTTGTTTGATAACGAGATTACAGGTATTCCTATTTCTGGTAAGTATGACTTAGAACTAGATGAGACTTCAAATGATGTTCTTATGGGTATAATGCGTTATATGCAGAGTGCTGAAAGACACAAGAAGTTAATTGAAATCAGTCCTGAAGTGCGTGCAATTCAGAAAGTTGTTAATGGTTCTGAAGGAGCTATTAAAGATATGACTAAGGCTAGTAAGTCTGACTTTATTGAACGTAACTTAATGCGTTATGCAACTAGAAAAGGAACATCAGTAAGAGCCCAGACTGTTAATGCTTTTATAGAAAGAGAGTTTGAGGGTAAGACACAAGCTGGTGCATTAGCAGATCTAACAGGTCTTAATAAGACAGTAAACAATTTACTAGGTCTTTCTTCTATGGCCTTCTTTGCATTGGATATACCATCAGCATTGAAGAACTCATTAGGAGCAAGATTCCAGTCCATCATACACGCAGCTGGTGGTAAAGACATCAGTGCTATGAGTTTAGGTAAAGGTACCCTATGGGGTAATATTACTTCAGCAGAGGTAAGCTTCCAGATTTACAGATATGGACCTAAGAGTCTTAATGTACAGTTGTATGAAGTGTTTGACCCGGACCAAAAGTTTGCGGACAAAGAAGGTAAGTTTGCAGAAGGTATGTCTAGAACATTCTCTAAGGACGTTATGTCTGGTAGCTGGTTAACCAATACCAGAGAATGGACTCAGATGAATGCATCCCTAGGTTTATTTGGTGGGCTTATGTATCACCAAATGGTAGATCAAACTATTGATGGCGTAACTAAACAGATTCCATACATAGAAGCATGGGAAGTTAAAGACGGTCAACTTACAGTTAAGGAAGGTATTGATAAGGATTGGGATCTTGGGGGTAAGAACTTTAAGATGATGCGCGCTAAGGTACAAGGTGTAAACCGTAAACTTAACGGAGCATACTCCAAGTTTGATAAGACACAAGGTGAAAGATACTTACTAGTAAGATTAATATCATTCTTAAAGCGTCACTTTACAAGAATGTTCTTGAACAGATGGGGCTACAGAGGAAACTTCCTTGAGCCAAAGGCTAGATGGGATGTAGGTTCAAATGAAATGGAGATAGGTTACTATACACAATCAATAGCCTCTATTGTAAATGGTTTTAAGTCTGGAGGTAGAGACTTCAAGTATATGACCCAGAGAGAGAAGGTAGCATTCAAGAAGTTTGCTACTGAATTAGTTCTTGTATTAGCTGCAGGTATGCTTGTTAAACTTATCTTTAGCTATGATGAGGATGACGAGGATCGTTTTGAGAAGTTGAGACAGAAGTCAGGACCGTTACCAATGCCTTGGGCAACTGAATCACCATACAAGTTTAACTTTAGTGGGTATATGTCTAACCAAGCGCTGTTCTTATCTAAGGCTACACTTAATGAGAACTCAGCATTCTTACCGTTTCCTAGTATGGGACTAGATGACTATAGAGCAATCTTAGACTTTAACTCTATTGCGTTTGGTAATACTCTATCTAACTACGTTAAGATAGTAGATAACTTAGCAGGTATGATAACAGGTGATGAAGGTGCCTACTATAAGAAAGATGTAGGTCCTTATAGCTGGCAGGATGAAGGTTCTGCTAAAGTATGGAACTATCTAGGTAAGAGTATTGGTTTATCCGGTTCTCAAGTTGACCCAGCATTACGTCTTAAGAATTTAGAATCAATACAAAACAGATTAAAAGGTTAAAAATTAATATATTAGCAGCATGAAAAAGTATAGTTACACAGAACTAGAAGCAAAGTTTGCTGAACTAGGTTACCAGTGGCCAACTCTTCACATTGTAGGAGTAAGGTCTGCAGCTAATGAGAAGAACAAGTTTGATGATCACATCTACTTGATCAATGGTCCAATGATGCATGTATTTACAGGAACAACTAACCCTGGTACACACTGGCTAAAGAACCTGTTGAACCCAAAAGGTACAGCGGTATTGAAACCCGGACAATATGTAGACAGTTGGAAGTTAGGTTTACACCAAGGTAAGTACAAAGCTTTAGTACAAGCTAAGCCTATTACTGTGTATCGTGATGGTGATAAGGATGATGTTGCTGAAGAAACAAAAGTAGAGCAAACCGGTTTATTTGGTATTAACATACACCGTGCTAATGCATCAGCTATAAGTTCTATTATAGATAAGTGGTCAGCAGGATGTCAAGTGTTAAACAATCCCGAACAGTTCAATACATTGCTTGCAGCTTGTGAAAGATCTGGTAAAAAGACATTTACTTACACCTTGTTAAGAGAGTTCTAATGAAGAAGTGGATACTATCTATACTAAGTAAAGACGGAGACCAGAGTTCTAAAAGACTTGTGGGTCTTTACTGTATCCTAACAGGATCAGCCTTAGCGTGGATTGCCACATTTTCAGATTATAAAACCCCTGAGTATATGTATAACACCATCATGTTTATAGGTGGTGGTGTATTTGTGGGAACTATGATAGAGGGGGTGTTTACTCAGAAGATGAATGTACCATTTAAACCTAAAGAAGATGCCAATGACACCCCGCCAACTGAAGAAACTGTATAGTGACATAGCTGTAGCAGTAGTATTAGTAGCAATTGTAGCCTTTATCGCAATATTGCAATATAAGAATAAGGTAAAAGATCTTAAGATAGAAGACCTTAAGCGTCAGGCTTATGCTGGTGATATCAGAGATAGTATTGTTATTGACTCTTTAAAGTTTAAGATACTGCAGGACAGTTTACATATTGTTGATATTCAAAGAGTTAACCATATAAACACTATAAACAAACAAGATGACAAAGATAAAGGTAACAGGGATATTGTTATTGCTATTATCCCTAACGCAACTGATGAACAGCGGGACCGTATATGGGCAACTTACACCCCAAAGAATTAACTGGAATGGTAACAAAGGTATCTTCTTCACAGATAAACAAGAGGAGGTCTTGCTTAAATCTATTGTGGACTATGACTACCTGCAGAAAAGCATTGCAGGTAAAAACGAGATTATTCAGACCCAAGAACTCCGCATTCTTGATAAGGAGTATGAGATCAAAAAGATGGCTGGATACCTGGATGCAGCAAACCAGAGAACAACAGAGTGCCTTGATAGAAACTTTGTTTTACAATCAGACCTGGTGGGAGCAAGAGACTCACTACAAACATCACAAGAAAACCTAGGAGTATCTAGAAGAAACAATTGGATCTTTGGAGGAATTTCCGTATTTTTATTAAGTATACTTATAATAACAAATTAATATGAAAGCTAACGCAAAGCTTGGTAACAAGTTAGAAGCAAGAACTGGTCAGAAACCAGTGGACATGCTGACCGGTAAATCAGTAGTGAACAAACCAGGAACGGTTGTACCTACTAGTTTAAAGTATGGAGGTAAATCTTGTTAATATGAGTGACAACCAGTACAACTTTCTAAAGGCACAGGTGAAAGCATTCCATCCTAACTGGTCAGAGGAACAGGTAGATGCAGAATGCAAGAAGATAATAGAGAAAGGTGATAGTAACTCATCCCCTGAAGAAGACACAGACTGCTTATACTGCGGATCATGATGAAGAACCCTAATAAGAAAGCTGGTAACTGGGGTGCGTTAAAGAACAAACCTCAAAACCTAGTACCGTTTAAAAAAGGTGGAACAATTAAAAAGAAAAAATAATGAAAGACGATATCAGATTACTAATGATAAACATGCCTACTGTAATGGCATTGATGACGGAACTTAATACTCTAGTGAACAACTTACCTAAGGAAGCTCCTACTGATCTTACTATTACGGCAGGTAAGTCTACATTTAAACTTAATAAAGAAAGAGACAAAGACCTTTATGTAAAGTTCTTAGAGACTATTAATAACACATCTACTGAGAAGATTTATAACCTTAGAGATAAGATTGATTCTTTATTATACAATTCAGAAGAAGCATTAACTAAAGCACTACCAGCATAATGGCAAAAGTAAACGTAGCAAAAAGTAGCTATGCTCCAAAGGCAACTAAGGTTAGCCGCCCTGGAGTAATAGCAAAATCTAAGACTAGTAAATTAAAGTCTAGCAAGAACTATAAGAAAGCCTATCGCGGACAAGGACGTTAAACTCCTAGTATCTTACTGATATTAGGTTTAAAGTAATTCTTACCCTTAAGGATCTTCCCATCTTCTCTGAGGATGGGTTTTCCATTTTCATCTAGTTTGCTCATGTTAGATCTGTGGATCTCTGTGAAGACTTCCTCAATCCTGTCTTGTAAGCCATGCTTAAGTATAGTCCCGTAAATGATATAAAGCTGGTCACCAAGAGCATCAGCAATACCCACCAAGTCATCATGACCGCAAGCTTCAAGGTACTCGTTGTTCTCTTCTTCCAAGAGCCTGTGACGTAACTCATATTGTTCTGGGGTTAACTGTTTGTAATCTTGTGGGTCAGGCATATTAAACGCGGTATGGAACTCCGCTACCATATTGATATACTTCTTCATTAATATCCTTTATCTCCGTTAGTATTATAATTGATCTTGTCTATATCATGATCACTACCATTCTTAGCCATACTGACCAAGCCTAGCATGTCCGTGTTCTTAGTGTAGTCACTAGTCCACATGGATAATCTGTCTACAGACTTATTATATTGTTTAGCTTTAGCATATGCTTCTTTAAGCTTACAATGTCTTTCAGCTTTTTGATTCAGCATTGCCTCTAGTAAGATAAGATAGTTAATCACATCTCCAATCTTCTCAGATACTACAGCTGTATCAGCTGATTTATTCTCAGCTACAATATCTTTAATAGAAACAAGATGCTTAGTCATGTAGCTCCAGAGAACTTCAGCTGATGTGCTGTGGAGGGAAAATCCCCCCGCAGCTTCATCAAAGTTTCTGAATACATTATCATCTTTAGCGTACTCTTTATGCTTAGTAAGTAAAGTTTGACGTACTAAATCAATACGTTTCTCTACTCTTTTACTAAATTCTTCTCTTGTCATAAGTCTGGTAATTCAAATGTGGGTAAGTCTGAGTCACCAAAGTTAAAGAATTCTTCATCAGGATCAGCAATACCTTCAGCAGTTTTTTGCTCTAAGCTATTATCAATAGCCATTTGCTCTTGAACTTCTACAGGTACTTCCATTAAAAGACTTAAGTCATCTTCTATAACATCAGTAGGACCAGTGAGTACTGGTCTAGTTGCTTCAGCTATTGCCTCAAACAAATCCAGTTGGTTAGCGGGTTGTACGTCCTCCTGTACAGAATTCTGTACAAGTTCAATAGGAAGATCTATTTGCGTAAGTGCGGCTAACGCAAAGTAACTGTTAATAAACTTATGGGTATTTGCTTGATCCTCAAACCAACATTTAGGATGAGACATACGTAAAGCTGTAGCCACAGAGTTGTAAAAGTTCCAGGCATTGTCCCACGTTACGTTATCTAATAAGATAACTTTGTTCATTATATTATCAGCTATAGAAGTCATTTGGTAAGTACTGATAATCTTCTCATCAATATACATACGGCCAACCAACTCTGAATAAGTTTTAGCAGTAGCTGTTTGATTAATAAGAATATCTCTTGATGCAAGTAAGTCAGCATAGTGTACGTTAGCCATGTTAAGCTGAGTCTGAATCATTTGGATAGCTTCTTCATCAGCCTTACCTGTATGCTTTCTACCATAGCTAGATAGGTTACCAGCAAAGATATAGTTACCAGTTTTTGGTATATATACACCAACACCACACTTAAACCTCATAGACTTATCATATGAGTTACCCCATACAAACATCATCTTCATATCAGGATCTGTACCCTGATCTAAAACATACATTCCGTTTGCAATATCACCGCCTCTAGTAGCACGGTATAATTCTGTTTCTACATTAAAGCCACGCTTAGCAAGTTCTTCATGAACTTTATCTATAATTGATTTGTGGCTTATAGGTGTATAACGCCCCCCGTGATTGGGGAGCGCTATACTTTCTAAATAACTTCTAGTACTACTTGTAATCTTACTCATTAGAATAAACTTAGTTGTGATTTCTCTTTCTTCTTACTGATCTTCTCAATTTCCTTATATACCTGATCCAGGTAGTAGTCATCGTTCACATCATATAAGTTCCAGGTTTTATTTTCATACAGATTAAACTCGGTCTGCATCCACTTACCTGCCTCTACTTGTACCTCTCTTCCGTCTGCAGAATTCACCTTGATGATCTTACAGCCTTTGTTAGAAATATAGTAACGCACAATACCTTGGAGCTCCTTGTTGAATCGTTGACCTTTAGCAAAACAGGTCTCTAGGAAAAACCAATCACCTTTTCTTTTAACACCTTTACAATAGTCAAAGATGCTGCGGTTCTCTTGAATGAACTTCTCAGGAACCACATCTTTTACAAAATAATTATAAATAGCTTTGGGTACTATAAGGGCGGACTTATTCTTGTGTAAAGCTAAATCGCTGAACTCAAATCTGCCTTTACACTTGGTAGCATTGTAATAATACTTACCATCCTTCATTGTGTAAACATAGTGAGGAGTCTTCTTCTTCATAGCCTCATAGTCCTCATAGCTTACCTCTTTAGATTTAAGTACAGCGATATAGTTATTCACATCACCAATGATCATCTTCTCATACTCATCATGCTCTAACTGTAACATGGTCATATCTTCCCACTTCTTGCACGTATCAAGATATACATCTCTCATGTGTGCAGGAATCATCATCTCAAGACCATCAGTATTTTGCATGAGTGGTATGCTACCAGGGATAGCATCTGACAACATCTCATAGAGCATTGCCAAACTCAGCTGACCATTAATAGTAATACGCATAGTAAACTCTGGATCATACAGAAAACTATTCTCATCATTACTTAAACCATAAGTACTGTTAAGAATAATCTTGTATACGTAGTTCTTTGGATCCTTCTTAGGTATCTTCTTTCTCTCATCAAAGAACCACTCGTACTGCTCACAGAATTCTTTCTGCGGGATATGTTCAGGTGACCACTTGTTTCTGATAGCAAGGTTAGGATAGAAACTAGTAACGTCAGACGTCATTATTATCATACCATCCTTAGCCTCATACACACCAGCTTTAGTAGCCCCATGCACACCACCCAGACCAAAATCGGTTTTTACACCTTTATGAGTAATTGAATACTTAAATCCACCCTTTGTCTCACCAGTATTTATAATCAGAGATTTAAACTTCTCATGAATATTTATAAACTCTTTACGTTTAAACGTGATATATGGTAGTATGATATCAGCTACCACAATCTGTTCCCTAGGAGTTCTCATCTGCTTAAGATCAAACTTACTTATACAAGTCTTCTTACTCAAGAAATAAAGGAATAACTCCTTAGATATCTTAGGCTCGGAAGCACTCATTAAGTTAATCTTGTACTCAGCTGTTAACGTTTTCCTCAACATGATCTGCTCCTGACTAAGCTCCATAATACGCTTAGTAGCAGCAACGTCATTCACACAATAGTTAACAATAGTATCAATCTCTTGCATGGTTTGGACATACGTGCTATGATGTATAGGCATATCACGTACATTGTCCCAATCCATAGAGAACTCAATCCACTTAAGACTAGACCGTTTAGCGGGATTATCCCAGTGATTCAACCTGAAGACATCAAGCTGTGGAATCTGTAGAGCCCTTTCAGGAAACTCTGGAAACTCCCCAGCATTAGATAGTTCTATAACATGTTGAGCCTGTAGATAAATAGTGTGAGCAATCCTCTCAGGTTCCATCTCACTTAGCTCATCACCTTCCCGCAAAAGAAACTCAGTTATCTGAGCATCAAAGTTTAAACCGTTGTATGATATATGATACTCACCCACATAGTCATCATGAGACTTATGCTCATGTATAAATCTAAGGAATGCATCATAATCATTACGGAGACTATGAACTACAAATACTTTGGTTTCTCCAGTCTTATACTCAGTAAATACGGCAGTAAAGCAATTGATTAAGGTTTCATAATCCATTACCCAATGGGCCATATTACTTTACGATATTAAGTTCACTAGGAAATTCTGATGTTGGTTCTTCTGCAGGTACCATATCCAAGTAAGTCTTGAAGTCATAAGTATCAGCATTACCAGCAAAGTGTTTGATGAAAGCTTCAATATCAGAACGCTCTTCCAAATAGTATTCTTGGAATGTTTCAATAGTTCTACGCTCTTGTTTAATTGGAGAACCATCACGTCCTGGAGTCTTACGCATTTCTGCGTCACCGTTAGGATCTAGCTTAGGCATCATATGGAAAATGTCCTTCTTTACTGCACCGATAGCAGCTAATACTTTCATATCAGTATCATAGATAGCCTCAACATATGGGCAGTCTGCAGTTGTTGGGATCAATTTAAAAGTCTTACCATTCTTCCAGGTAGACGTAATTAACATCATGTTATTCATATTGGTTTTTTTAATGTGGTCAAATATAGTCTAAAAACTGAATCTGCTTTACCTCACTTAACAGATTTTCTTTATTGAAATCTGGAGGAGAACATAACTGTCCTACTTCTTTAAGTACCTCTACAGGTACAGCAAGATGGTTGGCATATGTTTCATAATACTTCTCAGGATATAGGTAGCTTGTGATAAGGTTATGATTACTTATGTTACCTTCAAAGAATTTGAGAATTGTCTTCTTCTTATCATCAGGAAACTTAGCATACTTACCTTTTGCAAACAAATCCCATACAGCTCCTTCATTAGTATAATCAAACAAGTAAGCGCCCTTGTTATCAGGAAGCTCATAGAAGCTAGAGAACTTAGGATTACCCAGCAGTTTGGTTCTTTCAAACAACTTAAAGTCATCCTCTTCACTTAGCTCATATACGCAGATTAACTTCTTATCCTGTACTTCAGATATACCTGTCCAAGATACATAGCTCTCTATTGGCGTGATGCTAACACCGCGCCTGATACCTAGGAATGGATAGAGAAACATTCTAGATTTTTGTGTGTACTTAGTATACAAGGATTTTATCATAAGATTTTTACAGTATTACATTACCTACCTCATACTCATAAGGTAAGTTATATTTTCTATTTGTGTAATGATAGTCTGCAATTTTCATTACCTCATCAAGCTTATCCATCCAGCTATTAAGAGTTACAGTACTAACTTCAAATGCATAACACTGGGTGAGTTTGTCAACCACTATGAAATGAAACTTAATCTTGTAATTACTTAAGCTATAGTTAGCTCTTACTAATCTACAGTACACTGCAGCTTGCAACCAATACTTGTAATACTCTATAGTCTCTGGGAAATCTTGTAGCAGTTTTCCGCTGGTCTTGAGATCATTAATATAAATCACTTTGGCGTCATGATCAATGTTAATGTTATCTACAAAACCTCTAAGACCAAAGCCATACTGTGTATCCATTACAAGTGGCACCTCACTCTGACTATAGGGACCCCCTATATTGAGTAAGCTTGTAATCTTCTCATTAGATCTAACGATCTCAGCATAACCTTTTACTTTATTCAGGGTGTCTTCATCTATAACAGCTTTGTCACCCTTTGTAGTCAAGAAGTTATAGTAACTTATACTTGCGTCAGTAACTACCTTCTCAACTCTTTGTGCATCAGTCTTGAGACTCTGATACAGATTGATCTCCTTTAATATATCAAGGATCTCAAACTCATTCTGCTCCAAAGATAAATCAAGATTGTTATTTACCAAAGCCCTTACAAAGACTTTATCAACAACATTCTTAATGCTGTCACCCGGTAAGTTAACCGGGGACACCACATACTTATCATGAAACTTATCTTCCTCTAGGAGAAGACAGTGAAGCAGGCTACCTTCAATCAGGTGCTGCTCCATCTTGTCCTCTCTTTGGTTTAAGATGTAATGCTTATAGAAAGCACTTGGGGCAAACAATAACTTGTTAAACCCGGAATAACTAAAGTGAAACTTCTTCTTGTAGAAGTTCTCCTCCGCTTGGAAATCTATCATCTTGCTTGTTTAAAAGTTTATCTACCTTGACTTGAACCTCAGCGGTTAATCTAACATCTACAACCTCATAGTTACTACTAAAAGTTCTAGACTCTTCTAATATACTAGCCTTAATAGTATCCAATAGTTCTTGGGTCAGTAACCCCTTCTCTATAGATACATCTAAGATAGCATCCTTATCCCAGCGGTACTTGCTATAACCAAGCCAGTTGAGTAAAGACTTAAAGGCTACACTTGTTCTATACTTCTGATTATAAATAGTGTTGCTACCAAATTCCTCAAGTAGTAATGCCAAGTATACAAAGCTTTTCTCATAGTTACATCCGGCCATAATGGTCATAGCAACTAAGTGATTATCCTTGTCCATACTTTTAAGCATGGTTCGGATAGAATCAAATGCATCCCTATCAATAACGGTATCACCAATTAAGTTATTAAACTCTTCTTGTGAATAAACATTACTGAAGTTCTTAGCGTCTAAGAAGTAATCATCTGTTACTGTTGATATCCAACTACCAGACATATTGCCACTATAAAATGACATACTACTTAGAATAGATCTGTTATTATAACCACTAGTCTTAGCAGGATTGTTATGGTTATTTATATAAAAAGATTCTACAAGAGCCTTATTTATAATAACATAGTTACCTTTATAGTTATTAATAATATCAGTAAGATGTTGCTTATCAGCACCTCTTAGAAACCCATTAATAAAAGGTATCATATCACTTGTTTCTACATAATACATATGATCTTTGCGTATACCTGACTCTACAGAATCAGTACATGCAATAATAACATCTGCAGTAGCTCTATCCCTAACAGTTTTAATCTTTCTCTCCTCCAAGAAAGGCTTGGCCTTATCTCTAGGAATACTGCACTTAGGTGCAAAGTATATTGTTTTTACATTAGTAAGATCTAATTTCTTACCCTCAACACTTTGTTTAAAAGGTTTAAGATAATTAGTATCATTCCAGCGGTGATAAGTAAATGTACCATCAGGGTCTATTAATACATTGCTGGTTACAAGTTCTAACTGATTATTAATAACCGTTAGCGTTAGTTGTTCTTTTATCATAATTAAAAAGGTAATGGAGCTTCAGGTTTAGGCTCTTCTTTAGGAGCCCTCTCCTGTAAATACTCAGTGTATGTCTTAATACAAAATGCTTCTATCCTAAAGAACTTTTGATCATCTCTAGCAAGACCTGCATTTAGATCATGAAGTTTATCATTCACCATGCGGTCATAGTTATCCTCGGTAAGATAACCGTGATCATAGAAATGCTTAATGTCTTTAGGAAACTCTAGTTGTTTAATTCTATATGAATCAATCTTAGCGTCAAATACTTTCCAGTTAGTATTACTCATATGATGCTGGAGATCATAGTAGTGATCCTCAAACAAGCGGTAGATATAATACATTGAATCCTTATAGTTACAATTGTATACCATCTCTGCAGCAACGCGCTTATCATCACTGCTGCTACTGAGCATAGAGTGTAGAGCATTATACATATCCTCATCTATAACCAAGCGCTCAATAGAATCAAAGATAAGATCTTCATCTACTACTGGTACTTTCTTAGCGAGTATCTGATATATTATCTCTACAGTTCTTGCAGGTAATAAGTTATATTGTACATCGTTACCATGCAATGCTGACCAAGAATCATAATAGTGGTAGTATCTTTTTGAGAATAATACTGCTTTCTCGTCATCCCCTACAAACTCAAATCTTGATATATATGCTGTAAGTTTTGCCTTAGCAAATGCATCAGGTAAAACATAGGTATAACAACTAACACCTGAACATATAAGATTATCAGGAACCTGTTGATTCTGATTACCAGTACTCTTTACATTCTTATGGCTAATAAAGAAATCTGCTTTAGCAGGATCAGTAGTAATAGTAAACCCAGAGATCTTAGCAATATCCTTTAATTGACCAACAGTATATTTACAACCGGGTATAACATACCCTTTAGACTTAGGAGCTAGAGAAGGTAGCGCACCCCCTTTCAGGAGTGCACTAATCTTTTCTACTGAGTCTTCTTCTACACTATACATCCACGTATCTTCTCTAGGTTTGTCGCCTTTACCTAAAGACACATAGCGGTACTTACCTTGAATAAACGGTAACTGTTTCAGCATTACATCTGTAACATTACCTAGACTCAAATCCATCTTCATTATTTAACAGCGATAGCTGCGATTTGTGGGTTTAACATAAGCTTTGTGAACTTAATCTTGTTGCCGTTTAAGATACCCTTGATAAGAGCATACTTAAGGTCATTGGTGAATATCTCTTTATCAGTGATAAAGTTAGTGATACGGTCAATGATCTTCTGATCTACTGTGTTATCAGTAGAGAAGTGAACAGCATAGTTAGTGAAACGCAATGCCATAATACTAGCAATGTCTGCACGGTATGCATCATCTTTACCAATAGTACCCATCAATTGACCCTTGATATATTCCCAGCTGTTGTTAGTCAACATATCTTTAGGGGTAACCAATTTGTCAAGCTTGTTATTGATGAATGTAGTAAACAAAGTAGCAAACTCGCTACCAACACTACCCTCACCAATCATTTGGATCAACGGCAAGCTCTCCTCAAAGTTCTCAATGCTAGAGATACTGTTGAAGAAAGTAGTAATACTACGAGCATTAGTTGTCTGTGTAACCAACTCAGGATGCATCAACAAAAAGTTAATACAACGAGAGTCAATCTCATTTTGCTCAGCCCAACGAGCCCAGCAATCTGAATCAAACTTTAAGTAAGCTGTGATAAAGCGAGTCTTCTGAGCAGCATCCATAGATGTTACTTGATAGTCACCATTATCAGGATTACTAGTCAATACAATATGCCAGTTCTTAGGAAGCTCCCATGAGATATACTTCTGACGGTCAATCAATTCCATTGCAGCCTGAGTAAATCTTTGGTCAGCACGGCTGTAGTCATCTAAGATTAAGATACCACCTTGCTCCTTACCTTGAATCCACTCTGGAGTTGCATAACCCATACGCTTCTCACCACTAGGAACATACTTGTTCTGAATATACATAGGCATGATGTTCTCAGGTACCCACTTGGCTACCTTCTTGCCATCATCTGTAGTTTTAATTACTTCAAATTCCTTAATTGGAAAACCGGTAAGGTCACCAAGCTCCTCGATCTGAGCAAGGTTTAACTTAACTACATCTAGTCCTAGCTCTTTACCAATCTGCAATATAGTAGTGGTCTTACCAATACCTGCCTCACCCTCAATGTTTACAGCTACTGGAATCTTTCCGTTAGCTTGGATATGCTGATTGTTCTTTACAATGTGTCCGATGAATTCTTTTAGTTCATCTGTGTTTAAGTTAACTTGATTTGCGCTCATACTCTTAGTTTAATTTAATTAAATAACCTTTGCAGGTTTTGTTTTTCTTAGCAGCCTGGTGTATAGATTGTACACTAACTTTTAATAAGAATGCTGCTTCATTTATACTTTTTACAGTTAATGTTTCTGTATCAGAAACTAAAATGATTTTTTTATACTTTACATTACTAGGTTTCTTAGGAGCTTTAGCTTTAAGTTTCTTAACTTTTTTAAAGCTCCACATATAACCGCCCAATGTTTTAGTATTTCCAATAGATGTTTTATGCATTGTCTTACCGTTTAAACCAACAGCTAATGCTGCAGCTTTTAATGTTGGGTAAGATGCTACATATACACCCTCTTTTGTATACTGATGAATAGTTCTAGATGCATGGTTATCCTCACCAAGCCTTTTACCGGTATTAGCAATAGAAAGTTTTAACTTAGTTGCTTCACTTTTTATTCGTGATATAGGGTCTTGCTCAACATTTATGTTAGGTTTTAAGCAAGCTATATAATGGGCTTCCCTTTCAACATAGTTATCACAAAACTCTAATACACAACAGTTTAAACTTTCTTCTCCATACTTAGAATAGACTCTTTGTAGATGCTGATTGTAATGCTTACACCGCTTTAAAGAGTTCTTATGTTCCTTAAGACGTATGTAAATATTCTTACTGCTTCCTACATAGTAATGACCATTACCATACATCATATAAACACCTGCTTTATTCTTTAAATCATAACTTATCTTCATAATCTTTTTTTATAAAGATAAGTAACAATAAGTTATAATCCTAGTAGGACCTCAAATTTAAATCAATTAAGCTTTATCTGGGGTCCGGGCAAGTCTTTGTTTATACTCCCACGGGTAGATATTACCCATAGCATTTTGCCTCTTGGCTTTACAGAACAATCACATTCACCATCAGTTAAGTATATCAAACAAGTATACTTATCTTGGCTATCATTATACAGTTCCAATACTGGATCAAAGTAAGTACCACCGCGTCCATGTATCTCAATCTTATCTCCTGCCTTGTATGGCCCGATATGACGGATATGTGTATCACATTGTACTACAGTAATCTCTGCACCAGTCTTATTAATATGACCAATCTCATGGAAGAACTCTTGTACTTCCTTATCACTAACGGAACCGCTAGTATCTACAGCAACTAAGATATGCTTACGGTGTTTAATCTTAAGACCGGGGTTATCCTCAAATCTTTTATTAAACTTACGTCTAAGCTTCTTAGTAAATACTTTCTGACTACCTCCAGTAAAGCGTCTAAGATATGCTTTCCAGTCAAACTTAGGTGGCTCTTTACTATTGAGTTTATCTAGTAGTCCTTTAAGTTCTCCAGGTACATGACCACGAGACTTCTCTACTTGTTCTGCAATCTCCTTAAGTTGATGCTCTACTTGTTTCTGTACAAGTTTCTTTTCTGCTTCACTCAGGTCATTAAATTCATCCCAGGTACTATGATCAGGAACAGGATTACCGTCACCATAAGTTGGTTGACCTTGACCCATTGCCTTCATCATCTTCTCAAAATCACTAGTACCATTTCCTTGATCTAGCTGCTGTTGTAGTAGGTCATAATAAACTCTACAACCTGCTTTAGGAGGAAGATTCATTGGAGCAAACATCTCGTTATCAATAGTACATCCACCGTCTGGTAGATACATCTTATCAATATACTGGTTGATCTCCAAGTCCATAGCCACATTGGCTAACTTCTTATCTGCAAAATCATCATGCATAGTAAGATGGAAGAATGCAATATGCAAGAGCTCATGTTTCAAGAGACCAATGTGGTGCTCAGGACTCAAGCTCTCCCAGAATTCTTCATTGATTGCTAACTGGAAGTTGATGTTATGCTTAGACACACCAGCAGTTGGCACTCTCTTACTCCATAATTTATTTAAGCCAATGAGAAAGAGCCCATAAAAGGGCTCCTTTAACATCAGTTCTTTACTAGCCTTAGCTAGACTTTCTTGTTTTGTATGCTTCATTTACCCTTAGGTATTAATGTTAGTTGATACTTCTCCATGAATGTAAACCCAGCAACTTCTAATTGCTTCCCTAACTCATCTGAAAATCTGTTAATAAAGAACGCCATAGCAATAGGATCTACATTCTTATTATCGTGCAAGACGTGATACATTTGATTCCAAGTTAATGCATTACCATAAGCAATACCGGTAAGTCCTTTTATCTTTTCTACAGTAGTCTCATCAAGAGCTAGATTTCTATACCCAGCTTCTTTGTACAACATAAGGATGTACGGTAAGTTTGCCTCAACGTCTGCAGAATCAATAAGATTCTTAACTACAACCATGTTCTCTTTATCTAGAGATGTTGCCATAGACAACAAGTTCTTATATGTTACTTCATCAAGTTTAAATACTTCTCCCATTAGTCTTATTTTTTAAGTAATTCTTCAAGCTTATTTTCAAATTCATTTCTCATTTCATCTTCATCAAAGACTTTATTACCTGCATCATCTATATAATAATAGATACCTACTGTTATTTGATCTTCCATTAGTCTTCTATCTTTAAAGTTTTTAACATCCATATCGGAGGGTTATTCATATTAGTGATCCACTCCTTTGCACTTGGTAGATAACCATTGCAATCTTCTTTTACATGCTGCTCGCCTACATAGCGAGTCATAACTTTCTTACCCTTAGAGTTAATGAAAAAGGGTCCGAAGACCCTCTCGCATTCAAAGATACCTTCACTGTGGTGCCTAAACAATCTATGCATACTGTGACCATACCACCCTTTAGTTTCATCGAACCAATTATGAATATGGAGATATTCTTCAGGTTCACCGCCCCACTTCTTAGCAGAGCTTCTACAATGATCATATGGATGCGCCATTATTCTCCCCAATCTATGTTTACAAGATTAACAGAGCTATATGCATCAGCAAGTTCTCTTACATAACCATCAACATTTATTGTTGGCTCATCATCCTCAAAACTAATATGTACAGCACCGTAACCACCATCATTATTATACCAGTCGTATTCATAATGATCATGAAGTATGCGATAAGCTAGGTCTTGAAGATCGCCCTCAAACCTCTCATTAAGGTCACCTCCATCTAAATTATCTCCAAAAAATTCTACATCTTCTACCTGGCCAGAGTCTCCTCCGCCATCATATCTAATCTCTACATTTGTTACACCTGCATCTTTTAATGCTGTAAATAACGTTGCTAATTTTAAACTTGCCATATTACTTTTGTTTATAGAACCTTCCCAGTATGTTTGCGTTTAACCAGAAGTCTTTCTCTAGTACTTCACACATGAACTGGTACTTTACCTCTTGATAAGAAAGCTCAGTCTTAGAGTAGCATATCTTTAGGATAGTCCTTTTGATTTGTACCCCAGCCTTATGAGCTGCCTTAAGTTTTTCATTACTACTATAGTAGTTCTGATATACAATTTTTCTTACGCGCTTGTAAGTCTTCTTACGTTTATCTGTAGACAATGCCTTCTTAGAAAGCTTTGTCTTAACATCCGCAAAGAAGTTCTTCTTGCCTATGTAGGACTTGCGTTCACCATCTAGGATAACATCCATCTGATATACAAATCCTACAGCACCATCAGGAATCATATCCTCGGTGAATTCTTTTAATTGGTAGATCCAACTCATTTCTTTAGTGCTTCTTTTAATAAAGGGTGTAATACTTTTCTTGTCTCAGGTATACCATAGTCTCTAACAGAATCAGATAGATCCTTAGACATTGGTAATATAACACCCGGTAAATCATACTCATCTTGATACTTCTGTGCGGCCTTAATACCAGCCTCATCATTATCAAACAGAGTACAGATTGCTTTATACTTCAACTTATACATTGACATAGCGCCATTAGGTATCAGAGTATTCTCACTATCTGGAGCAACAACTTCAGTGTTGTAACCAAACTTAGTAAGACACATGGCATCCTTAAGAGAACTACATATAACAAGGTTAGGTACATTAAACTTCAATTGATCAGTACCCTGAATATAATTCTTAACCTTGAAGAACTTATGCTCAGTAACCTTAGGTTGATACACCTTGTAGATAGTGCCATCAATCCTAGTATAACCATAAAGATTAGGCCCAGATATAACAACTCTATCAGAGTTATCTTCCTTTACCATAGCATATGAATCAAGCGGTATAACATTAAAGTTTGACAGCGTATCAGAATCAATACGGAACTGTGTCCAGAAATCTGCATCCTGTTTAGTCCAACCTCTTTTATTATACTCCCTTACTTGATACTTAGCTTGCTTCTTAAAATCTCTAAGGTCATCACTAAGTCTACCAGTAAGTATGAATTCATTATAATCACATAGTATCTTCTGAGCAGCTTGCCCAAAGTTCATATCATACATCATCATAACAAGATCAACACCATTACCACCAGCACCAGTACTGAAGTCTTTGAATCTATACTTGTCATCTCTAACATAGATGCAGAAACTAGGAGTTCTTTCATCAGGTTTGAACAGAGATTTAATCTTCATGTCTTGACCAGTAAGTCTCTCAGATAACCTGCAGTAGAATTCAAATATCCAATAGCTTGGCACCTGTACAACATCATCTAATAGTTGTTTAGTACTTATCATAATCAAAAGTTTAGGGATGAAAAAGGGGAGTAAATGTACTCCCCTCTCCATCAATAATCAAACTTATTATAACTCAAAATCAGAACCCACTGAAGATGAAGTAGTTACGTTTGAATCACCAAATGATTGAACCGGTTCTACTTTCTTTCTTCTAATGTGTTGCTCCTCATCAAAGGTTACAACTTGACTTGGTTTAACTCCAGCTGCCTCATATGCATAAGACCCTCTAGAAGTTCTTGGGAAATACAAATCAAAGTTTGTATAACCTTGCTTGTTGGTATACTCACTACCTGCAATACAGCAGTATAGTTGTTTACCAGCAAACGGTTTGTCACTAGCAAACTGTGCAAACAAACTCTCCATAGTATCATGGTTGTTGTTCTGTGCTAGCAACCAGTCATTGCAACCAAATGCTTTACACAATGTTTGCAATGCTCTTAGCAACTCAACGTCACGCTTTACAGCAACACCAGACTTAGTAGTGCCATCAGAGAATGCATACTGTGATAACTTAACAGAAGCTACCTGACCTTTATGGCGTCCCAAAGACTCATCATCTTTGTTAACCCAGAAACCTTCAAAGGTCTCACCCATATCAGGACCCTCTACACCAAGAACTACATTGATAGCATCCTTGTTGTAAGGTGGAACTTCTAGTTTAACTGTATTAACGGTTACAGTATGATTACCTGGTTGTAGAACTTTGGGTACTCCTGACCCTTCGCCTGGGATGTTAATTGTGCTTATCATTTTTTCTTAAAGGTTAGTCAATATAAATTTTATTCCAGTGAGTTTGTACCTCACCCTTCTCGTCCATTTCAGAGAGAACAATCTCTTGGTTACTCAAGTGCTTAGGTCTTGCACCGCATGCGATGTCATCACTAGTCTTGAAGCTCAAGATATTCTTCTTTCCTTTTCTGTATAAGTATCCAATAGAGTCAGAGTTTGACGCAGTAATTCTTTTCAGCTTACCCGTCAAGTCTAAGTCTAGTGAATTAAAATCAGATCCATTCTTCTCAAGAACGGTATCTTTCACGTGTCCTACCAGTATTATTCTAGGTGCCCACGTTTGAATGTAAGCTACAACTTTAGTAAATGCTTCTCTAAGATACTGATAACCAGCACCGTTAGGTAGCCCTATGATTGTACCGTACTTAAGCTTACCATCAGTTGGCCAGTTCTTACCCATAGGGGTCTTCATGTACAACTCTTCAGCATAAGGGATACACATCTCTTCTAATGCAGTGATGGTATCTACAGCTACATAATCATAAGGATTGCCAGCATCTTTAATAGCTTTACCTACAGCCTTGATATCAGCAATTGAGTTTGCTTCAACCTTCATTGCCTCTAGATACTTAGAACCTTGCTCAAGGTCTAGTATCAAACAGTTATCAAGCTGTGATAATAGTGTAGTCTTGCCAGTCTTTGGCTTTGAAAAGATAATCAGGTTCCGAGGACTCAGTGCCTCAGCTGGAACCTTACCAGTAGGAAGTTTAATCTCCATTTTTATTTAAGTAAATTATTTAACCATTCTTTCTTACTAACCGGAGACTTTGATAGGATTGCTAACAAGTCTCTGATAGTCATGTCACTAATAGGTGCGTCATCATCACCAGTTAAGAATCCTTCTTCAAAGATATCTTTCTGTTGAACAACTTCACTCTTCTTAGGAGCATTAACTTTAATAAGTTCCTTCACAGGGATTAAGTATCTAGGTTGTACATCGTTAGTACATTCATACTCATCCTCCCAGTGTGGGTTAAATCTCCATTTCCATAGAGTTCTTTCTGGATCTTCTGCTTCATACTCTCTACTTACAAATTCTGTGTAGATATCATACCCTCGTTTCAATTCACTAGGAAAGAAACTTACATACAATTCATCTTTACCTTTAGGTCTGTAAGACATCTTAGGAAAGAACAATGCGCTGCTTACACCGAGTGCATCAAACAATGGTTGTTGATGATCTCTTAGATCTCCAATGCGTTGCTTTCTTTCTTCAGTTGTCATAGCCCCAGGCGGGTTTGTGCTTATTGCCATAACTTATACTTTAGATCTTTTTTCTTGTTGCGGTGGAGTGGGCATCTCCGCTATGCGCATCCGAGCAAACTCTGCTCTGAAGAAACTCATGCGGTTATCACCATTCCTACACTTTAAAAAGTGTAATACTAAAACTTTATCATCCTCTATTAAGTATCTATCAGGACCATACAGTTTAATCTTCTGTTTACCTGGTCTGTTAATACCAATGAGGGTGTCTGCGTGTTGAAGCAAGGCATCTGACCCAAAGATATCAGACTCCAGTATGTAGTTACCATACTTACCGTCTTCATTTCTTTCAGGATTATCAATACCTCTGTTCAATTGTGTCAGGATGATGAAGGCTATAGGATACTTACGCTTAAGTTCCGTGATAGCTTCTCCTAAATTGTACAGAGTATCAAACTTGTCCTTTTCAAATGGGGCTTTCTTCAACAACAAAGAGTGATCTAAGGTTACAATTGTTTTGGTGTACTCATAATCTCCTGACTCGTTAGTGATCATGTTATGCTGCATATAATCAACAATAACTTCTCTTAACTCGTTTACGGTGATAGGTTCTTCAACAATATCAATTGCTAACTTAACTCTCTCTTTAGCGTGATCATAACAAATCTGAAGGTCTTCGGTTGTTAACTTACCATCTGCACTACAGAGATACTTATAGGACTTGCCAAGTACACTACTATATTCTCTTATTGCAGAGGTACGTGCTAGCATTTCAAACTGAAACTCTAACACACGAAAACTCTCAGTGGGGTTAAGCTTGAATGCTTCTCTTACTATCTGATCTTTAATAAGAGTTTTCCCGCTACCAGGTCTTCCACCTATAACAGTCATGGAGTGCCATTCCAGACCGTCAGTTGTAGCATCATTAAACTTATCCCAAGGTGTCTTAATACTTTTAATACTCCCCTCCATCCTACCTTTTAGGTAATGTAAGGAGTCAGCAAAGCCTTCCTTCTGATTTTTCCAGAGGTGTTGTTTAGACATAAAATGTGGGGATTATTCTTCTACAGATTGGATCTGCTTGACTACAAATGTATAAGATTTGTATGCAAAAACCAAGAGAAATTCAATAAAAATATATTCAATTAAACTAACTGGTACAATTAAATTATCAATCAAAGTCCAGCATACTATACTCATAATTACTGATGCTAAGACCATTAGCATTATCTTCTCAAACTTTCTTTGCGTCATACTACTTTATCAGAAAAATGTGGAGCATCCTCTAGATCCTCACCGTTAATAATTATCTCACAGTAATTAGCAAGCTCTGAGTCCCAGGACTTATCAGTGTTCTGCTTGCGTATAAAGTACTGCGAGTTCTTCATATACATATAGTTAGCCTTCTCATAGGTGTCCACATAGTATAGAGTTGCACGTAGTATGGTATCCCAATCATACGTATAATTCTTATGGAACCACTTGAAGGACTCTTCTATGTTCTTTCTATTCACTCTAGCAGGTTTACCACTAGGCAACTTACCCTTTGGAAAGATCATAAGGAACTTCATTATGTTATCTTCCGCAGTGTCTACAGTTGCAGCCATACCTCCGCCAGGTAAATTGCTAATAACTTCAGTACCATTTGTAGTCAACTCATACTTAGCAGTTAACAGATCAGCATTGATCAGTAACCGTAGCTCAGTATGCACATTGATACCTACATGCTGAGTCTTACGCTTGTTAGCGATGGACCACAGTATATACAAGCTGTTAGGAGTAAGTTCCTTTGCTTCTAGGTATTCAAATAGCTTTATCATAGTGCGTCAATTGGATCTAAAGATACAAATGATTTAGAGAAGTTTCTCTTCTGCATCTCCGCCATAAGGTTACTCCATATAGGTAATACAGCTTTGTCTTTGATCTCCAATGCGGTACGAGCTTTCTTTACACCATGTAACATGGTAGCATGATGAGTAACTTTTCCTCCATGTATATCATTAAGAACTCTCACCATATGTGAATAACTTAAACCAAGCTCATGACCTATCAGATAGCAACAGTGTCTTATTATAATCACTTGTGCACCACGATAACTCATATTCTTTGTGAAAGGTTTATCATCAGGATAAAGTTCCTCAGCTAGATCAATCACAACTTGAAAGTTATCTATACCAGGTATAATAGAATGAGAATTACCTATGTACTTATCATATTTGTTTAGATCTTTCTGAATACTGTTAAAGAACTTAGAAATAACTAGGTTCAAATCATAGTTGAGCTGGGCCAAATCTTGCTTGATATTCCCTCTCAGCTTCATAACGTCTTTCTCTGCCATACTTTGTGTAATCTATTGGTTCTAAATGATAAAACTTACCAGTGTTGGTACACTTGGATACATCTGCCACAATATGCTTAGCTCTCTCAAGCTCAATACCGTGTTCAGATAGAGCATCATATAGACATTTGTTTTTAATATTTGTTCCTTCTATTTGAAACTCTACCTCACCAAACTTTGGATCCAGTACGAGTTTAACTTTAATTCTACCAGGATATTCTTTGTTTACCATCTTGCTCTAGGTATTTATTAATCTTGTTCCATACATCTTCACAGTCCCACTCATCAAGGTTACCATAAGCTGCACTAGCAGGGTGTGATACCATGATCTTATAGTTGTTATCAGGTACTAGATCAGCAAAGTCCTGAGCCTTCTTGCCCATAAACACGTAGATCAATCCCGGTTTCTCCCATATAAGACTATCAATTACTTGTGCAGTAAATGATCTCCATAGCATCTGATGGCTACTCGGTTTATTAATAGTAGTAGTTAAGGCTGTGTTCAATAGAAGTATACCTTGATCTGCCCAACAGGTTAGATCTTTCTCTCCTATATAACCAGGTACCGCAGTCTTCTTAATAGAATCCTGTATGTACGCTAGAGACTTCTGAATAGTACCTTTACTACAACTAAATGCTAAGCCATCAGCTTGTCCGATAACAGGGTAAGGATCTTGCCCTAGTAGTACTACACGAGTGTTATCATATGGACACGCAATGAATGCATTGAACACATCTTTAATCTGTGGAGTAAACCGTTTGTTATCTTGAGCCTCCTTGAGTAGGGTGTTTAAGATTTTGGTCATGTCATTACTTACCAAGAAAGTCTTAAGCTTATCAGCCCATCCGCTTTCTTTTAACTTATCATACAATTTGTCTTGGACTTCTTGTATATTTACTTTATCTAACATAGCTTTGTTAAAATTATTATTATGTCTGAAGAATCAGCACCAGTTATCAGAGAAGTAGAGATACTAAAGAAGGACACCGTGATAGATGTCAAACTTCCAGTAGACTTTTACTTTAGATTTAACCAGTTTATGACTGAGTTCTTCCCTGTAAAGGATGCTAAGCATCTAGAAGAGATACTTAAACTTATCCAGGAAGGCAAAGATAATGATGATGTGCATGCATACCACTTCAGGACCTTACTTTCTTTCCTACTTCTTGTAGAAGATGAGGCTAGAAAACAAGGTCATACTGAAATGATAAAGCTTAACACCACAACAGGTGAGAAGATTAGTAAAGACTAAACCCTACTAGCTCACCTATCTCTATGCTGGCCTGAATAGCCATTGACATCTCATCCTTTGAGCAGTCACTAAAAGATTTACAACTCTCATTATCACAAAGACCAGCGCGTAACTTAACCTGCAGTTTCATATCCTCAAAGGTATCACCTGTATAGTTAGCTAGTTCTCTAATGTGTTTGTGAAGCTTGCTCAACTGAGCATAGCTATGATCATTACTCTGTACCTCATAGGTGATAACAACTGTCTCACCTTCTTGCAATCCTTTAATAAACAATCCTAACTTAGCAGATCCCAAAGGATCAATCTCCAAGTTCTTATTTACTACTTTTGCGCGTATACTTACGGGTAGTTGGTCTGCCATTTTCTTTAGGTTTATTTGTACTTCCTTTAGGTCTTCCTACTCTCTTCTTACTTGCATCAGCTCTAGCTTTCTGAATACTTTGAGCGTAGAACTTTTCCATATATAAATCTAGTAAACGAGTATATGACCCGTCAGCAGCATCAATCTGATGCTTAAGATTATTTATTTGCTTGCCTCTAATAGCAAGACCTGCTGATAAACCGGTAACTAAACCAGTAAATACTAATACACATACATCAAATGTTTCCATTTCTTTTTTCTTTTAAATAGTTTTTAATTAGTTTAATACTCTCCTCCATTTCCAGATAGTCCATATCAGTTATGAGCTCTGCAAATTGAGACAATCTACTAGACATTTCTCCCATATCTATCTGCTCAGGCATATCCCAGAATGCTTTCAGTAGGGCACCGTGTTCCTTAACAACGGTATCACTAAAGTTATTTAAAACATACTTGGTTCTGTGCCTATTGAACCATGAGATACTCATAGTCTCATCCGCTGCAAACACTGCCATCTGCAACCACACTACAAGGTTAGCAACCTTGACTCTATCTAACTCTTCTTGCGTTAATGACATAAATGTAATTTAGCTATTCCTTCTTCTACTGTAATATACTCTATCTTAAGACCTTGCCAGTCATATAGGAATTCTCCCATATCTGTACCACTTATCTCCTCACCGTGCCAATCTGCTTGAGCAGTAATGTATGGTCCACCACTAGGGTCAATCATAGAGAACTTATAGTTAGGCATGCCTACTTCACCAGGCCATCCACCTACACGGTAGTGCTCAGTAAATCCAGTCATCTCTATGATGTTATCTTTCTTCTCAAAGGTGATCACATCACCATAGCGATTTCTATACTGTGTCTTCATTGCTTAAGAGTCTTTATCTTTTTATACACTAGTTCAATACAATCTTCAATACCCTTGTATGGGTTAAGATATGGTACCGTCTTGTTGTTACGCAAGCTATCCATCTCTTTGATTAGTTCTTCTAATACTTCTTTCATAGGTTATCAGGATCAGTTGTTGTGCCTACAGTTAACGGGTCTACATATACAGTATCCTCCGGTATCTTTACAGCTTTAAACATTTGGTAGTCCTCTATCTCAAGAGGTTCATCCTTTACAGATAGGTATAAACCTATTGTAGCAGCACAATCTAGTAGTAAGATAAATGCTAATGCCCATAATAAATACTTAGTCATTGTTCCCTCCTGTTTGATATTGATTACCTTTTTGCTCAATAGCATCTAATACTCTAAACAAAGGAACTAATACTGTCCCGTTAGTGTATACCTCTTTGCTATCTTTAAAGCTGTAGTCCATGATGAAATCTATTACCTTAAGCTGTTCCTCATCGGTAATGTATTGCAGTCTGCTCTTTATGGCTACGTCTTGTTTAACCTCTTCCTTACTCATTCTCTTGTTCTAGTTCAGGACGGTTGACCTTAAGGCCCCACATCAGGTTATACATAGAAGCAGATGTATTAGCATACCTAACAGTAAGCTTTCTATGCTTACGGAGGTACCCTACCATCCACTCCATCCACTTTTCTTCTTGCTCAGGAGTCATGGTCCATTCTTCATACCATTTATCCTTACGGTCTTTGATGTCCTCATAGGTTACATCATGACCAGCTATTATAAACATGGTGTTGATTATATCTTTTACCATGTCATCATCCGATAGTCTTTTACTTTTCATGGGTCTTCTATTTCACAGGTTAAATCTAATTCACCAAACACCTTGGCAATTGGTTCAAGCTTATCACGAGAAGCGTACTTTGCTACAGCCTTACCATCATTGTGTACCTTCATAGCAATCTCTGCAGCCTTAGCACCAGATATCTCACAGTATATCATAAGAGCCATAATGACTTTATCAAAGCTGTTGTGATCATCATTATACAAGACGAGCTTGCTGTCCTCCATAAAGGACAGATCAAGCGTTACGTCTTCATCAGTTACAGTCTTAGTCTCTCCAGTTGCACCAGTCATCTGCTTGTTCTTCTTTAAAACAATCACGGCATAAGTCTGCTTCTTCTAGCATTGCCTCAAAGTGTTCTTGTACATCTGCATCATCAGGCGTAGCTTCTTGAGCCATACTTCTAATGGTATCTCTATCACAGTATCTACATAAATCATTTACTTGATTCCAGGGTGCAGTAACATCATGCTCTGCTCCAGCTGGCAAATTGGAGTTGTCCATTTTCAATCCAGGTTATTTTAGAATTATCATATTGTTCAAGAGCTTGGATAACCCAAGTCTCATCCACAGTACCCTCATAACATAGGATATGTATAACAGCTTTCTCATCAGGATTAAGACGGAGTAATCTACCCAATCTTTGTGCTGACTTACGCTCATTACCATATGCATGCATAATGATACCCTGTTTTAGGTTAGGGATATTCACACCTTCATTTAGTTGTAACACACACGAAAGTTTATTTATATCCCCAGATTTAAACTTATCAAGGTTAACTTCTGACTCCTTGTTAGCACTATGATAACTGTAGTCACAAAGTTTATCAGCCTGATCTTGAGTATTAGCAAACAGGATTACCTTATCATTGATTGTATCAAACAATCTCTTAGCATACCTTTCTTTACTAGGGAAACTCATCAGTGCTTTCATCCTCATAACACGAGTAATCTGTACATCTTTACCAGAGTTTGCATTAAGTAAACGCTCAGTCCAGTAGTTGTAACTTGCTAACTCTGAAGTAGGAAACTCACCTCTCTTAGTCTTCTGCATAAAATTCTTACGGTCATCTAACTTCATCTTGTGTACAACAATCTGGTAGTCATTTAGAATACCATCTTGCACAGCGTCATCAGTTACATACTCATAAGTCATAGGACAATACTTGTTCACCATCATACCCTTCTCTGAAGAAGCTATCTTAGGTGGTGTACCAGTCAACCCAACAATTCTACCCTTATAGTTTGACAACCATGCATCATGCGTAAAGAGTAAGTTGTGACACTCATCTAGGTATATGATATCATAGTCAGCAGTTTGCTTAGTAAGCGACAGGTATGTTGAGAAGGTTATGTGAGCAAGGAGGTGGTCAAGATTGAACTTTTTTGCTTCATCAAGCCACGACTTAAGAATAGAACGTTTAGGTGCTACAACTAATACCTTTAGAGTATCATCATAGTTCTGAAAGATATGCTGTAGACCAATTAATGTTTTACCAACACCCATAGATACAGCAATACCACAACGGTCACATCCTTCAATAGCTTTCAGGGCATCATTCTGTATTTCTTCTCTACTTACCATTGGCTTTGATTAGTTACACAGAAGTTACTACCCACATAGGCATTCATCCACACGCTCTGATCAAAACAGAATGTCTTTCTATTACCTGAACAGTCATTCTCAATCTCTAGCCAGTAACAGCTACCATTGATACCATCATTTAGAATAGTACCACAGTTACACTGCTTGTTATCTTCTTCTTTACTACAGCTAACTAATCCAATAGCTAGCATTAAAATCATTATTAACTTCTTCATACTTTTTTTATATAAAAATTATTTGGGTAATCAGGTCCTACATACAAGAGCATTAGCTCACATATATAGTGGAGCCCTAGTGTACTATGAGAATAAGTCATACCGTGTAAATGCTTGCAACAGTCACGCTCAATAGTAAACCTCTCACTATCTGGTAACGGTGTAGCAGATATCTCAAAGGTCATTAATTGATCATCTGTATCACCGTATAGTTTGCGGATAATCTTACTTAACTCAACATCTATTACAAGATCACCACTATCTCCTCTCCACGTAGGTTCTACTAGTCTTAGGTTATCAAACCCTTCTAGTGTTTCAAATTTTATAATCATGATTCTCTTGATTTACTAAAGTCTAATAACTTTGCTTCTTTAGGATGTGTTTCAATCCAGGTGTGACAAGTTCTACATACAGCCAAGAACTCGGTATCATCTAGGAATAGAATACCAGTTCTACCTTTCTTATGGTGTACATCACAAGCATTGACTGAACAATCAGGTAGATGCGCTTCACAAAAAGGTTTTCTCTTCAGGAACTGTTCCCGTAGTACGGAGTATGCAGCATTCAGTTTAATAATCTTGGAAGATTGAAGGCGCATTGGCTTCTTAGCGGTTGGTTTTTTAGTGCTTGATAAACCCTTAAATTGTTTACTCCAGCATTGCTTGCAAAACTTCTGCTTACCTTCTCTCTTCCAGATTATTGTTACTTCATTGCAGCCGTCACATAACTTCTGCTTAGCTTGCATATTACCAAGTAAAACCGGTTAATGCTGATAGGCAGGCAACACCTGCACCTATCATAGTCCATACAACATCTTTCCAATCTGGCTTACCATCTAATGCATCATACATCTCTTTACCAATGGCAAAGAATAATGCTAACAGTAAACCATTTTGAGAACTTAATGTATAGTTACCAATCAAAAAGATAACAGCACCATATACAAAATGGTTAGCCTTATCACCTGGTATTACAAGAAATTCTACTACTCTTTGGAATAGGTTTTTACCTTCAAATATTGCCATCGTTTTCAGATATTGGAGCAGCGGTAGACTGCATTATGATTATTGAATCACCACCATAAGTAAGGGCAATATGACTGCCCTCACCTACGTGTGTAATGATATTCTCTTGCTTGGTTAGTTGCTTTAACATAACCTCTTCAGCCTCTGTTTCAGGCGTCAGTACCAATCTTGTGGTACCATTCATTATAAACGTTGTCTTCATTAGATCATCATTTTATTGAAGCAGCCTTTTACGTTATCATAAAGATCCAGGTCAACATCTTCTATAAGTTCTACAATAGGATGTAACTTTTCATGTATAGCGATTGCTAACTTATAGTGCTCAGTATCTTGTATAGTATCTATATCCTCATCAGATAGGTTTTGTGTAACCCGTATCTGACCAAAGTCTAGGATACTCATAACATCTTCAATGCTTTTATGCTCAAAGATATCTTCATAGGTATCAATCCACTTACGATTGCTGAAATAGATAAACAAGATTTGGCGGTTGTCTAGATCATTAAGATTCATACTGCTTCTTTTAGTTGGTAAAAATTACTTGGTAATATCTTCTCTTCAATCAACTTATTGACAATCTGTAACTTGGAAACACCAAGGTCCTTGAATTCAACAGTGCTAATATAAGTAGGATCAATATCACACGCAAACTTTTCTTTGTAGTCCTTGGCC